AGGAAACTATCTACTGTCTACAAAATCATTTACTTCCTAGGGCAGGCCATTCATCATCAAAAGTTCCTTTTTTCACGAGGGCGCCAGGTACGAAAGAAGGGGCATTAGGGTTAGGTACATACTTCGGCGTGGAAGACTTATCTCGAGTCCAGCAGTCCCGGTCAGCAGGTAGCCCGGTAACGGCACGAAGCTCGCCCTTCCGGGGACCCCATTGTTCTACTATGTATGTAACCGGTGTTAGACGTTCGAGGACAGTATCCCGGACTTTCCCTCCATCCATCTCTATGGATATATCTGGATCTTCTCCAAGAGGAACATTCATATTAATGTGAACAATTTTCACAGGGATAGACTTTCCTTCGAGAGAAGCGTACATAACTGTATCTCCTTTGGAGAATGGGATATCCTTCTGTGTCACGGGGGTATCTGGAACAACACTCGAATCTCCTTCTTCGAGCCAATCCTTTACCCTTTCAGAGGTAGTCTTCTTCTCCTCGACCTCCTCCCCCGAACAATTCCTGGATTCCCAAGTATACCAGCAGAACTCGCAATACCAGCTATCGCCCCAACCGCGTTTTCCACGGATGACGTGTTGCCCACAATCTCCACATTTGTTGAGATACTCCTTATCCTTAACCCATCTGAGATCTTTTTGCTCTTGAGTTTCGCCAAAGGATCTGGGGGGAACCTTAGACTTTGGTAGAGGGTGAGGATGCGGTTTAGGCCAGTTCTGTTCCTCCATCATCTTCTTGTTGAGTTCCCTCGCCTTAGCCTTGACAGCTGGAAGCCATCCAGGGAACTCGTCCATGGGCTTTCCAAAGTGCTCTTGGTATCTGTTAACGGCGTGACTACACACGGTGTTCACAACCGTATGTGGAATACACCCCTTACAGAACCAATGGTTCTCGTTGTCTAGTCCATTGAATTCGAGTCCATCCAAATGAACCTTCTTACATCCGTAACACACATTTCTCTTTGAAAAGACAACATTGCCCTTTACCCGTGGAGGCCGGAGGTATCCTTCTTCCACCTTCCTAGGACCACCCTTACGCATTCTTCCATGGGCATCTTTTGCCTCGTAGTTCTCTGAAGAAAGAGCCTCAACCTTGTAAAAGGTCTTGCCTTCCTTCTGAGAAATATCTACGATCCTGGCCTGCACGATCTTCTGATTTGTATCAGAGAACCAGGCACACCTTTCCCCTACCGAACGTGGGTCATTCTTCCAAGCCTTCTGATAGATGATCTCTGCCCAGGTCTCCATCCCTCGTGGGTCAAAATCATAGACCTTGTCCTTGAGAGCCTTCACCTTCCCTCCAATCTTGATCCTGTTGGATACGATCTCAGAAATGACTTCGTCAGCCATATCGCCTTCTCCATCAAAATCTAATTCTTCAAAACTATCTAGCTCTTCTCCTTTCAATTGATTGATGACTTCATCCATGTCTTCCGACTTTTCCCAATCAACCACCTTCATGATTGACTCTGGGCTTGCGCCAAAGCATTCTCCACACACACCAACCCCCTCCGGGAAGAAGGAAGATCCATATGTGTGGAAGGAGTCTTCCATACCGTCTCCCGACGGGACGTGGCGACTACAGCACATACATGTGAACGCATAGTCCATGTCGCGGTGTGTTCGCGGGTTTGAGTTCGCGGGTTTGAGTTCGCGGGTTTGAGTTCGCGGGTTTGAGTTCGCGGGTTTGAGTTCGCGGGTTTGAGTTTTACCCCAAGTCAAAAATCTCTTTTCAAATTTTCAAGAAATTAAAGGATAGGGAACACGAAGAGGCTCTTGGGAGGTCTTGAGAGGTCTTGGGAGGCCTTGAGAGGTCTTGGGAGGTCTTGACAGGTCTTGAGAGGTCTTGGGAGGTCTTGGGAGGTCTTGGGAGGTCTTGGGAGGTCTTGAGAGGTCCTTGGGAGGTCCTTGGGAGGCCTTGAGAGGTCCTTGAGAGGTCCTTGGGAGGCCTTGAGAGGTCTTTGGGTCTTGGGAGGTCTTGGGAGGTCTTGGGAGGTCTTGAGAGGTCCTTGGGAGGTCTTGAGAGGTCTTGGGAGGTCTTGAGAGATCTTGGGAGATCTTGGGAGGTCTTGGGGCGGTCGTAAATTAGCCACAATTTGTAAATTTGAAACTTGCCTTCCTTTAAATGGACAAAGAAAACTGTGATAAGGGTGAAGAAGAATCAACCGAAGTCATGTCTGGGAGAGATGTCCGCAAGGAGCTCCAAGAGGCGAAGGAGCTTCTGAGGAAGCTAAAGGCGGAGATGGAGGGGGGTGAGAAGACCCTTAGAGAGAAGCGCCAGAGGGCGGAGGAGCTCCAGAAGGAGGAGGAGAGGGTGGAAGAGCGCCAGAGGGTGGAGGATGCCTTGGTGTCCCGATGGAAGGAGGAGAGTCAAGCCCTGAAGGAAGATGCGAGGAACCAGTGCCTTGGCCAAGTATCTGAACCGATGTTGAAGCAAACGTTCATTGGAGTGCCGTATGTCACGGATAACGAGTTCTTGGCACGGGCAAATCTATTCTGGAATACCCACCCGAGCTTTACACTGGACCTCGATGACAGTGAAGGCATGAGCGAGGGGAAGCATATCTCTTTCAATGGGGAGTCAGATGGAATGAAAGAAGGAATCATCTGCGGCGGCACCGGCGGCAAACCGCCCAGCTACACCTTTGTCCAAGGGGATTATGTTGACTTCCTGGATGGGAAAGAGAAACCATCAACCATTTTCACAAAAATTGTGAATGAGTGGAAGTCAAACAAGTCTGAAATAGCTCTATTTAAGAAAGATGGGGTCAAGTTCTTTGAAGATCCGAAACCTTCCATCAAGAAGTTGATTCACCACGAGTCTTCCAAAGATTGGGGTGAGAAGATTGATCAGGTGATCTCAAGGCTCGAAGGAGCCAGTGCTGAAGGACTTATGCTCTGGGGAGAGTTTGGGGGCGTATGCCGCCTTAATTACACACATCTGGGCTATATCAAGGAACTCAAATCCGCATGGGCGAATTATCTCTCTGAGAAGAGTTCAAAAGGACTTAACTTCAATGCACGAGAATTTACCCCAGACGACCTTATGGTACTCTCTCCCGATGTTCCAGAAGGGGACTCCGCTGGCAAAATGGATGGTTGTGTCGTTGTCCAAGCATATTACGCCGGCCACTAAATACCTTATTTAACGATTAGAAATTAGTTTAGTATTTTTTTTACTATTTAAGAATTAATCTTATTCTATAATAAATGGAAGAAGCTTTTACTGAAATCTATAAAAAAAACCGTTGGGGAAATGGGAGTGGATCTGGATCAAATATGTCTCCAGATAATAAGAAGTATATTGAGATTTTAGAAGGTATTTTAAAAGACTACGGAATAAAGACAATATGTGATATAGGTTGTGGAGATTGGAGGTTTAGTCAATTTATTAACTTTAAAGGTTGTAAGTATTTAGGTATAGATTGTGTTAAATCTGTAATAGATGAGAATAAAAAAGAGCATACTAAAAAGAATATAAATTTTGAACATAAATCAGTTGAAGATAATTATATTCCAAGTGGTTATGACTTAATTATAATTAAAGATGTTATTCAACATTGGGAAGATGAAGATATTATTAAATATATGAATGAATTAATTAAAAATAATAAATATGTGTTCACCACAAACGGTTATAAGTTTATGAGGGATAAGAGTAAAAACGAACTTACAAAAAGGGATATTAATAATAATTATCGTTATTTTCCTGTTGATATTAATAAGTATCCATTAAATTCAATAGAAATGGATTGTCTAATGAAACATGAAAGGAGGGCTAAACAGATGTTATTATTAAAAAAATTAGAATCCGGCATTAATTAATTCATGTGCTTTCTTAACATATGTGTCTGCCATTACTTGAACATATGGATATTTAATAGTATCAAAATTAACATATGACCCTGCATCTTGATGTTCAATTTCATTTAAGAAGTAGTTTTCAGGGATATGTTTCTTATTTTCTAAGCAGCATGTAAAATCTGTCCTTACAAGGGCCGGTTTAATTTCAGTTGTACCTACTTTTATTTTAGGAATAGCATTAATAGCAGATTTACCAATTGATTTACATTCTTCTAGAACTTTCTTATTCCTAACAAGTTTTACATCATAATCTTCCCCTGGTTTAGAAGCACCCGGAGTATTAACACAATATGAGTATTCTCCATTAATCCAGTACATTTTTATTTCTCCATGTTTTTTGAAACCTGTAATTCTTTCTTGAATGAGGAATTTTTTATAGTCCTTTTTATTCTCCGTGAAATATTTATCTAAAAGTAATGGGTCTTTTAAACAATCTTTCAGATTAAACATTTCAACACCAACCGCTATTGTTCCGCCAACCGGTTTAATGATAAAATTATTCCAACCTTTCTTTTGAATAGATTGTAATATCTTTAGACTATTATATGTTGATACAGTTATAGTGGGTGTTATAGGGACTTTATTTTTATTTAATGTTTCAAGATACTTATCTTTACTCCATATAAATTCAAGGAAATCAATAGGAGGGAATATTTTAGATGAACTATTAGAGTAGATAGAGTGTAATTTTTTATATCCACCTTTTCCTGAGAATTTTCTAATATATGGTTCTCCTAGAATCTGATTAATACAATCATATCCTAGAATGAAATTAACATCATTTTTTTTGAGCCTTTCTAAAGATATCTCTCTAGGTAAGACAATATCTACTTTAATATCTGGATAAGACTGTTTGATAGTCATAGCAATAGCTACATCTGTGTGAAGTTCTTCGTTCTGGATATATTTTTTAGGTGTTACATCATATAAATTATCATCGTAATATATTTCATCATCTTTACCTACAATAAATCCGATTCTCATTATATATATATTACTTTATTTAAATTTTATAATTAAAGGTAAATTGTTCTGAAAAAGAATGAACTTCATTTTTAATAGTATTTAACTCTTCAGAGATGCTTTCATTTTGGAGTCCTGAAATGGATGAATCAAGGAGAAGATTTACTGTATCTTTAAATTCTACAAGTTTACATCCTCCCCCTTGAATTTTAATACCACATTCTATTGAACGGTGTATTAAATCAGCTAATGTAGAGCAATTTTCTTTTTTAAGTCCACGGGTTGTCATGGCGCATAAACCAATACGTATTCCACCGGGGGACATGGCACTTTTATCACCTATAATAGCATTCTTATTTACACTTATATCGAGTTTTTCTAAAATATATTCAACTTTACTACCTGTGATATTTTTATCCCTTAGATTAATAAGTAGTAAATGATTATCTGTTCCATCGGTTGATAATTTATAACCCAATGAAACCATTATTTCCCCCAATGTTTTTGCATTTTCCTTTACATTTATAATATATTCTTTAAATTCTGGTTCAGAAGCTTCCTTGAGGGCAACAGCAACTGCTGAAATAACATTATTATGTGGACCACCTTGAAGTGAAGGGAAAACAGCAAAATCTATTTTATCAGAAAGATTTTTTTTACTAAATATCATACCCGACCTTGGCCCTCTCAAACTCTTGTGAGTGGTGGTAGTTACAACATCTGAATATAAGAATGGATTATTTGCTTCACCCGTAGCTACAAGTCCTGCTATATGTGCCATATCGGTTAGTAAATATGCCCCGACTCCTTTTGCTATTTTAGAGAATTTTTCATAATCCCAATCTCTCGGATATGCTGATCCACCCGCTATGATACATTTAGGTTGGAATAATTTTGCTTTTTCTTCTAAACTATTATAATCTATAAGACCTGTTTCTTTATCAATGGAATATGGTAATGATTCAAAATATATACTTGTTGCTGATATTTTCTTTTGACTATTATAATAACCATGCGTTAAATGACCACCACTTGGCAAATCAAGTCCCATGATTCTATTATGTGGTTCAAGGAGAGCTGTATAAACAGCAAAGTTGGCCGGAGAACCTGAGTAAGGTTGTACATTTACATCCCATATTTCTGGATCTAAATTAAACAAATCAAGCGCCCTTTTTTTACAGAGAAGTTCCATTTCATCAATGTATTGATTACCACCATAATACCTTTTACCCGGTTGACCTTCACTATATTTATTAGTCATAATAGACCCTAATGCATCAAGTACATCTTGGGAAGTAAAATTCTCGCTAGCAATTAATTCAAGTCCATTTTTCTGCCTTAGATATTCTTTGTTAATAATCTCTTTTACTACTTGATCTTTCATTTTTATATTATCTATAATTTATTTCTTAAATAAGAAAGATATTTAAAATAATAAGGATATTTATTATAAATGAAACCTTCGGAAATAGTTAGTAAGCTTCATGGTGTATTTATATTTTATTTATTATTCGGTGGTATTTTTATAAGTCAACGGGAATTTTTAGTCTTTTTAATACCAACTCTTCAGTATCAATATTTAATAAATAACAATAAATGTTTATTAACACAAATACAAGAAAAATTAATAAATGATGAAACTAAAAAAGAAGATACAAGTGAAATTAAGATTCAGTCATTTATAACTAATCAAATGGAAAAATATAATATTAAGATTAAACCTGAAATAAGTGAAAAAGCATTACATACAATATTATATTGTTTATTTATGGGGAATTACTTTATGTTATAATTAATTGAATATATATTCAATACTCCCCACTGTGAACATGACATCATTAATATTATAATCTTGTTCTACTCCTTTAAAATACATGAAGATGTGGTAAACATAGAGAATAACAATGCTTACATGAAAAGTGAATTTTAGTGAGAGCCATATGAAATAAGAGATGATTTTAATATGTTCAATGACTTCTCTAGAAAGATTCATAAAACAGATCCAAAAGTAGATGATAGATGTGATATAAAACCCATACTTAATAGATTCTACGAGTGATTCAATATAGTTATTACTTTCTTTTCTATCTACATTTGGACAGAAACAGAGGGACGAATCCCCTTCTTGTAGACCACACGACATACTTTCTACAATTATATCTCGATACTCAACGATTTGATTCATTCCATTAATAATTATTTAAAATAAACCATCAAATTTTTATATTTAACTATATATATATATGGAAATTATCATACTACTCTTACTACTATTATTATTCTTGATGTATGTCTTTAGAGATAAAGAAGTTAAAACAGAGGTTTTAAATAACGTAGATGGACTTAATAAATTCGGTTATGACAAGGACATCGTTCACGAGTTCCCTGGATTTCTAAGTGATGAAGAGTGTGAATATATTATTAACCTTGGTCGTCCACGGGTGAGGAAGAGTAAAGTCATTTGTGAAGGTGGTGTCCATTGTAATAATAATAAATCGAGGACAAGTTCAAACGCATTTATAGGTGATGAAGAAGATCCTATTGTGAGTAATATATCCAAAAGAATATCTGATAAAGTTGGTATAGGGTTGAGTCATTTTGAGAATCTACAAGTTGTACACTATAAAGGGGGTGAACAATATAAACCACATTGGGATGCATGTGTGGGTGAGGGGAGGTGTGATGAATTTGTAAAGAATGGTGGGGATAGATATGCTACTTTCCTTTTATATTTAAACGATGATTTTGATGAAGGTGAAACTGAATTCCCAAGAAGGGGTATTAAAGTGAAGCCAGAAAAGGGAAAGGGTGTATTATTTTACAATTTAGATGATGATAACATAACATATAAAAAATCATCAATGCATGCTGGACTACCACCTACAAATGGTGAAAAATGGATGTGTAATAAATGGATCCGTGTTGGGAAATTTGATAATAATATGAATAAACATTAAGAATTATATTTTGGTCTATGGTAATCGCAATAACCATCAATAATTTTACCACCACTTTGATTTGGTTTACCCATTTGCTTACATCGTTTACCATTTTTCTTAATAAATGTACATCTATTTTTACTTTCTTTAGGTTTTTTAGTCTGTGATGTTTTTTTTTCTTGTTTTTTTTCATCTTTTACTTCTTTTTCTACTTCTTTTTCTTCTTCTTTTTCAATAATGAAGTTTTGTCCTCCATCTTCATTATAATCTATATGAGAATATTCTTGTTCAATAACACCATAGTCTTCTTTTACGTCCATATGATTTAATTATACTATAATATAAGTAATATAACCTTAATATTTAAATTTGATATTTTTATATTATTAACGTTAATAAACTAAAAAAAATGGATTCTTGGGGAGAAAGAATAACCCGTGAGAAGTATTATGAAAATAAATATTCTGGGTATAGAGGATTAGTTATGGGAAAGTCTCTAATAAATATAGATGAAGAGACAGCAACATATGAAAAAATGAAAGAAAATGAATTATCTATCATTAATTTTATAAACATACAAAGGGATAGAAAAAAGAATAGTTAATTATTTAAGATTAATTATAATGAATATGATAAATGAAGATTGGTGTCATCCGTTATCCTGGGACAAATTGTTTTAATGATATTATGAATAATAATATCCTTCAATCTATGGGAGATTGTATTGAATTATGGTATAAAGATTATGTTCCACCCAATTTTGAATTATTAATTTTACCGGGTGGTTTTGCTTTTGGAGATAGATATTATGAAGAAGCCACTGGTAGTTATACATATTCCCCCGGTAAGATGACAAAGGATGCTCCAATAACAAAGACAATCATAGAAGCCCATGAAAAAAACGTACCTATTATAGGAATATGTAATGGATTTCAAATACTGACAATATTGGGACTTTTACCTGGTAACTTCATTGAGAATAAATGTGGTAAATTTAATTCTAAATGTGTTGATCTAGAATATGATTTAGATGGTAAAAAAAAAGATACAAAAATGTATATAGCGAACTATCATGGGAACTATAATGTACAGAGTGAGGATATAAATGAAAAAAATATTTTTTTAAGATATAAGGGGTTTGATAATGGATCTACACTATCTATTGCGGGTATAATGAATGAAAAACAGAATGTTTTTGGAATGATGCCACACCCTGAAAGACCAGTGGATGGTTCATATAGTTCATTTTTCCCTCTTTTAAAATATATTTTAAAATTAGAGGGTGATATTTTTTATAAGGTGAATACATTATTAAAATCAGAACATATTTCATATTGTAGTACTAAGAAGTATTTGAGAGATTTATATTATGATGACTTATTGGAAAAAAACGGAGGCCATGTTATACAAGGGCCTGGTGAAAATGCGGGTATCGTGGATATTGGGGGTGGATATTGTATATCCCTTAGGATTGAGTCGCACAATCACCCTACATATAAAGACGCATATGAAGGAGCAGCTACTGGTGTTGGTGGAATAATCAGAGATATAATATGTATGGGGAGTAAGCCGATTGCTTTATTAGACTTCTTACGTTTTGGCATTGATAAAAATTCAGATAAATTATTAACAGAAGCAATTAAGGGGATTGGTTATTATGGTAATACAATCGGTATTCCTAATGTGGGTGGTTCATTATATAGAGGAGATATATATAATAAGAATCCTTTAGTAAATGTTGCATGTATAGGAATTATGAAAAGAGAAAATATAATATACGGTAATGCTCTAAATGAAGGTAGTTTATTAGTATTATGTGGAGCCAAGACTGGTAATGAGGGAGTTGATTCAGCTATTATGGCATCAAAACAATCAAATAATAATGAAGAAGAAAATATGCAAAAATCGGACGCATATTTAGAAAATCTATTAATGGATGCTTTCTATGAAATATCTGAAACAAAATTAGCAGAAGGATGTCAAGATTTAGGGGCGGGTGGTATATTATGCGCTACGACAGAAGTAATTAAAAGGGGTCGTGAAAAAACGAAGGCTGATTTAGGGTGTAATCTATTCCTTGATAGGGTATCTTTAAAATGTGAATTAGATGATTATAGTATATTGGCATCTGAGTCTCAGGAAAGGATGTTATTAGTTATAAAACCTGAAAATATTGAAACAATTAGTAATATTTTAAAGAAATGGGAACTTGAACATAATATTATTGGAGAAGTAACAATGACCGGACTCTATAATGTTTATAGAGATAAAAATATTGTATTGTCAGAACAATTTATTAATATGGAGGAAAAAGATAATGACCTTAAATTAAAATCAAGTATAAAGGAATACGAAATAAAGAAAATAAAAAATAATAAATTATGGGAATCATATGATTCAAGTATTGGTAGAAGAACTATAAAAGGACCTGATAAACCAGAACATTATAGCATACTTGATATACACGAAATAAATAAAGAATTAATAATTACATGGGCTGATAATGTTGAGGATTGTTATGGTAAGGCAAAAGAATTAAATAGCAATCCCCTTGGAATCGTGAACTGTCTTAATTTTGGAGACCCTAAAACATGTATTAAAGATTTTAAAGATTCAATTGAACATATGAATAAACAATGTCGGGTGTTAAAAGTTCCTGTATTGGGTGGTAATGTTTCAATGTACAACTCAACAGATAATAAAGATATACCCCCATCTATAGTTATAGTGATGATTTCTATAAGGTAATTATTTATGTTTTATATTACCTATATTACATTGTGGAATATGTTTATTATATTCTATATTGCTTGTGAATGTAGTATTACAGACAAAACATTTAAAATGAGGAATTAATTGCGAATGTATTTCTTCTTCTTCTTCTTTTAGTTTACAACACAAACAACCCATTATATTTATTATAATATATATATATTATGGATACAGATGATGAAAGTACGGATAATATTACTGATGAAATAATAGATATAGAAGAAACTGTAGATGAAACTGTAGATGATGAATCAACTTCTATAGCCGAATCTATTGATGAAATACTAGTTCAACGTGAGATATTTATTAATTTATTTAACGAACTACTAAATGAATGTAAGAGAACTAAAGAAAAATTGGATATGTATTATGTAAATTTACATCATTATTATTCGGCTGTTCAGACATCTGTAATAATTGTATCAACCGTATCTACATTTATTCAATCATTATTAATGGGTGAGCATGAAGATTTAGTTCCAACAATAACATTATGTATTTCAACTTATTCAAGTTTAATTCTATCTTTATCAAAGTTTTTTAAGTTAGATGAAAAGAAAGAACAAGTACATAATTTACGTGAACGGTTTGCTGAACTACATAATAAGATACGTTATAATATAGATGTTTTAAAGCCATGGGGTGAGAGTGAATATTATGATAATTTAACTGAAAAGAAAGATTCTTGGGATGTCCTTAATAAACAGGTTGAAAGTGAATACTTAAACATAATAGAACATAAAAAGTCACTTTTTATGGAATTTGAAAAGATAATAGATTCATTGACCGTGAGAAAATATACTAATAAATATCAAAAGAAAGAATTAAAATATAAAAATGATAATTTAAGGTTTATTTAGATAAGTATAAATGATGAAAATGATATAAATAATATTATAATAATCATTATGATGAGTACTATTTGTACTTTATTTTCTTTTAACAGTTCTTCTGTTTGTGTAGTTTCACTATTTGTGTTAGTGATTTCCGTACTAACTGTACAACAATCATCAACCGAACATGTTGATGATGAACATACCTTTGAAGTTGGATTTTCTATTAAATCATTTGGAGAATTTGAACAATCAAAATCAACAGGACAAACAACTGGTGCTATCATAGACCCTCCAATACTACATTCCATATTTTGAATTATTTCAGCATTATCATGTAAATTAATTCCATCCCTTGCACTAAGGGATTGAAACTGAGTACAAGCATATACATCACATGGTCTAGCACCTTCTGCTTGTATTGAACAATTCATATTCATTTCAATTGTAGAATCATCTCTGGCTGTAATACTCCCCGCCTCTAATGATTGGAGTTGCGCACATTGCCATATAGTTGCTGGATCATAATCATCATTCGTAGGGTCATAACATGGAAGGACAGCTCCATCAACACCTCTATTAATCATATTCCAATTCAATTCATTACCTTCATCTTTCTCATCCCCTGGTTTCTGTATTCTGAATGGATCTTTCTTCCACATTAGTGTCTGTGTCCCAGCACTACCAGGAATATCTATTAATTTATCAACAGTATGTTCTGTACTACATGCCCGTGTATCCGTATCATAATGGAATGATTTGCAAGTAGTATCTTCATTACATGAATTTTCACATTCTTCTAGGGTTGATAATATATTCATCTCCTGGATAGAATTTGCCGAAGTTTTCCTTGTATCTATTAAAGACATATCTCCATAATCAAAATCATCATAATTAACACCCATATAATTATATAAATGATGTGGTCCAAAATCAGGTTCAAAAAGGTCTAAACTATTTTGATAGCTATTATATTTTGATCTATTATATTTATGTATTAAATACCTTGTAAAATCTCTATTGTAGCTTAGAGCATTCAATAAATCTGAATCTCCAAAATTTGTTGAGTAATCTACCTCTGAAGTTGATCTGAGGTAATTCCAGAAATGTTTCATACGATGATACATATCTGGTATAACTGACCCACTATTTACTTCATCATGTCCGCCACTGTTTCTCTGTACTGATTCTACTCCACCACTATCTACCAACCTTTCCAGTGAAGGTCCTTTATTTACTACCCATCTATAGAAGTTTTCTTCTTCCCCTAATTTTGGGTTAAAATTAGGGTTAATATCCCCCTCATTAACACCCAATCCATCTTGAGATAATATTTTATCCATTGTAAGGTCTACTTTCAATCCATCTTCAAAATTAATATCTTTTCCATCATCTTCTTCTGATAAACGGTATAACCAATTTTTCTCTCCACCTTTATCGGTTATATCATAACCTGGAAAATGCCCGATACAAATATCTTTTATAAGGTTTTCTTTACCCGGGATCCTATTATTAAGTTCATTTGTAGTACTACCCGGTATTATTTTATCTTTCATTGGTGAAAGAATGGGTTTATACTCTAAACCACAATAACCTAAAGTTTGTGCTTCGGGAGTACATCCATAAAGATCTAATCTCCTATCTCCACCCCCATCCCCATCCTCTTGTTGATAAAACCCCCAAATATTTTTAACGCTCTCATCTTGACCACTTATAAAGCTTGGAAATAGCCATTTAAAAAGGTCATTCATCTCTTCATTATAATATGAACCATCTTTAAAAACAGCATAATGATTAATACCCCTATCAAATATAGATGTATCATTTCTACCTGTTAATTTATTTCCAGTTTCTTGATTTAAACCTATTAATTCAAAGAAATCTATTTCATCGTGTCCCCGTTTATTTTGTCTATCATTATATGTTTCAGAAGGACCACACATACCAATATCATAGTAGCAGAATGGGTTATCTTGATTACTACTACAATCGCTATTTGAAGAGCATGGAGTACTTGATTCATCTATTTGTTCTCTGTCTAATAACATTGATTCTGAATTAACCCATTCCCAATCGCTCGAAGCAGTTCCTGATGGCCCACATTTTCCACCCTCAATTTCAGTATAACAGTATCTATTTTGACCCGAAGTACAATCATCATTTGAAGTACATGGGCTATTGTAATCATATTTTAATTGGTATTCTGTTTTACCTCTTTTTAGACCCATAAAAACATCTTCGCAATAATTATCAATCATATTGATACATTGATCATCTTCTGTTATAACAGAAGCATCTCCCCCTTCACCACCTACATTTCCACAAAAATCTAAACATAGATTTGAACGATAATATTGAGGATCAATTGGATTAATACAATATTTACCATAACCTTCTTTATTTGATAATATAACATCTGTTAGGGCATTACCAGTGTTAATTAAATCTGATAGATTTTCAGATCCAGGGGGGGATCCGGCTGAATCACCTGGAACATTTATACTTTTATCAAACCAGTCTTCGGGCATTTTAATACCTGGTGGTGCAAGTCTAGAAGACCCTTCTGGCCCCCCACCCATAGCATGTTGTTCACTTATTGGTAATCTTTCACAATATTTATTACCTCCTCCATCACTACTTCTGTGGGGGATAGGGCATATATCATTATTTATGAAACTCAAACACTTTTCAGAAATTTCAGAAAATGCCGGATATGCATTTCCTTTATCTTTTTGACTATCTAACCGTGATGATGAATTAATATTCCAGTTATATACCGCCGGAGAAGCCGCACTACTTATACCCGAAATTTCGGGTTCTTCATATACAATAGCATCACATTTAAAATAATCTTCATGACAATATTGTTTCTTAGCTATATTATCCCAATTTGTAAACCAATTTTGTGTTTTAATAAAGTCTATAAATGAAACGTTTCTTATCCACGTACCACCATTAACAGTACATTCAGTAATAGTATCTCCGTCCGCACCGGAACACTCCCCATTTACCGGGTCTATATTCCTTTCTCTAGGCCATGTATTTTCTTCAGAAATAAAATCTCCACCTGGATAAATATTAGCACCACCTCTTTTTTGTTTATATTCTGGATATAAAGTATCACTTGCCTCTGTATAATATTTACTTAAATTTTGTTCTATATCTGTACCAGCAAGAGCGGGTGTATTATCCTGCCATGGAGCTGTAGTACTATATGTCCCCATAAAATGTTCATCATCAGATGTAGTATAATTACCTTCAAGGTAATCAAATGCCATTTTAATATATTTAGCTTGTTTTTCACTAAATAGTTTTAATCCAGGAAACCTTGTTCTCCCAGGAATACTATCATCCTTTACACCATAATACCCCTCTTCTATTCCATTTTTAATTGTTTGCTTATTACCACTTAGAGGTAGTCCTGGTTCTGTTATAAAACTTTGTCCCACTCTTTTACAACCGTGTCCATAATCTTCACAATCTCCATCTGACATATACTCAGCATCGTCGTCACCCGTATGCCAGCTGGAGAGAGAAGAACTTGGTTGAACACGACCACCCTTTGCTAATTTAGATACATCAAAATAAAACCCACCAGTCACCAACTCGTCGGTTGATGATCTATTATGGGATGAGCCATCGCAATCTGGGTCTCCATCACTACATTTTTGTTCATCTAATGTTTTTTTCCCATCGGTCCCGTCTGATTTTATAATCCTATCAAAAATCGGACTAAATCCACAAAATAAAGTTGAGAATAGTTTCCAATCTAATTTACCATAACAACATAATAGCTTATGGTATTTTATCATTAGTTCTTCAAGCATGTCATCATCAAGGTATAGTGGAATCGCTTTATATTCTGTGGTTGTCTCACCAGTCCCATCTGGTCCATAAGAGCCACTATTATAGACGGTCCTTTTCCTTCTAACATATAATAAATTATCATTTTCATCCCTTATAGGGAGATTAGAAAAATCAGGTAATAACTTTGTAGTATTGTCCATACTATTATCTTGAAAATGATGTAGTCCTGGATAAGAAAGGACTTTACTATAACTACAACCATTGATTGCTATACCTAAAGATCCATTCGCGACACATCCTGCTTCTTGACAATCCCTTAACTTCAATGTTTTATCTGGCTTTTTCAATATAGTAGATGGAAGGTCATTTATTAGTTCATTACCTCTATAGCTAGAAGAACATTGATCGTACGCCATCTGAGCGCGCTCATCTTCGGGGTGTCCCGCGCCAAGCATCCATGAACCACCAGAAGTACTAGTCCAAACATCAACATTACATTCTAAATAATCTTCAAAACTGGGTTCCGATGTTGAAATATCAGTACCCCACCTCCACGTAGACCTTCTGTCATATATATGTGACTCATAAACGACATCATCATCTGTTGATTTGTGTATTTGGCAAAAGTCGCGTCTCTCACCGGGTACAGCCCCACTATCTACATCAGTATGTGCTTCACCTGTAGTTGTTAATCCATCTCTATTTATACCCCAACCTTTCCCTTTTAGTTCAATATCAAAATCAAATTCAATATCTGATTCATCATATCGAGATAAATCTTGCGCAAGTTCAAGTACAATTAATAATGGATTCCAATCACGATATACATATTTCCTTGGACTATTTTCTCCGTAACCGAACTTAGAATCTATTGGGACACCATTAATAGGGTCAGTTTTAAAATAGTTATCTTTTGTTTTAAAACATTTAGGTGTTATTTTATCTATACCATGGGCCATGTCCGGTCTGTTTGCACGCGTATAATCTCCAAGGGTATCTGGATTAAGCAAATGGTATCCCTGATCATATAGACCCCACGATCCAAAAGATTCATCATAATCATCGCTAATCATATGTTTATATTGATTACCATAATGTTCCCCGCAACCGCCTTTACTCCATTCAGAGCATGGATAAGTTTTGGAGAGACCAGCCTCATCCCCCAAAATTCCCTGAGAAAAATCAGTAGCTCCTTGTAACCAGCTAGTACTTCTAGCACAGCTGTCTGAGTCATCATATTCTTCCGCACTACAATGATTCATATGTTGATTTTCTTCTTTACATTCAATGATACTACTTCCATGGCCTTCTTCTTCCACGTTATCCCACCAATTACCACAGGGCGTAGTATCAAACTTACTTTGAGAAATATGAGCCGGATGACCCGGAGGTGATATATCTTGTTCTTCTTCTATAGTTATTTGTGTTGGAGATGACCAAGAATCTAAACAAACACCTGGATAATCCCCAGTTACATCCCATAAACCGTGTGAACCGGCGATCATTTCACCCGCTTCAAGGCGAGAACCATCATGAAACCATCCACTCCAATCTGTATTCCAATATGGATTAGAACTATGTGTTCCAGCACCCATTGACATCCCGGAATTGTTTTTTGCAAGAATACTGGAATCACACGCATCCATATGTGTTGAATGAAGGCCAATAACAGGACCCGTTTTTGAATTACCATATGGATTATATGATTTATTTTCATATCCATAATCAACAACTGGTTGACCATATAATTCAATTTCAGTGTTGTGGAGCAGCGAACCGGGGGACCATAAACTGTCCCATGTAATTCCTTCACGCCCGTGAGGTCCCCCCATCCATACACACAGGCCATCTCCGGGGTCGGCATCTCCCCAAAAATCATTCCACCAGCCCCACGAATCCGACCGGGGCGCTTGCCCCAAACACCGAGCACGTTCTTCAGCAGAAGCTTCATGTGATATACCTACATTTCTCCAAGGATAATGTATTCTACTATAACATTCTTCATAATCTGAGGGAGTTGGTGCGATTATGTTGCCATCCCTCTCGATCGTGTCGGGAGCAGTACAATAACTATATCTTCCATGATTCCACCTATCTTTAAGGCCACCCCCACCCCCATGAAATATACCAAGACCTTCTCTATATTCGTCAATTCTATTTGATGGCCACCATGGAGTGTGTTGTGAGCCTTCTGAAGCATGCCCCAATGTTATAGCATCCTGTACGGGTCCACTACTCCAACGAGAAGAAATTCCTTCATAAATAAATCCAATGGGTATTTCTTCTCTCGGTATATATTCGCAAATAGAACGTTGTGGTGAATCGTGAGATGGACCAGATTCACATTTTACACGGTCGAGATCCTGCATATTCGCATCAGCGCGTTCATTACCCTTAAAATCTAAAATTACCCCTTGACAAATCTCGGGCTCACCAGCCATCCATGGCCTCTTAGCGACACATTTTTCTAAAGTGTAACTAGGTCCCTTCTGCTCATCCCAATTAACATGGTTTAATCCACCATCTTTATATCTAATAGAATGATTACCACCTATAACGACAGAACAATCTGGATTACCACAATTTTCTCTAATATCAAGCATCCTTGGATGTTCTTCAGACTGTCCTGCAATTTCACCGGTTTGTGGTTGAACCTGTCTTCCATTTTCGTGCCCTAGATCCCAATATATTTGTGCGTTATTTTCTGAAAAACTACTGTGTGGAACGACACCAAATCGGATATTATCATGGAATTGGCTCCCTTTAGATGCCTTGCGGATACCTTTATTTTTTTCAATAGGGTGTTCGTGCCCACTATCACCTCTAGACCACCAACTATCCTCATCACTACTATCACTCCACTTATAACCTTCAGGACATATACCTTCAGAAAGTCCAAATTCACTAGAAGTACAATTAGAAGTATCCCCGGAAGCCCAATCACTCCATGAACACCCTGCATTCCCATCCCATGGTTGAGTCTTCCTCCAGTCTCCGTCAGTAGCATTACAGCCAGATTCAGCTGTACATGGATGAGAAGATGAACCAAATACAAATACTTTGCCCTCTGGTAATACTTGACTTGAGCGTTTTGATTCTGACCCTAATTCACCACTATTGGAATAATTAGGAATACTTTTTTTAGGATCAACTCCACCAATTATAGTTGAATCTCGCCATACTTTATAGTTAGGTAAATCACAATCACTATTGCTTTCACCCCATAATGTTTGACCTTCTTTCTGATATACCATACAACCATCAGCTTTATTTCTTTCTGGATTATCATATTCCCATGGAGATGTTCTATTATATGTTTCATCTATACTTTCTTGACTAGAAGGACATGTCCTTGATTGGTAAACAACTGTTTCAACCATCAATATATATAATATATATATAATATAAAATATTTTCGTATTATAAATACCTTGAATCTCCACATGGTTCTATAATTAATTTAGGCCATCCACCCATATCACCAAACTCCCCTTTCCCTCTAAAATCTACATAATCTGATAAGAACTCCTCGTATTCAGTTAATTTTAAATACTTAATCTTCATGTTTAAAGGGGCTTCTTTAAAATTAATAATAACTCCTTCTTCATTTAATATTTCACTAAATAAATATTCTTCCTCCCCCAATACCCTTATTTGAGATAGTAATATACCGCGTTCATAACTGTGTCTCCTATTATTTGAAAAAGATAAACATCCATGTTTTTCTAACTTCCTCAATATCTCCAAATCACTTTTATTATACTGTTTAATAACCCATTCCGTTCCATAATTTATAGGAATACAATTATTAATTATTATTTGAGATTTTTTATCATTATATTCACTATCAAGACATCTAGATTGTATTAAATTAGTATGGTATTTTAAATTATCTGATAATAAATATTGATATATTTTAATTATCATTTCCCTTGGAATATTTTTTTGTGAAGATAATTGGAACAATACACGTAAAATTAGAATATTCATTCTAAAAAATATATAATATATATTATAAAATGTCTATAAATATTGTAGATAGTTCATTTGATCTACTTAGAACATACGAGAATACATTAAGTGGTGGTGCATGTTTTGGTAATATGTGCGGTTCAAAACAGAATAAAGAAACTAAAAGGCCACCCCCTAGAGAAGAGACAATAAGTATGGATATGATTGAATTAGATGAACCATTTGAGGAAGTAGAACCAGAAAGGAATACATTAGAAAGAGCATTACAGGGTGTCCATGAAAGATTAACCGGTCTTATGGAATTATCAGAAGGGGATAAAAAGAAGGAGAGAAATTATAACATCCAGGTTACATTCTTAAATATGTTAAAAGATACTTTAACAATCCTTAATGAAAGTGGAATAGATGATATAGATACATTTAAAAATCAAATTGATAAAGTAGAAAAAGCCATACCCATTGTTATAAGAATGAAAAATAATCTTGAAAAAATAGCAAGAGAAAAAGAAGATAATTTATCAGACAATGTAAAAATGATAATGGAAGAAAAATATGAATTAGTTACAGAAACACTTGATAACTTAGAAACTCAAAAAGAATCTCTGAAAAATAAATGTGGTATTCCATGTTCAGATGATAATTTTGATGAATCTGCGTTAGAAGAAGAATATAATTCTTTAGTGGGAGGAAAAAGATCTATAAAAAAGAATCCCCTTTCTGGTGGTTTAGATACGGGTGATTTTAAAGAAGTTGGTAAACAGTTATTATATCAACCCCTAAAAATAGGAGAAGAAGGATTAAAAGTTGGTCAGGAAGGTCTAAAAGTTGGTCAGGAAGGTCTAAAAGTTGGCCAGGAAGGTCTAAAAGTTGGCCAGGAAGGTCTAAAATTTACAGGACAAACATTTGGAACAGCAGGTAATATTCTAGAAGAAGCCGGTCAAGGGACTGGTAAAATGTTTGGTGCTATAACAACAGCTGCCTCTGCCCCTATTAACCGTTTTGGAAAATGGCAAGAACGTGTAACAGAAAGAAATAATATGAAAGAAGAAGCCGGAAGAGAATGGAATGAAAAAATTGCAGAACTATCGGCAAAAAAGAAATATATGAAAAAATTAGATAGATATGAAGAATCAATTAGGAAAAGAGAAAAAAAGAAAATGAAGAGGGAACAAAAGGAAATGGCTAGAGAACAAAAGAAAATAGCAAGAGAACAAAAGAAAATGGCAAGAGAACAAAAGAAAATGGCAAAGAATCAGACTATGGATGATTCTGTTATTACGGCCTATCCAGTTGACGATGAAACCGAAGAATATCCAGAAGATATAGAAGATACACTTGAAACATATAATGAAAAAACAAATATGTCCGGTGGTATGAAAAAGAAGCGGTCTACAAGAAAGAAGCGGTCTACAAGAAAGAAACAGTCTATAAGAAAGAAAAAGAAAACAACAAGGAAAACGAAAAGAAAGAAGAGAACAAAAAGAAAGACAAAGAAATAGTATTTAAATTTGAAATTAAATACTCTAGTTATTAGCATAATATAATGGCGGTTGTCATAAATGTTTCTCCAAAGAATATACCAACGGCACCAATTCCTAAATTTGGTTCTAAGGAATGGGATAAAATGGTAAAAGAAAATAGAGAGAAAAGGGAAAAAGAATGTTGTGAAACATTTAAATGCTGGTGCTATGTCTCTATCTGTTGTGTAGTATTTATTTATCTTATAGTATTAATTATTACAATTGTTAATAAAGGTTTTCTTTAATGGGTGGAGCCTTATATTTAAGACCATATTTAATTATATATTTTCTTTTTTTTTTATTATAATCATCATTATACAAAGATAGACACGACTTATATATGAAGAAAAACCATCTTTCATAGATAAGGACTTTCCATATATTATTTGTTCCGATGAGTAAATTAATAAAAAAATAGGTAATCGGTGTCCTTATAAATAAGAGAGCACGTAGTTGTTTATATTTAATATAATTCCTTAAACATCCAAAGAATGGGGTAACTAGATATAAATATATCATGATAAATAATATTTAAGAATATATTTTTAAATAATAATAAATGGGACGTAATATTTATAGAGAAATTAATCAGAAAGATAAAGTCAAAACCGCCTGGACGATTTCTAAAAAATATACTGATATCTTAATGGATCATGAAAAAAATGATGAACATTTAAATATGTGCTTTGATCTACATTATCAATTTATGCATGAATTAAAAAATAAGAATATAGATATTTCTAAAAAAAAGAATTATATTCAATGTTGGGATACACTCTTAAATACACTTCTAAAGAATCCAAAATTGAATGTTCAAAGGGGAGCCCTTAAACTACTACATCAAACAAACACACAGAGATCCTATGTAGTTTAGTTATTTAAAAGAATAATAATAATAATAAAAATAATAAAATGATGAGACAAACAGCCGTAGATATGGAAAACTCTGAATATCTATTAGACGCGAATAATACACTTACTCGAAAATGTAAGCCATATTATCTATGTTGCTTATTAATTAGTCATGCTATTGTCTATGGACTTGGGTTTTATAGTGGATATTTATATAGTGAAAATAGAGATGGATCTAATTAAGTTTCTCCCTCTCCCGCATTTTCTAAAAGACCTTTACATGCTCTTTTTAGCAAATTAATATCTTCACACATTTTTTCATTTTCTTTTTCAAGAATCAATATTCTCTTTCTAAGTACATTGAATTCAGATTCTGTTTTTTCTAATTCAATAGTCGTTTTAAAACCGAAGAATTTATTTGTATTTTCGAGTTCTATCATTATTTTATCATTATTCTTTTGAATAATAGACCACTTAAACATGTTTTCTGTATTTCCTTCAAATGTATCCTTAAGTATTCTATAGAACATACAAAAATCATCTTGAAAGAATACTTTATTTTTTTCCCAAAAATAATCACTTGAATGTATCCTTGTGTTATATTTTTCATCTCCTATTACATAATTCAAGAAGACATTTCCATCAACCTTATTACATGTAATAGATTCTGTTTGAACTTGTTTGGCTTCAACAACCATTGATGTATTGAGGCTCGAAGTAAGGTTTTCATCGCTGAGACGTTGACCGACGCGACCACGCTCTGCGGAGGCGTGCCCTCGCGGGGCGGAGGGTTGCTCGTTAGAAAGGTTATTTGTAAGAAAGTGGAACGCACCCATTCCTGGAATATATCCTTCGGAAGGTGGTGCTGGTGCTGGGGAGGGTAGATGATTTCCATCCATATTATTAATTGTTAAGTTAATAATTCCACCCTCTGGAAAATTAGTTTGCATTGTATTTACTTAGATACATCAAAATTATACAATCAATCTACCTGAGGGATTATCTCCAACTGTATTTGAGGGAGTCCATTTCGGCATCCATTGATAAGGGATAATATCTTCACATCCAGAATAATGTTTAATAAACAGGGTTTTATAAAGGTCTTTTTCAGATAACTGAAACTTACTTTGAGCATATTCATCAATTATCATATACCATGGTTTATCAAATGATGATACACCATCAGAAAATCCATCTTTCCTTCTCCATACGATTTCTTCTGGTAAATCATTTTCAAATGCTTTTCTAAGTAGATATTTTTCCATACCATCTCTAACTACTTTTTTTGATGGATCAATACCCATATAATATTCTAAGAACGATTTATCAAAGAATGGAACCCTTAATTCTAATCCAGCCCCAGCTGTTGTTTTATCTCCTCTAAGTACATCAAACATTCTAACATCCCTTAAGAGCCTAATACATTCCTCTTGAAATTGATTTGGATTTGGGGCATTATGAAAATATAAATATGAACCAGATGCTTCATCACTACCTTCCCCACTAAAGATTACTTTTATATCGGTATTGTCTCTAATATATTTGGATAATAAAAACATTGGAACAGATGCCCTTATTGTTGTTGTATCTATAGATTCTATTTGATAAATTGTATCTTCAATAGCAGATAACATTTCTTCTTCAGATACTTCTACATTAGTATGATTTGTTTTAAGATAGTCTGCAACTTTTTGAGCGGCTAATAAATCAGGAGAACCTTTTAATCCAATCGCAAAGGTATTTACATTTTCACCACCAACTAATTTTGCGACAATAGATGTAATAATACTGCTATCCAATCCACCAGATAATAAACAGCCAAATGGTCTATCTGTAATTAATCTTTTCTTTACAGATTCTTCTAATTTATTTTTAATATTATCTGTAATTTTGTTTTCCTCAACATCTTCAATTAAAGGATATTCAAATGTATAATATGAATAAGTATGTAGTTGTTTTGTCTTTATAAAATAATATGTGTAAGAACCTGGTGGATAAAATTTTATATTTTGATTAAGATTATACAAAGATTTCATTTCTGAAGCAACTCCTAATTCATTTGTTTCTTCATTAAAGAACCAATACAATTGTCTAACGCCAAGGGGGTCATGGCCAATAATGAATACTTCTTTTAGACTATCATAGATGATGAATGAAAACACACCATCTAATTCCCTTATAAGGCTTTCTAAAGGCATAATAGAATAAAGATGAATTATTATTTCACAATCGCTACCTGTAAGAAGGGTAAAGTTATATTTTTCTGCTAATTCTTTATAATTATAAATTTCACCATTACATAATAGTGTTATATGAGTATGTATATTTAACCTCATCGGTTGATTACTTTTTTCATTTAATCCATTAATTGCTAAACGGTGAAATTGAAGGAACATAGTATTATTTTGTGAATGAATTATTAAATCCTTTGTTGAGTCTGGACCCCTATGACTACATTTATCTCCATATTGTTTAAGGAGTTCAATATTACAGTTTTCCTTATTAGATATATATCCGAATATTCCACACATTTTAGTATTCATTTTAAAATGTTCTTAAATATATTTTTTTTTTTCTAAGTATAAAGTATAAAAACAATGGGAGGAGGATTAATGCAACTTGTAGCTTATGGAGCTCAGGATATTTACCTTACGGGTAACCCACAGATCACTTTCTTTAAGGTTGTCTACCGCAGACACACCAACTTCTCGATGGAGACTATTCAGCAGACTATTTCTGGAAGCTCCACCGGAACTTCTGGCAGTGGAACAGTAACCATATCCAGAAACGGAGACTTAATTAACAGAATGTATGTTAATGCCGCTACTGGACTCTGTACCAAGGGTTCAGATATTGTTAGTGAAGCAGAGTTAGAAATCGGTGGCCAGTTAATTGACAGACATTGGAAAGAATGGAACAACATCTGGAATGAACTTTCAACTCCAGAATCAAAAGCTCTTGGCCTTAAAGCTATGCAGTGTGATGTTGGAACTCAAGGAACATCTGGTGTAACAACTATTCAGATCCCACTTAACTTTTGGTTTTGCCGTAATCCGGGTCTTGCCCTTCCTTTAATCGCCCTTCAGTACCATGAAGTTAAGGTTAAGTTTACTTGGGGTGGATCTAGCAATGGAGGTGCCAGCGTCCTTGTTGACTACATCTACCTTGATACCGATGAGAGACGTAGATTTGCCCAGGTTTCCCACGAATATTTGATTGAACAGATCCAGAAGGTATCTGCGACGGCACAAACAACCACCAAATTGAACTTCAACCACCCAGTTAAAGAATTGATCTGGACGGGCAGCGGCTACGGAAAAGCCCACCTCAAGCTTAACGGACACGACCGCTTTATGAAGTTAGAGGAAGAGTACTTCCAGCTCAGACAGCCATTTGACCACCACACTGCTGTACCCAAGCAGAATTTACCAACTGCTGCTCAACTTACCACTTTAGACAGACAGACAAAGTTAGTCGGAATTACTGGTGCATCAGCAGATTCTCTCTCAGCAGAATTAACATCAGCTGAGCCGGCCGATGCGGGTGCAGGCGCAAGCACATTTACTTATGACAAAGACGACTTAAAATTTGCGATCCGCGGCGCTGGAACAGCAGTCCTTGCCAATTCCGGAATATCATTGGGAGATCAACTAGCAATAGTCGTAACTGCTGCGGGTGCGAACGGTTGCTTCTTGGCGGCATCAAAAGGGAAAACATTTTTCGCAACCATCACGGGAGCGGTAGCGCAGGGAGACGGAACTAACGGCGCTGCTTCTGCTGGCCTTGTAATGACTATCACAAGGCCAGTAAGTACAGATTTGGGTACTGTTGTTAACTTTGAAGCGGTTGATAGTCAGAATGGCACTGACAAAATAAGAGTATATAAGGTTACAAACGGCAACTCATCTCAGGCCCGCACTTCCCAGATGACCGACAAGATTAACGTCTACTCATTTGGCCTCAAACCAGAGGAACACCAGCCATCTGGAACGTGTAACTTCTCCCGTATTGATACTGCTCAGCTAATTACGGACACGGCTTTAACTGGAAATGTATATGCTGTGAACTACAACGTCCTAAGAATCATGTCTGGTATGGGAGGCCTCGCCTACTCCAACTAAATGATTTAACATTTAGAGTAATCCTTTTTTAAAGAATAATTTATAATAATTAAAGTATGTTTTTTAAGAGAATAATTTATAATAGTTATTATAAATTATGTTCTGTGACTATTCAGAAATATTTGGTAAACTTAATGAAGGTGTTCATTCCTATAGATTATTTAATGTAGCTATAGTAGATGTAGTATTTACATTCATAGGAGCATATATCCTAAATAAATATATATTTACCGAATATGAATATTATAAAGTATTGATTGGATTATTTTTATTAGGGATAATATTACATCGTATGTTTTGTGTGAGGACTACAATTAATCGGTTTATATTCAATTAATTTTGTAGTATATATATATTATTACAATGTCAAAATGTACATCCTATGATAAAATCACTTTTAAAAATGGTATATTAGATAGTATAGTTGATGCAGTATATGTTATCTTATTAAAAGGTTCAAAAAGGACTGAGAAGGTATATAAACAGATAAATGAATTTAAGTTATCTAAAAATAATTTTATTCAAATAAATGAAAATTTTAAAGATTGTCATATAGAAGATTTATGTAGCCAGACTACATATCATCATATTGCTTACAATACGATAAACGTACTAAAACACGCAAATGAAAATAATTTTAAGAATATTTTAGTATTTGAAGATGATTTTATCCTTGATGAAGAAATAAAAGATGAACATGTGATTCATAGTATAGATAATTTCATTAGTAATAATGACTTTAATTTATACTTCATAGGATGTATACCATATGTAATATGGCCTTCATTATCCACAGAACATGTCAAAGTTATTCTTGGGGGAACAAATCACTCTGTAATATACTCCAAGGAAGCAAGAGATAAAATTATTAATATATTTGATGAAGATAAATGTTATTCCAGTCTATTTGGATTTTATCATATAGATATGATATACCATACGATATTAAGAAATAATTATATGTACTACAAACCATTATGTTATCAACCATTAATAATGACAGAAAATAGAAAAGATTGGACACTTCCAATAATAGATTATATTATAGAATTATATGAACTTGATAAAGATCCAAAGAAAGGATTTAATAATGTTTATAAGACAGCTTATATCTTATATGTGTCTCTATTAATGGTTATTATATCGGTTACATGTATTATTATCTACAAGAATAAAAAAAAATAAATTATATATTTGAAATTCCAAAATGATTATGGACAATTTCAATTTCATCTTTTTTAAACTTATTACCCCAATTACACAGCCAATTATCTTTGATAGTATTATCATCAAAGATACAATGGTTAATTATTTTAATATTTTGATGTCCATGTGAAATATGAAGAATATCTCTATCATCCAACCATATACTATAACCTCTATGTACTCCTCCATCTACATTAAATTTAGATCCATTTTTATTTATAACCTTAATATATTGGTTATTCCTCCATGGCGCTCCAAATGAATATGTATTGTTAAATTTATCTGTTATTTCACCATCTTCGTCACTCCATATTATTTTCTTTATAACATTACTATAATTACTATAATTACTATTATCACCACCATTTAAAACTTTTAAAGGAGCTATTTGACCCGTATCCCCTTGGGAAGGCGTGTGACTTTCCAATGATAAAAGGATATTTTTAAACCCTTGAAATATATTAACTACTTCTTGTTTTGTTTTCCCTTCTGTATCGTATTGTTTACGTAAATAAAAATTTCCATATGGATCCCAATTTAATGTACTATAGTATTCTTTTAAAATATGTTTTTTTAGATGGTCTTCACGAGGTTGGGAGGGTGTTGTAATCATTGCTATTTTCCCACTTCCAATATTATGGTTTTCTATAATAAAAATTAATACCTTATCAATAAAAATAGAAAAATATGAAATATCACCACTCCCGTTTTTATTGATCTTAATTATATTGTCGGTGAATACTAGATAAATTAATTCAATAAGTTGTTTCACACGAATATCTGGATCTTCTGATAGACGTTCTTCAATACTAATTGGATGATTGTCAATTATTTCAACGGGGGGGTTTTCATTCCAAATTGTTCCATCCATTAAATTGAATGCTTCCTTTATATCTGACAATTCCCCTCTAAAAAATTCTCTTCTTGGATGAACTCTACTCATAAATTTTTCCATTAACCGGTGAAGTGTTTTTTCTTTATCTTTTGGGTTATTAACTTTTTTTGCGAATTCTATCTTATAAGATGGTATTTTCCATGTATCAGAGCTATTTGCTTCTTTTAATCTATCTAACGGTGAACGCATTGTAACACCAACCTTATAAATACCGGGCATGATATCTAAATTGGAAATACAATAGATATATCCTTCTTCCGTATCCATTTATATAATAAAATCAAATAGTTCTTAAATAAAATAAGTGATATTAATATATATATATGATAGATTATGAAGAATATATTATTGGCCATATTACGGATGGTAAATTAGAAATAGTTTCTAAAACCCCGGATCGTTTTGGAAATAAAGATTTTTTAATAGAAAGTTTTGCAAAATCTGAAATATTAAAAATATATGATAACCTTATTGAAATCCCGTTAACATTCGGATGTGAGGTTCGCGTAGATAAAAATGATACGGTATGGGCTGTATTTTATTTAATGGAAAAAGGAAAAAGTTTTCTTGATTCATTTGCTAATATTGAAATAATTATTGATGAAGAAGAATTAACTATAAAATGGGTCGGTGTTAAAGACGATGATAGACTTAGAAGAAAAGGTATTGCGAAATTTTTAATTTATACGGCTTTAAATTATTCTAAAATAATATTTCCCTTAGTAACTAAAGCGAGATTAGATGATGATAGCGATTATAGTGCTTCAGGAACAATGGAACCTGAAGAAAGAGAATTAAATCTATCTCTAAATTTATATCATAAGCTTGGATTTAGATATGAAAACGAAGATGAAGATCCCCCATGGGAACCTGAAATGGAAGGAGACATAGATACTATATTATCTGGAGAAGCATCATTTATACAAAGTAAGGTTAAGAGGCAGATAGATGAAGAAAAAAGTGAACGTCCTAAAAAAAGAGTAAGAAGGGGAGGTAATAAAAAAAGGACGAAGCGCAAAACAAAACGTAAGACAAAACGTAAGGCAAAATCAATAAGTAAGGTACGGCTATTTAACAAATATAGTAAGAATAAAAAATACCTTACTAAATCCGAATGTATTCAATTAATTAAGAATGAATATAAACTTAATTATAGTGATAATATAATCGTTTCATTTATGAATACTTGGGGTAAAAAAATAAATGGTAATTATGTGATTATGAAAGAAACATTTCCTAAATTATTTAAGCCACCAGATGGTTTTTTAAGAGACCATAGATAATTCTTAATCACAGAAACGTGCGAGCCTTACCTTTCTCATTTCTTCAATAGATACTTCTTTAAACTGCACTGCTTCTTCTTTTACATGTTCACTCGCTATGTCAACTTTTAGAGATTCTTGATATTCTTCATTTTGCTTTTTGATAATTTCCCTCTCTGCGTTTGCCTTCTGTGTTTCCAGTTCTTTCATAATAATAAGCTGTAGTTGTTGTTCTTCATAAGTGAGTTCTTCACTTTCATCCATATCGGTTACTTTAACCGGCTTGGGGGATTCCATTATAGGTTTTTATAATAAGTAGAAATGGTTGTTTCAAATTTATTAATTAGAGTAAAGAATTAGTTGCTAATAGATCAGCTCCCTCATTACCTTTTGAAAGATAGTCTATTTTATTACTATGACCCTTCACATGTTTGATTGTAACATTTTTTGATTCTTTAAACAATTGATATCCTTGTTTCACGATATCAATATTTTTGATTTCACCTTTACTTTTCTTAATCCAATTATTCTTTTCCCATTCAGGAGCCCATTCTGTAAATGTATTAATTGAATATTTTGAATCACTGTAAATAATTACTTTTTTCCCTTCATTAATTTCTTTTTCAAGTATCTTAAATACTTCTATGATTGCTAACATTTCAGCTGTATTATTACTTTGCTTACCATGGATCCTTTGTGAAACATTCCTTTTATCATCTATTCCAAAATAGACACCAATACCGGCCTTTGCATCTTTACCACCATTTTTACTACAAGCGCCATCTGTAAATACTACTATTTCACCTTTATCTCTAGGCATAAACTTACCAAATTCAAGGTAATATTCTGCTTCTTCTTTCGTTTTAAATTCAATCATATCAATATCAATATTTGAATCATCATCTGTAAATATCTTATTCACACATTTTTTATCAATAACAAGGAATACCATTCTTATAATATATTATTCATATAAAGTTCAAATTTGAAACAAATTTTATTATATTTTTAAAAGAATAAATAAACACTAGTTTAAAATGTGGGATGATCTCCCCCCAGAGTGCTTAATGTTAATAATGAAGTATTATATAAAACACGAAAGAGTTAATAGTTTCCCTTGGAGTGATAAAGAACAATTGAAATGGAATGAATGGATCAATCTTGATATTAGGATGCCATCTGATAGTCAGTCGCATATCCCAGGTCAAGAACCGACGTTGGGAGATAGGACTGACCTCTTAAATATATGTGAATCAGGATTAAGTAGGTGTAGCGTGAACACATTGATGCGTTTGTCTAAGGGTATTGAAAAATCTGAAGGAATATTGTGGCCTGAATATGTGATTAAATGTGCCCGTAAAAAAATATGTAGAATTAAGAAATGTGGCAGAAATACTGAACCAGTTAATTGGAGGTTAAGTTTGATTAACTATACCCGGGGGAAATTGTATGATACGCCTTCTAAATACGATTGGTCTGAACCTGATTTTAAGAAGGTATTACGGTTTTGTAGTATTTCAAAAGGTACGAGGGTATGTTGTGATAATTCAGAATTATGGTACAATATGGTAGTTGATGAATTTAGAAATGGGAGAGAATACACGAGGATTCCCACAAATCCAAAAATAAATTATCTAACGAAAGCAAATAAAGTATTGGTTAAAAGGTACACTAAAGTAGAGTGTGCTATGGGTGAAGATTTAGATACATATTTAGAGAATATAACAAAACATAATACATCTATAAATATCTTAAAAGATCTCTTAACAGCTGAATTAAATGAAAATAATATGTTTAGTTTTGAAGATCCTCTAAATGAAGGAATACCTAAGATAAAAATTAACAGAAGAAATATGATTAGTATACCAAATGATTATATACCACCAAACGGTTTGCGTTTTCAGAGATCAATGAATATGTTAAATATAGATTATAATGATTCAGATAATGTTACACCTAGATATTTAACCATTAATCAAGCACATAGACATATCAAAGAACACGAAAGGATATTATTTGATAGTATTAGGTATTATAATAACATACGTGAAACATTGGTATTTATAAGACCGATATTAAGTAAAATAAAATCTATGGATATACTATAAATATGCCTAAAAAGAACAATAGAGTTAGACGTTCAGTAAGGAGGTCAGCGAGACGTTCAGCGAGACGTTCAGAGAGACGTTCAGCCAGACGTTCAGCGAGACGTTCAGCCAGACGTTCAGCGAGACGTTCATCCAGACGTTCAGCGAGACGTTCAGCAAGACGTTCAGCCAGAAGAAGGTCTTCTAGAAACCTTATTGGAGGAGCAGGGCTACAGAGCCTACTTTCTGCGGCTGAACAAATTGAAGAACAATCGGAACCAGTTTTTTTAGCACCGGATAGAGGGATGCCTGGTTCTATTGCCCCATCACGGTGGGATACAACACATGGGGTATATAACAGACCCGCACCTATAACCCCTCCAGATGCATTTGATAGAGGTTCTGCTCCCCGAAATACTTTTTCTGATTTAATAGCTGATTTGGCTGTTATGTTGGTGGGAAGTACATTGGCTTTAACACTTATAAATTATGCTGTACAGATGTTTGATTCAAGTGGGATCAGTCCTGCTGCGGCAGCAGGAATTGGTGCCCTTGGAGCTGCTGCTGTAGTTTCAAGAAGAGCAGAACCAGATATTGACCCGAGGACAGGCCTACAGAGGGGTGGAATGGAGAGTATTCCTTCAACTGCTTTACAGGATATGGATGATGATGGAGATGTAATAGATCCATCAACTGGAAGATTCAGAGAATCAACGATTACGGAAAATGTTGTCCGTATGTTTATTAATCTATGTGAAAGAATATGGAATGCTTCAAGTACCGTGGGTATTGCTGCTGCGGGTAGTTTCCAAGAAAATATTGTCCCGGCCCTTTTATCTGCGGCTGCCACCATAAGGAGACGCTCAGGTCCAATTGCTAGGGAAATGGCGCGTAATGCTAGATCTGTCGCATTAGAAAATGATCCATTTCAAGAACTACCAGAACCATCTCCCAGACGTTTATCACGTACATCAAGTGGGGAAAGAGCGAGAGATGCTAAAAGAAGGCGTGGTTTATAATATTATTTCTGAATAACGACACCCCAATTACCAACTTCATTAAATTTTTTGATGATTTTAGTTTTATCATCTACCAAAGATTCTAATTCATTTTCTTTGAAAACATAATAATACCTTTTACCTAAAATGTTACCTTTCTTATCTTTCCAATCAACCATATTTGATTGCTGAGTAAACTTTCTTCTTGATGTTTCGGGTTGTTCAAGGGCCCATACAAGAACTAATATTTTACCATTTGGCTTTGTTACTCGTATTAATTCAGAGATAGCTCTTTTTCTTTTTTCTTCTGTGGATAAATGGTGTATCACGGCGATTGATAAAGTATAATCAAATGAATTATCACTGAATGGTATATTTAAGGTGTCTCCATTAATAACATTTAGTCCTTTTTTATTACAGATATTTACTAAACCACTACTAAAATCACAACCATGATTAATACAATCTTTTCTAAAGAGCATATTCTTTCCATTCCCACACCCGATATCTCCGATAGATGAATTAACCGGGACATCACCCAAAAAGGATTCTACACAAGACCATGGTCTATATCTAGTATTATCAAATTCATTTGCTATTTTATTGTAGATATCTTTAACGTGGACATCTTCAATACTCATAATAAAAAAATGTTATTTATAAGAACAATTAAATCAAATTTATTTACATGAAAGTATAGAGGATATTAATATCCAGCAAGTTTCTTACCTAGTTCTGATAGAATTGGTGGATCAATATCTTTCACATTTGGAAGTGGTCCGCCATATGTCCTTGGGTTTACCGCGAATAGTTTTGGTTTATCCGGCCAATGTGAAGTAGTTCTGATGTTTTCTAGAGCTGTTATCTTTTTCTTAAGGGATGCTTTTGAAGCATAAGAGCGAGGTCTCATACAGATATATGCTACATTTCTAATTTTCTTATTTTCCCTTTTGCGTGTTGATTCTGTACCGCAATGAATGGTACGGGAGTCCCAGAAAACCATTGATCCTGCGGGGCATTTAATCCTTTTTTCTTCACATCCCTTATTTGAATAGAATGCTTGTTCTTCCTCGGTATGTTTATACCAATCACTCTTATCTGTGATTGAGAATTCTTTTTGAAATTCTTCGTGATAAATATGGCTCTTTTCCATAAATGCTAGTGTCGCATCTCCTTCTTCTACATCATAGGCTGTCACCCAACTTTGCATACATTCAAAATCAGGCCTTTGATAGCTTTGATCAGTATGGTACCATGTCTTTCTATACCATCCCCTATTTGTATCTTCTGGTGGGAAGTGAAATGAAGCACCATCAAAGCTTACAAGGAGATCTTCGTTTGGTACATCCCAGAATTGAGAAAAGATATTAACTACCTTTTCATTCTGTCGGAGATCCCAGATATATTGTGCATGACCGATCTGGTATTGTTGAAGAAGCATTGAATGTTTCGGGTAAAGTTTAAGATATTCTACCCATGTCTTATTATCTTTCCTATCTATTGGTCTTTCAAACTGACTTGTAATTCCTTCAAGGTAATCCCACATTCCAGTTCTCATACCTTCTAATTCATCACCTTGAATAACACTTGGGATAATTGCTACTCCGAATTCCTCAAGTGTCTCCTTGAGTTTTTCAGGAGTAGTATAGTATTTTTCTCTTTCGTAGTTGCTTTCAGATTTATTGTTATCTTTGGATGGTGCTAGTGTTTTTTCCCGATGGACTTCGGGTAGAGGTTTTTCAAAGAGGAACTTCATAAAGTCATCCACCTTAGCTCCTTCAGAACCGAACCTCTTACCTTTAAATTTATCTGTAAGGATATTTGTTATCTTCTCAGTGTAGTTGTAGACGTTGATGCCGAATTGTTGGTCCATCTTTTTTTTATTTTAATGAAATTCTAAACATTCATTCAAATTTAATGTCCAGCGGGGATACATGTTAATGAATTTCTACCACAATTATCAAAACCGATGAGATTATTTGTAGTTGAACAGGTTGTGCCTGCGGGGCAATCACGCCTTCTATTGATGGGATTTTGTGAATTGTCTTCGCAAAACCTATAACATATATCCCCTTCAATTAATGGGTCACTTGTAAATGTCCTACAGTATTGTTCTTGCTGAGTAAAGCACATCATCATCGTACATAATTGAATAATTCCATTATTTACCGAACAAGTATTGCATCCATCAAACCATGTCGCACAGTTTAAAGGTACTTCAGGGGTATCTAGAACATTATTACCATTATCAATACACATTGGATCTTTATTAGAATGACATACCTTTTCCGTACATCTTATAATATGATTGTCATTTAAACGACATGTATTACATCCGTCAAACCATGATTTACATCCTTCGTCAATACAATTCCCCCATGAATCCCTTTCAAACTCACAGCTTTGCTGACATACACCTGGGGCATCTGCTATCATTGGACCCATAATATTTACACAATCAAGGCCATCCGCACATTGCTTAGCCATTCCATCCGGAATATAACCACCACATTCTTCACCTTCTTGAGAAATAAGGCTAGAACAATCAAAAGTTCCACACGATGTTTGACACCCACAGTTATCCACGGGAGGTGGTGTAAAAACACAACCTCTATTAGGATAAATATTTGGACACGGTATCGGTGGGGGGCAAGGCGGGCATGAATGTGAACCTTCGTATATCCCACCAACGATTAAATTATCTTGACAAGTATAATCACAGCAAGAACCTACTCTCAGAGCACATTGATTACTATCACACATAGGTGTATTACACATCATCCGACATGTTTGATCGGGAGACTGATCACAGAATTCTGTGATATGTTCATTTAATGATGGATCATATAATTCTTCGCAGTCTTCTTCCCATGGTCTAATACACTTTTGAGTAGAGATACACCATGTATATCCTCCATCTGCGACACAACCAAATTGATCTGGACCTTGACCACCGAGTGGTATAATATCTGCTTGAGCGGAAAGGTTAAAATTAGATAAAAAGAGAGTTGTTAATAGATTAATAAGTTTCATTGTTTATATTATATTAATGTTTTAATTTTAAATACTACAAATACGGATGAAAGACCATAAAATCATCACCTTTAGAATGATTATTTACATTATTATTTGAACTATGTATTTTATAGCTCAAATATGAAGATAATAGAGTAACGGGTACAGAAGTAAAAATGATAAAGTGTTTTTTCATTATATTATAATAACTATTTTATTAACGAAATTTAATCAAGAAGGATATCATCGGACATATATTCATCTAATATTTCGGCAAGTTTATTTTCAACTTCATAAGCATTAAAAGTGAAATCCGGGGCATCCTCTGGATCATCTAATGCATCGGAAAGATTATCTGTTTCATCATCTCCTAAATAAAAGAGGTATATAAACTCATTAAAATATTCATATAGGGATGTTTTATCTTTTATATTTAAATGATCAACATATCTCGAAAGATTTTCTATAAATTGATCAAGCATATTAATGAATGTTCCCCTTTTAATCAACTGTGGTATATTGGAATAATCACTTATGAAATCTTCAACACTTGCCTCCGTTCTATTATTACTAGTTGCTTCTGGTGAAGACGATCCAAAATCTAATATATCTAGACCATATTCTTCTGATGCTGTTAATCTACCTGAAATAATAACATTGGTGTTAGGTCCAACTTTTTTAAGGACTGGCCTTACAAGTGGCTCTGCTATAAGGGCATTAACCCACCATGTGAAACTACCAGTTTTTAATGTAGATAGTGTCTCTAGGAGAGGGCCCGTATCACCATGTCCATCGAGTGCCCTCGGATCTCCACCCGGATATCCTTCAATTTCATCTTTATAGAATTGTATAACTTCTAACATTGTATCGGTTGGAATTGTATCTGTATATTCTTTAAATTGAGCGGCACTTACAATATCATTCCATTGTCTTTCACGTCCATTTCTTAAAAGTGGGGCTGGGTCTGGCATTCCATTGGCCCAAGGCCCATTCAGATCTGGTCTTATTCCGGCCCCCCATATAGGTGTTGTGGGATTAAATTTTACACATATTTCATAGTCAATAACTTTTGAGGGTGAAAACGATAAATACGATTCTAAATAATCATGCATTTTCATATTAAGTATATTGGGGTATTCTTCTTTGTTTCTAAGGATTTCACGGGGATTAAAGATATGATTATCTTTAATCAATAATTCTATATTTCTTTTTATTTTACATGGAAGTATATATTTACGTTTTATTTTAGGGTCTCTACATGTATCTCTCATAGCTTTATTTTCTTGACACCTTCTACCTTTTTCTTTACACGTTAAACCTTCAAATTCATCTGGGATAAAAGGTAAATCTGTAAATCCAACCCGTGAAATTTGACTTAATTTTTTATCTCTTTCTTCAAGTGTTTTAAATGGACCAAGAATAGATTTATAATCTTTCTCAAATTCTTTTTTCTTTTTACTTTCTTCTTCTTTCTTTTTAAAGATCTTAAATTTTCCACTCTGTCCTATTTTTTCGGTTGCTTCTACACCCCAGTTCTTAGCTATATCAGATAAAAACTCAATTTCAACTTCTTCAGGTGTAAGTATTTTCCCGTAGAAGCTTCTTTCTAGATATGACATTTTCTTTTGTTCATCTGTCTCTGATTCTTTTAATGGTGCCGATCTAGTTTTTTCAATTACTTTTTCCCCCCATGCCCCTCCATATGTTTGGATTACACCCTGAACCATATTTATATTATAATAAAATATTTAAAAACGTACTGTATATATTTAATTATAATTATGGTAGCAATAGGAATTGATTTAGGAACAACATACAGTTGTGTTGGATGGTGGAAGGATAACCGATGTGATATTATAGCAAATGATCAGGGTAACAGGACAACCCCTTCTTATGTTGCTTTTACAGATACAGAACGTTTGATAGGCGATGGTGCTAAGAATCAATCATCAATGAATCCAAATAATACTGTTTTTGATGCGAAGAGATTAATTGGTCGTAGTTTTGATGATAAAGCACTACAATCGGATATTAAACAATTTCCATTTACAGTGAAAGATAAGTCTAACAAACCGATTATTGAAGTTGAATATAAGGGCGAAAAGAAGGATTATCTTCCCGAAGAAATTTCATCAATGGTTTTAATTAAGATGAAAGAAATAGCGGAGGCATATATTGGTGAAGAAGTAACAGATGCTGTAATTACTGTTCCGGCTTATTTTAATGATTCTCAGCGTCAATCAACAAAAGATGCTGGGGCAATTGCTGGACTGAACGTACTTAGAATTATAAATGAACCAACCGCAGCAGCGATTGCTTATGGTTTAGACAATAAGGAGGGGGGAGAAAAGAATATTCTTATTTTTGATCTAGGAGGTGGAACATTTGATGTATCTTTGTTAAATATTGATGATGGTATTTTTGAGGTGAAGGCTACTGCTGGGGATACGCATTTGGGTGGTGAGGATTTTGATAATATTCTTGTAAAGCATTTTTCAGATGAATTTAAGAGGAAGCATAACAACGATTTAAGTGATAACAAGAGATCATTGAGGAGACTACGGACAGCATGTGAAAAGGCCAAGCGGACTTTATCAAGTGGTAATAGTGCATCAATTGAGATTGATTCTTTATATGACGGGATTGATTTTTTTACATCTATTTCGAGAGCTAAGTTTGAGTCCTTGTGTATGCCATTATTTAATAAATGTATAGAACCAGTTAGCCGTGTTCTACAGGATTCAAAAGTAAGTAAGAGTAGTATTAATGATATTGTTCTTGTTGGGGGTTCCACAAGGATACCTAAGGTTCAAGAATTATTGAGTACTTTCTTTAATGGTAAAGAATTGAGTAAGAGTATTAATCCTGATGAGGCAGTTGCATATGGGGCGAGTGTCCAGGCGGCTATACTTTCGGGGACAAATCAGAAAGAGGATGATGCTGATCAGATATTACTATTAGACGTAGCCCCTTTATCTCTTGGTTTAGAGACTGCCGGTGGTATTATGACTAAAATCATTGAGAGGAATACAACTATTCCAACAAAGAAGACGCAGACATTTTCAACATATCAAGATAATCAACCCGCGGTTACAATTCAAGTATTTGAGGGAGAGAGACAGATGACTAAGGATAACAATCAATTAGGTACATTTGAGCTTAATGGCATTCCACCTGCTCCCCGAGGTGTTCCTCAGATTGAAGTTACATTTGACCTTGATGCGAATGGTATTATGAATATTGAGGCATCTGACAAGGGTTCTGGTAAGAAGGAGACCATCACGATTACAAATGATAAAGATAGATTGAGTGCGGAGGATATTGAAAGGATGGTTAAGGAGGCAGATCAATTTCGTGATGAAGATAATGCATTAAAAATGAAGATTGAGGCAAAGAATAATTTGGAAACATTATTATTTAGAATGAAAGCCGATGTTACAAATGATAAATTAACACCAGAAGATAAGGATACTATGAATGCCTCTATCAAAGATTTAGAAGAATGGCTTCTAAATGAGGATAGAACGAAAGAAGAGTATGAAGAAAAACTTACCTCCATTGGGAGTAGTATTGAATCTATAATGGCTAAATTAAATCCTCAACCTGGACCTGGTTCAATGGGATCTGAATCAATGGGTATAAATCCAAATGATGTTATGGATTCTGGTAATCCAGAACCTACTATTGATGAAGTAGATTAAACGTTAATTTTCCATTAAATTACTGATATCATATGTAAAGTTATTTTTATTTTCATAGGAAGGGTGTGCCATGGGGACGGGCATCCTTGATATATCATTAATATACATATCAAGTTGTGAAAGTTGACTACTTATGTTATCTACAGCATAATCAACAACTCTTTTATTTAGATCTCTTATATTTTTATTAAATTCATCTTTATCTTTTGAGTTTTTACCACCATATTGTAGGTATATAGATCTCATAATAATAAATATTTCTTGTTCTGATTGTCTATCAATGACTTTATCTGTTTCTTTATAAACATTGTATCTAATTAATCTCTGAATATTAGATACATTATATGGGTTAAAAAAGTAGTCACTTAATTCATTCGGGGTAATGATACCTTTTAAAGAATACTCTTGTGTGTTATCATACATAACTGCTTTGGGATCCCCTTTATATTCAGGTGATAATGTATTTGCGTTGTCAACTCTCCCATTACTAAACTCTTTAATTCTATCTTCATGTGTGATATCAGATGCGCTCCACACGGCAAATCCATTTTGTTGATCCATTTATATTATATTATATTATATATATTATAAAATGATAAATAAAATTAATTTAATTAAATATTTAATTCTTCTGTCAATCGTTACATTATCTACATTTTATATACCAAACTGTTCAATCATAAATGAACATGCAATATATGTAGGTTTATTGGCAGCATCTACATTTGCGATATTGGATAGATATTTCCCAAACATAGTTGTTGTTACAAAAAAAGAAGATAAATATTTTTAGATACTGGGTATATATTCCCACCTTAGTGAAGTACATATTTTTTCCCATATTTGATCTTGTTGTTGTAGTTTCTCTCTACTTTTAAGAAGTGGGAAATAAATAAGAAGATCATCCAATTCAAGTAGTTGACAGAATTTATGGAGTACATAGGAATAAGAAAGGAAGTTTTTCCGATTTGCCGGACAATGTACCATGAATGGGGTTTGTATTTCTTTAAACATCATCCTTAATTGGTCTTCATATTGTCTCGTAAGGACTGGAGCTCTTTTACCATTAAGGATATTTATAATATGAGGTATGTGTTCATAATATTTGTTATATTTAAGCTTCTTAAGAATCTCTCTAACCATTTTATATGATATATCATCAATATTAAAGAATTTATTCTTTTTTAATTCAGATATTATACCAGTATATACTTCTTCTGGGATATCAGTGGTTTCTTTGGCTTGAAATTGTGCTAACCATTCATTAAAATGATTAATACGCTTATATGCAAAGTATGATGATTCCCTCGGTGGGTCTTTATAAGATGTTTTTTCTGAATTAATAATAATCTTTTCTGTATATCCACATTTTTCACATACCAGTAAACTATCAATATTTCTAAGGGTTAGTGATAAATTACATTGGGGGCAAATATCAATATTATGGTCTACATCATCTGGTATTATATTTTCATCTACTTTTGACATATATTTGTTAATTAAATCTTCTTGTTGGGGATTGGTTTTAACTTTCTTAATATTCATAAAATCAAGAACTGACATTTCATTATTTTCTTCTTTAACCAGACCATTTTTTTTAGAATAATAATCATTCAGAAGCATACCTGTATCTAAATAATAATTAACTTCTTCTGATTTATCATAATCTTTTATTTTTGATTCTAATACTTTAATTTCTGGATCTGAATTATTTTCAGATATAAGTTTTTTAAGTTTATCTTGGGTTTCTTCATATTCTTTCTTTTTTAATATATTTTCTTTAACAATATCTGAATGGATCGCATCAATTGTTACTCTTTTATCCGCGACTATTTTTTTTAATGGTTTATCTTTAAAAGACATTTATAAACTAATATATATTATTCTTTTAAATATATGACTTAAAAGAATAATTATATATTAATATAAAAATGGACGTAGATTATTATAAAAATTATAAAGGGCCTCGACTAACATCTGCGACAATGTATGATAAAGATGTAAGAATAGATATAACTGAGAAAATAGTTGATATCTATACTGACAATTTCAATTGGGGAGGTAAATTATGGAAATACAATGAGATATTTCCAGAATCTAAAGGTAAAAATATTCATTGTGAATTTATTGATGATACAGGAAGAAAACATTGGTTTAATACTTTTGTAGAAGATGAGGGACAATATTTTAATCCCCCACTTGCTACTCCAATAAATCAAAATATTTAAGAACATTTGTGAAGTAAGTATGTATCGGCACCAACTCTTTTAGTTACATCTGTGAAACTTGATGCTGTTTGACAATAATCACTGACGGTGGCATCATCCGGTAAAGTAGCGAGTTCAATTGGCGCGGTATCGCCACTGGCACTAGTGTCCCAATTAGTACCCTGTGTTTTACAGCCAGTAGCTGCTGCGGCGGTATCAGCGTCCGCAAAATGGAAGCCTTCATCATAAAATACTGTCCCCACACCAGATCTACATTGTTCTTCTGTTCCAACAATCAAGGCACTCGGCGTGCCATCCGTACTTCTTCCGGAAGTAAATCCTGTCTTTAATCCAACCATACCACAGGGTTTACATATAAATTTACTAGGGTCAGATGAGTCTACATCCATATAATGAGATATCCATTTATTTCCTTCTTTATCTGTCCCTGTACATAGTAAATTGTCGCATGGGTTACCATCGGAACAATTTGTGAATGCTTTACTGTTTATATCAATCGGTAAGCCTGACCCAGATACCTCAAAATAAAGACTTTGATTATCAATTGTGTATCCGTCACTAAGGCCAGTTAATGTTGAAAATAAAGGAGCAGTAGTCCTCGCATCCCTATGGTTTGTACTATCTAAATTAACGATTGTACAATCTACACAAGAATCTGATTCAGTATCCGATCCCGATAATCTTGTATACTTTGTAGTCCCAGTCGTATTGCATCCATACTGACTACCCGATTTAAATTTATGAATTGTAGAACCAGTACTTAATTCTGATTCTATAGGGTCTTTACATATAGTTGAACCAGTAATACTGTTCTCTATATCTCCACATGCTTCGCATTTATCACTTTCTCCACTTGTCCTTACAACTTTATATCCGTCATCACAATAAGAACCAGAACTTGGTCGGGGTTCACCCGACTTTATTACAACTGGACCCGGATCTCCAGCCGGTGTTGAATCTATTGGATCACATGTTGTATTTATTCCAGTTTTAAGGTTTGTAATGGTGGGACAATCTTCGCATTCATTATTTTTTCCATCCGCGGCGGGTGTCTTAGTGTATTTATTTATACTGGAACAATCAGTTAGTGGTACTGAAAATCCACGGCTATCAACATAGAAGTTTTCTTTAGGGTCCGTGCATACGAGATAGTCTGCCGTTGCAAGTGCAGCAGAATCTTTAGGTGATACAGTTGAGGGTATGGGGCAACCATTTGACGGATTGCTTGGATCATCACATGTAATTGTGGCATCTATTTTAATACATGGGGTACTTGGGAGCCAGTCCCAATCAATCCCCAATGCTCGTGGAATTCTAGCAATCCATCCAAGGTGATATAAATAATTAACATGACCTTCACAATCATTTTGTTCTTTACAATCATTTGAAGCTAAGAAACTTATAAGGGGGCCTATACCAAGACAAAGTACGAGTATAAATACTAAGAAATATAAAAATTTCTTTTGATTGGATGACCTAGGGATAACATTAGTAACTGGTGCTGCCATTATATAATATAAGTTTAGATATTAATAATTATTATTAAGAATTTTATTTAATGTAGTTTTACTTATTTTAATATTATGTTCTAAATCTAGTTTACTAATTAATACATCTTGAGAAACAGATTGATATTTATTTTTAATATCATTTATAATTTGTATTTGTCCTTCACTAAATTTCTTTTTTGTCATCTTCTTAGTACATTCACTCCAGTTTAATTTTTTACCATTACTTGTTTCAATCCATCCAGTTACAATTAATTCTTTATTTGTAACTTTGGAATGACATGATTTACATAATTGAACAAGATTATGTTTAATATTCTTATGGTGATTATCTATCATATTATTACTATCAGCGAACTGTTGATCTTTAATATGGTGTGTTTCTAATTTTTCTTTACAACCACATATCTTACATTGATCCATAAATATTTCATTATTATATTGAGATTTTTTATTAATAATTGTTTCTCCAGTTAATTGATTCTGAATCTTTTTCGCAAATGATATAAAATCCTTAGATAAACCCATGGCTTCACATACTTTTAATCCATAAATAGATGGACCAGAACCAATTTCTAATTTTCTATCATATATTAATACATCATTTATTTTATCATAATCAATTTTAAGGTGATATACTTTTAAATTATCTAGAGATTTAACCTCATTTATTTCAGTTAACTGATGAAGGTGAGATGTAAATATAAATGATGAGTTTCTCTTACATAGAGTGTCTAACCCAGATGTAATAATAGATAAAGCGGATATTGATTCTGTACCGGAACATAATTCATCTCCAAGTATCAATGATTGATTATCTGCTCGATTAAGAATACCCTTTAATTCTTGAATTTCAACAGCAAAAGATGATTGTGATCTAAATATATTATCATTATTTAATATCCTTGTAAATATTTGTGTATAGGGTTTAAATTCAAACGAAGAAGCCGCTACAAATAATCCAGCTTGTGCCATAATAATATTTAAACCGACTGCTTTCATAAAGGTTGATTTACCGCAAGCATTTGTTCCAAACAATAATATTCCATCTTGATTCATTTTATCCATACCTAAATGTATGTCATTTGTTATATATTCTGTAGATGTATGGATCTTTTCAACAATTGGATGTCTAATATCTTTAACGTTTAAGAAACTTTTATCATTCTTTATAATTGTGGGTCTGTTATATCCATTCTTAATTGATACTTTTGCTCCAGAACAATAAAAATCAATTTCTGATAAAAATATATAGAATTGTTTTAATTCTATATTATATTCTTCATATATTCTCTGTGTTGTTTCTTTCCAGATACTATTATTTAATTTGCATAATTTATCTTGAATATAAATCAAGTCAGAAGAAATACCTTTCACATAATCAAGTATGATTATTGTACTTGACCCATCTTTCTTTTTGAATGAAAAATCATCCTGATACAAGGAGTGAATTATTTTACCATTATCCTTAACATGGACAGCATTACTGTTCATATTTTTTAATCTTTCTTTTAAAGTTGTTGCCCTTTTATTAGTACAATATAGGAACCAATGGTTTCTTTCATCAAAATCAAGTTTTATACTTGACTCTGAACCATCTAAGAGATTTGATAATCTTTTAGCTACGCATTGTGCATTATTATGTAAAATATCTGTATCTTTATTATAATTATCGAGATCTTCATTGATACCTTTCTTGAGAATAGACCTTTCTAAGTTGCCAGAAGAAGAAAAGTTTTGAAATTCAAAAGTATCATATATTAATTGATAGAATCCATTAAATCTATTGACTATTTCTGATACATTCATTTCTTCTAATATTTCTTTTTCCTCATTCAAATCTTTAAGGACACGTCTAATATATTCAAAGGATAAAGAGTCTGAATAGAGATCACATGGCTGGAGTAGATTTAATCCCATTTTACGCAATGACTTTTCAAGGTCTGATACTTTTCTAAGATTAACAATTATTTTTTCATAAAACTTATCTTTCCTAAAACGTGTAATAAAGTCATATCTCCGATTAATTATATCTGGATTGATAGATGGGTATAATAATCTTTCTTTGAATAATCTTCTACCCATAGGAGTTACACAAGAATTACAAACGGATAGAAGAGATTCATTCTTACCTTTAAAATATGAATAATTATTTACCACATTTAGTTGTCTTATTGAGTTTGATGTTAAACATAATGTATTATTATCATTAATCATTTCTGGTTTTTCTATATTCTGTAGTGTGTCAGCACAATGGTCTTTGATATAATTTAATAGGTAGATATATGAAACGACAACTTCTGGCTTTACTGATAAATCAAAATATTCTATAGGGTCTAGATGTGTATTTAGGTCAAATATACTATTAAGGAACTCATTTTGAAACGTATTGTCTAGGTATATTTTATCTTTATAATGATTAATCTGTATTGAGTTATGTGATATATCCCAATATTGTATAACACTATTCTTTGATAGTTCTAGGTTTTTAAAATGAAATATTATTTCAGAAGGATTATAAAAATTAATATATCTTCCAATTTCATCTTTCCAATAATTAGTATCGTCTATTTTATTAATAATATAATGAATATAATTCTTACCCGTTGAAAGGTCTATAGAAGATACACCGGCTATATAAATATCTTTATTTTTATAAATATTCTTCTCAATATATACAGACATAAGGTAATGGTTCTCTTGTTGATTAAATCCATCCATCGTTGTACCTGGAGAAACAATACGAGTAACTCCTCTTTCTGGATTTGGTGGAGGAGTTATTTGTTCAACTATGACAACTGTATAATTATTATTTAAGAGTATATTTTCATACTTTTGAATTGAATAGAGAGGGAATCCAGCCAAAAGACAATTACTATAAGATACATCTGGTTTATTTTTATTTTGCTTAGTAACTTGTAAAGCGTTATTTAATACATCTTTACATATATGATATATATCTGGTCCATCATTTAGTTCATCATTTATCACCGAAAAAATATTAAAGTGGCTACCGGATTGCATTAAGACAACTGTATTTTCTCCGTATTTTTCTGTGTATTGATTATGGTAATCAATATATCTTCTAATATGATTATTTCCGTCCATATTATTTATAAACTATTATTTATTTATAAAGTTAATCCTTTATATAATTATTTAAAATTGATATAGAATGGTATATATTATATGGAATATAACCGTGAAGGGTATTATGTAGATAGAGATAGATTTGACCAGAATATAGAACCATTTCACCATGAATATAATAATGATGAAAATATTATATATGGTTATCTATTATTTTTTGGTGTAATCGCTTTATTTGTATTAACTGCTTATTGTCAGAAAGGAAGTACAGAAAATATAAATGAATCCCTTTTAAATGATAGAACGATTACAGATATAAAAAAAAATATAGTTAAATACGGATCTATTAAGTGTGTCGAGGGCGATATATGTGTGATATGTTTAGAGGAATATGATAAAGAAGATAATATTTTAATGTTGGATTGTTCTCATTATTACCATAGTGATTGTTTAATGGATTGGTTTATAAAGAATACATTGTATTCTTGTCCACTTTGTCGTTCTGAAACTATTTGATGAATTTCTTACAGAGTTCTTTGTAGTCCCATCCTTCTTGAAATGCGATATACTTTAAAAGGTGAATATTTTGGATCCGAATGATTACTTGGATATCTTCTATCATGTCTTTAAAATAGAAAAGTAGAAAAATTCAAATTTGAAAGTATTTTGAGATAAGATGGTATTAAAAAAAAAGAACAGTTAAGAGTTAAAAGTTTAACATACTCGAACGAAATGAACCCGAACGCAGCTGTGTTCTCCCCAGGTGGAATCACAGAGGCCGAGAGCGATGGATTCGTGGTGGTCGCCGAAGAAGTACCAGAGGCTGTGGCTGTGGCTGTTGAAGAGGCTCCTTCGCCTGCTCCCGCGCCTTCTCCCGCGCCTGCTCCTTCACCTGCCCCCGCGCCTGCTAAGGATACATCCCCAGACCCACTCCATGTGTGTCCAGAGGTAAATTCAAGCCGCTCCTATGAAGAGTTCATCAATGATACCACCCCGTCGGCGGTCTTCTGTGTGAACGGGATTCGGTACTACATCAAGAATGGGACAAGCGGAGATAAGATCAGTGAGATGATGATGGCCCATGGCGGATGTCGTGCGTGTACTCGTCGTGCAAAGAAGTACTTCGGTATCAATGGGCAGAATGGTCCCGCATTCCTCAGTAATGTGAGGGGTCTAAAGGATGGATGTGAAAACCACACTCTCTTTAACATCCGCAAGAGTGTTAAGGCGATCAACAAGACGATCGTCAATCCCAGTTTCTTCATTGTTGAGCGAGGCACCTTCCCGGGGATTAAGGAAGGAACAGACAAAGGTACTGGTGCTGATTTCGAGCATGTGACTATCTTTCCAGACCAGGTCACTCCTCCGGACAAGGTTGCTAAGTACAAGCAGCTCCTTCGGGAGAATGTTCAGGTGGTTCAGCCCCGCCTTGAGAAGCTTTGCCGAGACCGTGTCGCGACTGATTCTGTAGAGATCATTCGGAAGAATCTCCACCGCCTAGAGCGACCTGACCACTGGACCGAGGTGATTGAGTGGGTTCAGAACATCCAAAAGAAGTGTCCCAAGGACTACTCCCACCTGAGTCCATCTTACAAGATCCACCTGGCGGTTTACGCCCTGACCACGGGTCGTATTAGTTCTGATGAAACGACTGTTATCCACAAGACCTTCCGGCAGTCTGATAACATTGTGGATTTCATGACCATTGGTTCAATTGAGGAAGTTCTCCGGGAGATGGACCGGCGGTCTGCCCCTGAGAACTACATGGTTTCTCAGCTTGCTCGGAACATGGCTAAGCACAAGGTCACTTCAAAGTACACTATCTCACTTGTTTGGGAGGGTAAGTACCGCGATGACCTTGACATTCATGTAGACTGGATTACTCCCGATAGCAGCCATCGGAAGAAGATCTTCTATGGCCACAAGTCGGAATCCGTCATTTCCCGCGCCACAGGGAAGCACTACACTACACGACTTGATTTTGACGCGAATGCTTCTCGGGCAGAGAAGGAGCCCGCAGAGAATGTTTCATGTTCCGCATACGGTAGTTATGAAGTCTACGTGGACAACTTCTCCCGTAAGACGCGGGGGATGGACATTCCTTTTACTGTGATTATCCACCAGGAGGGAAAGGATGATATCACTCTAAATAGGTCTTGGCCGGCGGCTCGGTCAAAGGGAGACTTCCTCCACATCACATCCCACACATTTACTGAGGCGGTTAATCCAGAACTTCAGATGTCAACCAAGGCTGCCTCTCGCGCCAAGGCTGTCCAGGATGAATGGGTTGAGAAGTTCGGTAACCCAACATGTACTGTCCCTTCAGTGGAAGAACTTATCCGAGGGTGTTCTGGGTCTACTAACCTTCAGAACCCGATTGTCCATAAGTGGAATAAGGGAACTAAGGAATCTGTTTCCGATGTGACATCCGGATTCATGGATCTTGCGATCAACTCTGCTCCAAAGGCAAAGAAGAATCCAAGCAACCGTAAGACGTACCTTTCAGAGAGGCCCGAGTATGCTCTCCCAGACACGATTGGTCGTCTGGTTGACTATCTCTCAGATGGGAACCATACCCTGAAGATTGATCCTCGGAGCTTTTCTCCGGGATACGTCACCAAGATCAATACCAAGGAGGAAGTGACCCTTCGTCCATTCTCACTCAACCACTACAAGGATAAGTTCCACATTCCGAACAAGCCTTCTGTGAATGGGAATGCTCGATTTACCAACAATTGGTTCTCACGTAACGTTGACACATACATGATGCACAGTGTCGAGGTTAGCTCTCTCATTAAGTTTGGTAAGTATTGGTTCGCCGTGATTCCTGGGACCCGTCTTCCAGAGAACGATTCAGATTTCCCTCTCTGTGGTGGTTTCCATCCTGGAAAGCTGAAGGAGAGTCTTCATGCGAAGCATAACTATCAGTGGACATACTGTAATACACAGATTCTCCCAAGGGTGGATTACACCACTGGTAAGGAGCTTCTAATTGGAACTTTCCTCGTAGCAGAAGAGGTTGATTTCATCCTTGATGGTTCTCGGATTTCTGTGAAGGTTGAGAGGGGATCTCCTTCTCCATGAATAGATATTAAAAAATAAGAGTAATAGTAATAGTAATATGGAGAATCTTCCTAGAGAAATTTTAATCAATGTAATAAACCAATTAGAAGGTGTAAATATAGATAATGATATAGATGATGATATAGATGATGATATAGATGATAATAATAATTTTTTTTTAAATATAGATATTGACTTTATATTGAGTTTACGATTAATAAATAAAGAAATGAATAATATAATCACTTCATTAACTGGTTCTTGGAAATATATTCCCTATAAGAAATATTCAATTGATTATAGTCCTTTATTATTTACTAATGTAGATAAGGAATACATTAATACATGTAAAAAAAGGTCAAATGAAGTAGGTCGCTTTTGTGGAATTAAAACAGTACCACAATCTACATTTAAATGGTTAATGGATAATAATATATCTTTTTCGCTAATTAATATTTGTGAATTAATAAAAAATAATAGGTTAGATATAATCTTACTTGGTTTTCACTATGGAGATTTTTTAAATATGTTATTTAATCGTTTTTATATGAACCATGAGACAACAGTAGACCATGATTATTTATTTACATCAACATATAGTTTAAATCCAATCATAGTGGCTGCTGAGAATAACCGTGTAAATATAATTAAGGTATTATTGGAATCTAGTTCAGTTGCGAATCCATTTATTAAAGAGATACCTTGTTTATTTGATATATCAATAAAACTATGTTATAAGAAATTATTAAATTATATAATCATTTATCATTATGATAAGATAAGTGATGTAATTGACAATAAAATATCAAAGGTATTGTATCGGTTTGATAATTGTGAAGATATTATTTTTTATCTTATTTCAACTGACAAGATAAAACTAAACGAGAAATTATTAATAGGTTGTATTGCAAAATCTTACAATAACCTTTTCATATATATTTATAAAAAAGGAGTATCTAAAATAAACTATAATGATCTAATAAAAAAAACAATTGAGTATAATAATTATATCATATTATCATATTTAATTGAAATTGATGGTCATTTTATATTAAATAAGGAGTCATTTACTAAATCATTAATAAAAAGAAAAAATATAAATAAAGAATTTCTTGAAACTGTGATATTAAATAATATAGAATTAATATCAAAAGAATATGAAATAATTACACCATGTATTAATATTGGTGTAGATAATAAAGTTATTTTTAATTTAGTAGATAATGGTTATAACTATAGTAAGGATGATTTATATAAGCCATTAGATGATGGAAATATTGAATTATTAAAACATTTGGTTAATAATTTATAAAAAAAAAGTCCATAAATATATATACTTATGGCGAATATATATAGAGAAAAAATAATTAACCGTATCATAGAAAACACAGATACATCAAGTAGTTTAGGTATTATTATCGCATCCCCTTCTGAAGATCCACCCTATAAATACCATTGGATACGGGATGCCGCACTTGTAATGAGAACATTTATAGATTTATACGCTACAACAAATGAAGCTAAATATTTTCAGTATATTATAAATTACCTTGAAAATGAAACAAAGGTCCAGGGATTAAATACTAAAAGTGGATTAGGAGAACCGAAGGTTAAAACGGATTGTACTCCATTTAATGGAAATTGGGGAAGACCACAGAATGATGGACCCGCCCTTAGAGGAATCATAATGTTAAAGATAATTAATAGTTTTAAATATAAATATGATATTCTAATAGAAAAACTGATACGGCCTATTATTATTAAAGATGTTGAATATATTATTAATAATTATGATAAGGTATGTTTTGATATATGGGAGGAGAATTTAGGATGGCATTTTTACACACGTTTAGTTCAATTAAAATTTTTAAAAGATTGTATATCTGAATTTAAAATATTAAGGTTAGGGGATAATATTGAGTCATCTATAAGAGAAGTGTATGATAAACTTAAAATAAGTATAAATGACCATATAAATTCAAATACAATAATATCATCATTTGATAAGGATGGGAAAATTATTAAATATGAAGATGCTGCTAATATATTGGCATTTTCACATATTGATTATGATAAAGAAATTTTAAAGATAATACCATTTGAATATGTAGAACATACATGTAATGAATTAATGAAATATTTTAGAGATAAATATAAGAATGATACACTTAATCTTATTGGCCGTTATAAGAATGATAAATATTACGATGGTCAAATATGGATTATATGTTCATTGGGGTTAGCACAAGTATATTTAGAATTATATAAACAACGGAATGTTGTTAATAAAAAATCTCCAATGCATCGAGCCAAATCTAATCCCAATAATGATTATATTATAATAGCAAATGAAATATTAGAGAGAATTTTGTCATTAGATAGTAATTTTATATTACCAGAACAATTTAACCCAAATACTGGTAAATATTATTCTGCGACAAAGTTAACATGGAATTATAGTGAATTATATATACTTTATAATCAATTAAAATAAATTTGAAATATTTATTTAAACTAATAACAATAAGATAAAGGAAAACTAAAAAGGATGACATACTTGTATATTAATTCTTTCTTCAACTATGTGATTATGGTGCTAAACATGATAATTACAAAAGTAATGGGCCGTGTAGGATACTATGAAATAGATGAGCAAACACTATATGATATATTTTATAATATGATTGACTACGGATATAATGAGGAGGATGATGATGAGGATGATGATGATGAGGATGATGGTGAAGTAGATTGTAGCGAGCCTATTATCGTTGGACTCCTAACAAATGAGATACCTCCAATTGTTTATGGGGGAGTAGCCACATGGATTGTTAATTTTATGAAAATGTTTGAGGGGCACAAGAATATTACAGTGGTCCCTATTTACCTTGCTTATAATGATAAATTGCCAGAAGAGTGTTATGATAAATACCCCAATATCCGAGTAATTAATAATGAATCTGAAATTGAGGAGATGTTTGAAGGTATTGATGTCTGTATTAATAATCTGTGGATTGCTCTTGATACGATTATTAAGTTAAAGGAATATTATCCTGATATGAATGTAATTTCAGTATGTCATTCTTTAATTCGTATGGAAAACATTACTAATCTTGGATCTGTATATACTAATAATTTTAATCAGCAAGAATTAATCTTTCAAAACTCAGATTGCGTAGTACTTATTAGTAAAGCTGAAGAGACATATTACAATACATTTGGATATGATCTATTTGGAACAAAGACATGTGTAATCCATAATAGTTATTCTCCAATGTTTGATAATGTTGAGAAAGAGATTGATTATGAATCTAATGATCTAGGGTATATTGGGAGACATGTTCCTCGTAAGAGGCCTGAACTTGTTATTAAGGCTGTTGATTATCTAAATAACAAAGATGTGAAAGTAGTTAATATGGGAGTAGATTATGATAAGTACGATAATGAATATTGGCGTGAATTAAAGAAAGAGTATAAAGATCAACTTGAAATTGTTCCATTTTCAACAGATAAAGATGTAAAAGAAAAGTATTGGGAAAGTGTAGGTGTTAATTGTATTACTGGGATTTATGAACCATTTGGATATACGATTTGTGAATCAATTGACCGGGGGATACCAGTCATTGTTCAAAATATAGATGGACCTAAAGAAATTATTGATGAGGTTAAAGAATATATTATAACATATGATGTTGATTGGGATATTGATAAGGATATAATTAATTTTAGTGAAGCTGTTGATAAGATTTGGAAACTAACACCAGAAGAGCGGAGGGATAATTGTATTAAGGCTAGGAAATGTCTTGATAAGTTGCGTCCAGAAGCGATTAGAAAAGATTGGTATAGCCTTATAAAGGAAATGGTATGAGATTTTAATATAACTTAATGATTATTAATGAATACTAAATATATTTTTTTTATAATGTATTAATATAATATGGGTTCAAATCAAAGTTCCGCTTCTTCAACATCTCTAAGTGATATATTAAATTCATCAATTACTGAACATACACAATCAACGAGGGATAGTTTAAAACAACGACTTCAGATGAGTCAGACACAAGTAATTAAAGTAGGAGATATGGATATTAGTGGTGAATGTAGTTTCAGGGCAACTCAGTCAATGACTGGAGAATTATCTGCGACATTACAAACATTACATAATATGTCTTCTGATACACGTTCTACTATTTCAGCCGATGTAGCACAGCAATTAGAAACCCGTTTAACACAGGTTAATGAAGGTTTAAATGTTGGTCAATCAAATGAGGGGTCCTCGTCAAGTTATACACGTAGTTCAATTGAGAATGCTATAAGGAATACACAGGAACAAATGTCTGAAACATTTATGGATATGGGGGCTGTTGCAAACCAAGAACAAGAAATAACGATGGGGAATATTAAATGTTCCGGAAAAGGTGAAATTGTATTGGATCAATCAATGGTTATGTCAATGTTCGCTGATCAAGTTGCTCAAAATATATTTTCAGCGACGGCCAGTAACAATGCAATTGCTACAAGTTCTCAGACTATTTCAACAGCTATAGAACAACATAATAAAGGGTTAGATCTTTCGGCATCATGTGTAGCTTCTTTTATAGCTATAGTATTAGTATCACTAATTGGTGGTATGACATCTACCAAATTATATGAAGATACACCAGATGAAGCAAAAATAATACTTGCTGAAACAGGTTCTACAGCAATAAAAGCTAAAACAGGCACTATGGGAGGTAGTAGAAAAGGAAGGAAAAATGTAAAGTCAGATAGTATTGAACATTTAATAAAATATGGAGGTTTGGGGGCAGTATATTCAGGATTAGGTGGGACTCTAATTGGTTGTGTTTGTTCTTCTATTTGCCTTGTATGTATTTACTTTATTTGGAAGAAACTTATTAGACCATGTGTTTTAGAAGACCCTAAAATATTTGAAGAACAGCCTATGCCAGAGGGATATGAGGATGATACTAATTGTTTATTTGATTCTTAAATAGACGAACATCCCACTTTAGAACATCTATTTTCATTTGTACCAGCTCCATCTGATATATAATCAATACATTCGCTTTTCGCGGCACTATCTTTAAGGGTTCCATTAAATGAAATAATTAATAATATACTTCCATAGGTTAACCAGAATAATCTTAAGATTACCATAGATAACCCTTCAGGTAGAATAGAGGAACCAGCTACACCTAAAACGACCCATGAAGTAGCCATTTGACCCATAATTCCAAAATGTTTGGTTGACATCTCTCTATCATCTAAGCCGATATAAAAGATAATCCATGAAATAGCAATAATAATAGGTAGAATGATACCAATTGTTAAATATCCATTTGTAGCTTTATCTAATATTCTCGCAGCTTTAGCCATTTATTATAGTAATATATTTTTTTTTAAAGTGATACTCTACAAAACTTTTGATATATATGACAATAGATTATATATAAAATAATCCAATGAACAAGATATATTTCAAGGGAATTCTTACCTATAACTTTTAAACCCTTGAGTATTCCATTATCATATTCTTTGCCTTTACTACCATATATTTGATTCCCAATAAACATACCGATGAGAACTAAAGATACCCATGGGAATACTGAAAAGTGATCTATTGATCTATATTTCTTATTATAAAATCCAAGTACAAATGATAATTTATCATTTATATTTTGAAATAAATCGGGGGCATTTTTGATTAAATAATATATAATCAAAGAGATTATAAATAGTGTTTGTATTATTTTAACATCGTCCGCATAATTAAATAAGAGTAATGAAATCGCTGCTATGAAATGTAATATCCCAAACTTAATATATTTCTCTCCAAATAGAAACCATGAAAATAAGGACATAAATATAGCAAATCCAGCTATTTTTAGTATTCTCATAATACTTTTAGTATTGAATTCTTTTTTACTCTCATTTTTATCAGTAGAAGATAATTTAGAAAGACTTAAATTTACTCCTACAGATGTTATAAATATAACTTGTGCTACTTTAGCAATAATACCTAGTAATGTTGTATCATATCTTATTTCTTTGAAACCATATTGATTTGGAAAATAGAAAATATGAAATATAACCATACATATTACAGCTATTCCTTTTAAGACATCTATTGTATCATACCTTCCCATATATTATAGTTTGATATATAAATTTGAATTATATTTAAAAATATAATAAGAATAAATATATAATTATGGCAGGCAATAAAAAGAAACCAGTAGAAGATGAATACGAAGAAAAGGATTTGAGGACCCATATCTATGAAAACTCCGATACTTATGCTGGTTCTGATCAAAAAATTACTGCAATGCTTCCGACTATGAAATCAGATGAAAAAACGATAAATATAATTGAAACAGAATATATTCCTGTAATTTATAAATGCTTTGATGAAATCATTGTAAATGCTCGGGATCAAAGGGAACGTTTAAAGGATAGAGATGGAGCTGTTAACCTTACCGAAATTAGAGTTACAGTTGATAAAGAGTCAGGTATAGTAAGTATCTTTAATAATGGAGATTCTATTAAAGTTGAAAAACATAGTAGCGGACTATATAATCCTAATTTGATTTTCGGAAGGTTGCTAACCTCTGGAAATTATAAGAAAAATGAAAAGAGAACAGTTGGTGGTAAGAACGGTTATGGGGCAAAGATTGTTAATATCTTTTCAGATAGTTTTGATATCGAGGTTGGAGATAGATTTACAAAGAAAAAATACACCCAACATTTCTATGATAATATGAAAGGTGTGGATGAACCTTCAATTACTTCATTTAAGGGAAAACCATATACAAAGATTACATGGAAAACTGATTTCAAAAGGTTTGAAATTGATGGATTTACTGAGGATATGGTTGCCCTTATGAAGAGGCGTGTCCATGATATTGCTGGTGTAACTGATAATAAGGTGAGTGTTTATTATAATGGTACGAAGGTTAATATTAAATCATTCCAGGATTATATTGAATTGTATCCTACTAATACTAAGAAGGTATATGAAAAATTATCAGATCGATGGGAGTTAGGTGTTTCTGTATCTTCAAATGATAAGTTTGAACAGATATCATTCGTAAATGGTATTTCAACTCCGAATGGAGGTATCCATGTTGATGTTATTACAAAGCTAATATCTTCACTTGTGGTCAAGTATATCAAGAAGAAACATAAGAAGGATGTAATGGAGAAGTATGTAAAGAATTATATTTCAGTATATATAAATTGTATTATTGAGAATCCTTCATTTGATTCTCAGGCGAAGGAGAGACTTATTACACCCAAATCTAAGTTTGGTTCTAAGCCAGAAATTAATGATAAGTTTATTAAAAACCTTTGTGATAGTGGTGGTTTATCTGAGAAAGTGATGCAGTTCTCTGATTTTAAGGATAAGACTCTAGCAAAGAAAACAAATGGAACAAAAAAGAATAAACTACGGGATATTCCAAAATTAGATGATGCTAATTGGGCAGGAACTCGTAAATCACATTTGTGTACATTGATTCTGACTGAGGGGGATTCGGCTAAGTCTATGGCTATTGCTGGATTATCTGTCGTCGGTAGAGATGCTTATGGGGTATTTCCCCTGAAGGGTAAAGTTCTTAATGTTAGAGATGCGACTATAAAACAGGTTACGGGTAATTCTGAAATTACAAATATTAAGAAGATTATTGGACTTGAGTCTAATAAGAAATATAAAGATATTAAACAACTACGGTATGGTAAGATTATGATTATGACTGATCAGGATCATGATGGATCCCATATTAAGGGATTAATTCTAAACCTTATTCATAGTGAGTGGCCTGAACTACTTGAAATGAACTATGTTAATTGTATGGTAACACCTATTATTAAGGCTACAAATGGAACGAAGGTGAAATCGTTTTATACATTAACTAAGTATTCTGAATGGAAAGAGAAGAGTATGGTGGGTAAATGGAATATTAAATATTACAAGGGATTGGGGACATCCACTGCGAAAGAAGCGAAAGAATATTTCAGAAACCTTAAGGTGAATCAATACATTACTGAGGGTGAAACAACTGAAACAATGGAATTGGCATTTAAGAAGACTGAATCTGATAAAAGAAAGGAATGGTTGAAACAGTATAAAGAAGAAGAAATTCTAGATTATGATTGTAGTGAAACACGTATTGATGATTTCGTTAATAAAGAATTAATTCATTTCTCTAATGCTGATAACCTCCGTTCAATTGGTTCATGTATTGATGGCTTGAAGGTATCACAGAGGAAGATCTTGTTTTCCTGTTTTAAAAGGAAGCTATATAATGAAATTCGTGTTGCCCAGTTATCTGGTTATGTTAGTGAACAAGCTTCATATCACCATGGTGAAATGTCTCTACAGGGGGCGATTGTAGGGATGGCTCAGAATTTTGTAGGGTCTAATAATATTAATCTACTTCAACCAAATGGTCAGTTTGGTACACGTATTATGGGAGGGAATGATTCAGCGAGTGCAAGGTATATTCATACTCAATTAAATCCTTTGATTGATTATATATTCCCTTCGGCGGATCTACCTCTTCTTGATTATATTAATGATGATGGTATGATGGTAGAACCTAAATGGTATTGTCCGATTATTCCCATGGTACTTGTAAATGGGATGATTGGAATTGGAACTGGATTTAGTACTACGATACCTCAATTTAACCCTATGGATTGTTGTAATAACATCAGACGTAAAATGGATGGTTTGCCTTATCTTTCAATGATGCCATTTTATAAGGGGTTTACGGGGAGGATTAGTAAGGTTGTTGAAAAGAATAATATGACAAAATTCATTACAAAGGGGAAATACAAGATTGAAGATGATAAGGTTATTATTACAGAACTACCCATTGGTAAGTGGACACATGATTTTAAGGAATATATTGAGAGTGTCATTCAAAAAGAAGACTCATGGATCCTTGATTATGAAAACCATTCAACAGATACGAAGGTTAAGTTTGTAGTTAAGGTTTCAGATGAAGTATTATTTGATAATACCTATAAAACAAAGGATGTAATTATGGAGCAGTTTAAACTGACATCTAATAAATCAATCTCTAATCTACATTTGTATAATAAGACAGGTACGATTAGAAAATATGATACTATTTATCAAATTATTGATGAACATTACTATACGAGAATGAATATGTATTCCCGTAGGAAGGAGTACCAGTTAAATAATCTTATGAAAGAAATTATGCTCCTTGAAACAAAGATGAGATTTATTCAGAATGTAATTGATGAAGAGATTATTATTTATAAACAGAGTAAGGCTGTAATCGTTGATCGGTTAAGGGAATTAGAATATCCTTTCTATGAAAATAATGAAATGTTTGAATATGATAAAGATGTAGATGTTAAATCTCAATATAATTATTTACTGAACCTATCTATCTATAATTTCACACTTGAAAAAGTAGAAGATTTAAGTAATGAAACTACTTCGAAGAAAGAAGAACATGATAAACTTGAATCTATGGATATTAAGGATATTTGGAGGCAAGAACTCAATGCTTTTGAAGAAAAATATAATGAATGGAAGAAAAAATGATAATAAAATGATATTAAAGGAATAATAATATTATTATGTAATAAATATGCTATCAGATTATCTATGGATTGTAGTTGGAGGCGGTATTTCATCTTTTATTGCTGCGATGGGAATTGGTGCGAATGATGTGGGAAATGCATTTGCTTCATCTATCGGGTCAAAAGCACTAACAGTTAAGAGTGCTGTTCTAATTGCCTCAATATTTGAATGTGCCGGGGCTATTCTTATGGGGTCACATGTAACTAAAACAATAAGAAAAGGTATCGCTGATTATGAATGCTTTGAAGAGTCCCCTGAAATATTCATCTATGGTTGTTTTTGTGTACTATTGTCTGTTGGGGCATGGTTATTTACAGCATCATATTTAGAAATGCCGGTATCTACAACACATTCATGTGTTGGTGGTATGATTGGGATGACAATGGTTACGGGTGGTTCAGATTGTGTAATATGGTATAAAGCGACTGATTCTTTCCCATGGATCGGAGGTGTTTCTGGTATCATAGTATCTTGGTTTTTATCTCCAGTATTTTCAGCGATTGTATCTGGTAGCATATTTTATTTAACACGTACATTTGTATTAAGAAAAGAAAATAGTTTTGATAGATCATATTGGACAATACCTATCTTTGTTTCTTTAACCCTGACAATGAATGCATTTTTTATTATTTATAAAGGTGGGAAAGGAATAGATTTAGATGATATTGAACCATTAACAGCATTATTAATTTCATTAGGAATCGGTTCATTTATAGGTATGTCTATCATACCATTTATTCCAAAGATGAAAGATCGAATCAATAGAAGGTTAGAATGTAGAGGTGAAGATATAATACCTGTAAATAATACAACGGAGGTAAATAATACAACGGAGGTAAAGGATAAAAAAGGAATACTTAAAATAGTGGGTAAAGTCAAAGATAATATTAATTATGATATAGATGACCTTAAAGTAGATAATGTGAAAGATATCCATGATAATTGTGAAAAGTTTGATGAAAAAACTGAAGAGAGTTTTAAATATGTCCAGGTATTTACTGCCGTATGTGATTCATTTAGTCATGGAGCAAATGATGTTGCGAATGCGATTGGTCCATATGCTGCTATTGTATCTATCTACGTGAATGATGGAGAATTATCCAATAAAGTAGAGATGGATAAATATGGATACGCTATATTAGCTATGGGTGGTTTGGGTATATCAATGGGGTTATTCCTGTATGGATATAAGATAATACGTGCGATAGGTGTGAAGTTATCATGTATTACACCTAGTAGAGGGTTTTCAATTGAATTGGGTTCTGCTACAATTATAATTATAGGGAGCCGACTAGGAATTCCATTATCAACTACACACTGTCAAGTTGGAGCAACAATGGGTGTTGCTTCTTTAGAAGATTTCCGAGGATGTTCTGGGATCAATTGGAAAATTGCTTGGAAAGTATTCTTTGGATGGATCATTACACTTGTTGTAGTTGGTGGTTCAACTGGATTATTAGTCGCACAAGGTATTTACTCTCCAAGTGAATATGGGATATGTGATAATCCCTATTTAGAGAATAATTCAACATTAAATAATTAAAAATTTGAAATAGTAAGAAATAAGTATTCAAACTTATTAAACCATGAAGGATACAGAAAAACATCTGGTCTCGGCCCTTTTAGAATGTATGTGCCAGTATCAAAAGGAAAATAATGTAGAAAGGGAATGTATGGCAAATACTCAGCTCCTTTTGGATATTTTGAGGGATAGTAAAATAACAGGTGCGAAAGCGAAAGCATGTATGTGTACAGGTCTGCTGCTGCGCGGTGAAGAACAAGTACAGGTATGTGTTGATAAACATTTTGTAGTTGAAATAGATGGAGAGGTGTTTGATCCATCATATTGTATTAATAAGCTAAAAGATAGAAGTTATTACTATAATGACATTGGTTTCATTAATTTCATGAATGAAGAAATTAAAACAGGTAATCCAGGTAATTGGCAAGGGAAATTAGTTTCAATCAAAGGATATGAAAGGTTTAAACAAATAGCAGAAAAAATGAATAAGAATGAGGATGTTGCGGGCGGTCTCCCACATTATAAAAATCAAAAAAATTATATAATGTCACAGCCTCAGTTTAAGGTAGTTTAACATTATATTCATCCGTAATGTGTTGATCATATTTCCTTGTTGGACCACCCATTATATAGGAGTACATCCTTGCTTTACCCCATGATTCCGCTGTTTGATTTGGCCTTGATCCAGAACTATAATATGCCCCCTGTCCCTTTTTTACAACTTCTTTTAAAGCTTTTACTGGTATTCCGGTTACTTTGGAAATATCTTTATATGTTTTAACACCTTCTCCATATTTCTTTTCAAACTTAGTAACCCATGAACTTTTTTTAGATTCATAACTTTTTAATTTTGGCCGATCAATATATTTGCCTTTTTTATATTGACGTATTGATTTCCTTATATTTTTTTCTTGTTTTGATTTATCTTTCTTAGAGAGTCTATCTACATATTTTCTTGGAATTTTACCACCCTTAAGGACTACATCTCTTAATTCCATATTTTGTGTTGATTCATTAATATTATGCCATTTAGTTAATTTCTTTGCAAAATATTTATTCTCTATATTATGTAATATTGGATAAGAATCAGGAGGAATAGGTCCACTTGTTAAATAGAGATAATATTCATTTATAATTCTATGGGAATCAAGTTTATCTTTTAATTCTTCAAGACATTTAGTAGGGTTAATTGATACTTTATTATTTAATGGATTAGTAGCACATCTACCATAAGAAAATGGCATAATGTAAAACTTCAACATTGTAGTTGTATTATTTATATCTAATTTTTGATCGGGAAAATCTTTGGTTGAATCTAGACCTATATTTTTAAGCCATTGATCAACTCTTTCATTTCCTCCACCAGATAATATATTTTGATAGTTTTCTATATTTATTCCTAGATAATCAAGGACTAATAATGCTGGTATATTATATATTTCATATCCATTAAAAAATAAACGCGTGGCATCGGACGGATTTTCTAAGATAATATCATCTAAAATATTTCTAATATCATCTAATTTTCTCCCATGTTTCAGATGAAATGTTGGATCTAGAAGATATAAATTGATTGTTTTTGTATTTTGTTTGAGTGCTTTCATAACAATCGGAATAGGGAGTTGTTGTGATAATAGATTATGAATAAATTGATATTCTTCATTTTCTATAATACTTTCTCTAATATTACGTGTATTTTCAATTACATTTCCCCATAGTACTACAACTATATCATTCTCTTCATATGTATTTGTTGTAATAAATGTATTTATATCTTCTATTTTATTATCTTTATAATTCGGATAAATTTCTTCAAAGACAGACATTTTATTACCGGGCCTTATCATTACTTTTAATGTATCATTATTTTGAATATCGTTTACGTTTTCTAAAGTATTTTCTGATTTATTAATAATAACATCAAACTTCGGTGGTATATTGAATTTTTTCCTTATTAAAGATCTAATATCGGATATATCATATCTTTCGGCATTATTTATTATAAAAGGTTTTCCTAATGTTGCCGCAATTCCAACAAGGTTTATAAATATTTGCATATTTATAAGTTAAAATATTTAAAAATTAATAGTAGTATAAATATAAATATAAATATAAATATGAGTGATGATAAGAAAATTGACTATCTAGAAGTGGATGATCAAATTCCAGGGCAAAATTTTGTATGTTTATCTTTTGTTTCACCCGAAGCATTAATGGAATCTAAAGAAGCTTTCAAAGTAGCTAAGTTTTTACAAGCATATTGCAAGGATAAAGATTTGGAGATTAATAAAGTTATGGAGGAGTATGATAGTTTTACATATAAATACCAGGATGAAATTCAAAAAGATTTTGATGAAAGAAATAAATTTCAGACAAACATCCGTGGATTGAAGGTACGTGGTTGCTATAACACAAAAGAAGAAGCTACTTCTAGAGCTGAAAAACTTCAGAAATTAGATAGTGATTTCCATGTCTTTGTTGGTCAGGTTGGTTACTGGCTTCCATGGGATCCATGTGCTGACAAAGTTGAAGATGAGAAATTCATTGATTCACAGTTGAATGAAATGATGGAGAAATACAAAGAAAATAATATTAATAAGGATATCTTCTATGAAGACCAAAAGAGAGAAAAGGTGAAAGCTGCTCGCGAAGAAGCGATCCGTAAGAAGAAAGAAAATGATGAAAGAATTAAGAAAGAGAAAGAAGAACAAGATAAATTATCAATTGAGGATAAATCTGATGAACCAATTGTGGAAGAATCAGAAGCCGAAGTTGAATCAGAAGCCGAAGTTGAATCAGTCGCTGTAGATTTAAGTAAATCTATTATTCAAGAGACTGTAAAGAATATTCAAGAAGAAGATAATAATGTAGGTGGTGATATTAAGGATATAGAAGAAATAGTTTCTGAAAAAGTTGAGGAAGAAGTTGTGAATAACGAACTTGATTCTGATTTAAAAGAAGCACTAAATGAAGATGATCCATGGTTGAAAAATAAATTAAGTAAGGATAAAGAAGCCTAAATAAATAATAAGCCTAAATAAATAATAAGCCTAAAATAAATAAGTATATATATTATATTAATAATGATTATAAAGTTTATAGTAATTACATTATTTATATATATATTTTATCATATCACTGTGTATTTACAAAGTATTAATAAAAGGGAATGTACAACGCTTTATAGACCCGATAATAAAAAACAAACTCAAATAGAAAATGAAATATATGATGAAGGTGTTTTAAATGAATTTTATAACATCATAAGAATAAACTACCTTAGAAAAATACAAGATTGTATTGATAATGACATGGGTACGAGATGTGATACGCCAAATATTTCTATAGAAGATTGGAGTAACATACAGTATTACATAGAGAATAATAGTGATATTAAAGGTGGATTTGAAAAAGAAATAATGGATGCATATAGACATCGCTTGGATAAATGTCTAAATAATCCAACTGTTACTTGTGGAGAAGAAGAAATGAATAGAATAAAAGAAAACTTACCATCAAAAGATGTATTAAATGCTTTTAGATATAGATATGCTTCTTGTTTAATTGATAGTTCAGGTATAATTTGTCCTGAAGATGAACTAAGTTATCTTGAAACTTATATTGATGGAAATTAAATATATTATAAATATATACAATGAGATTTAATTTTCTGATATTTATAATATCTATTATATTTATAATCATGGGTTATGTAAAACAAAATAATCCAGATTGTAAACAGGGAGAGAAAATAAAATATGTACCTATGTCTGTATATCAAGAATTAGAAAGTGAAAAACCTTTTCTGGAATAAGTTATTTACAGATTCTATAAAACGGATAATCTCCACATTTTGAACTTTTCCTAACAATTTTACATATATCTCCGGGAGCAAGTCTAATTAACTTACTAATCATATCATTTTTTAAAATTATTGGCAATTGATTCATTGAACAATTACACTGTTCAAGGATTTTTTTTATATCTTCAGTCTTTCTAATTGGAGTTGATTTTGGTACGAGACGATGATTAAGCATATTATTAGTTAGATTGTTAACATCAAATAAATGTACATTTCTAAAGTGTGAATTTTTCAAAAGATAATCATTTTCTTTCATCTCACTAATTATTTCTTCACTTAATCCTTTTATTTCAAGTTCCGATTGTAGTTTAATATTCATTAGATTGAAACTCGTTTCAAGTGATTCTGAAATTGTATCATTAATAATTATAAGAAGGCTGTCTTCATATTGAATAATTTCTTCTTCGTATAATTTAGCAAGTTTATCACATGCTGATTTAGTCACCTTTGAGTTCAATCTTCCAATTTCTGGGAAATTATAATAGATGATGTGAAGGCTATGGGATGGTATATATTTATGTTTTAAAGTAAGGTTACATCCAGAAGCTACTCCAAATAATGATAATGAATTGATTTTACCAGAAGGGATAGTATACATTTTCTCTACTTCGGCATTGGATAAATTGGCAATTGTACTAGTGTCCCATTCATCTTTAAGGACTTCTTTGAGTGTATATCTTGTATGGTTCACTTTCTCTACGATATTCATTTATATTATATTATAAAATAGTTTTATATAATTATTCAAATTTATTTTTCAATAAATCTTTGATTAATATTGGAACATATATAATTCATAGGAGCTTTCACATTATCATAAACACTATTAATAAAATCAATATGGGAACTCATTTTTTTACAATCTTCTTTATTATCACTGACTAATTTAATTAATATATCCAATTTATCATCTAAAGAATTTACTTTTTTATCTAATGCATTTAGCTTTTGATCAATTACTACCATTTTAGTATATATATTTTGATGGCCGATAACATTCATACTTTATATAATAGTTCTATGTATTAATATCAAAAATAATATAGTAAATTGAACCATTATACCAGATATACCATCATGGTACATACTTCTAACTGTGCCTAGATTTTTATAGTATGTGTCTTCTATATGTGGGAATAACTTACTAAACTTCATTATGAATCCATATAGAGCGGATATAATAAAAGATAAAATCATAAAATGAATAATATTTGTATGGTTTTTTAAATCTCTTGGGAAATCCATAATATTTACTATAATCATTTGACATGTAGCTCCTATAAAACCAGCAATGAGAGCGGCCGCTAATAAGGTATGTTTTTCAAAATATGGTTTTAGATATCTTATAAAATCATATTTCATAAATTCTGGGAGGGATTCATATCCTTCTGATAAAAATCTCAGGACTACATCCCATAATGCTGTTATAACAAATGTTAAAATGTATAATTTACTATTGTCCATTTATATATTATATATTATACTATATATAATTTAAGAGTATAATTTATCATTTGATTCACCACTACTATCAAAATGGGAGTCTTTATTTCTATCAATAATCCTATAGAACTCATCAATCAATCCATTGATGTTATCTGAGTCCCTATTATAGAATAGAAATTCTTGAAGCATAGCGGTTGTATATTGTCTATTTTTAATTAATTTATAAAATGAGTTAAAACTATTATTTTCTTTATCTTTAATAATTTGTGTAAAGATACTTTCTGATTGATACTTATCAGCATACCCTAATTCATACATGTGGTCTACACGACAAGACCTTAATACTGCACTATCAATTACTTCTGGTTTATTTGCTGTTATGAATAATAGAGTACCTTCTACACAGGCAAAACCATCAAAACAATTTAATAAACCCTGTAATGTGATACCATTATTATCATCACCCTTCTTTCTATCTGTGAAAATAGAATCAATATCTTCAATTACAATAATGGTTTTTTCTTTAACAGCCTTTTCCGATGGATCATCATTCATATATGAAATAGCTGTGATTAGATCATAATCAGTTATTTCTTTAGAAATAGGAATAATATAAATATGACAATCAAAGTGAGATGCAATCGTTGTTATTGTAGATGTTTTTCCAGAACCCGGGACACCATATAACATAAATACATTCTTATAAGGAATACCATTTGAGATATATTCATCGCGTGTTGTTTCAGAAAAGAAATATTCAATCTTGTCAATAATCTCTTCTTTGACACCTTCTTGAAGGTAAAGTGTTTCTATTGGTCGTTTTGGATTTTGAGAAATAAAATTCCAATACTCTTTTTTCCAATAGCTAATATTAAGCGTTAATTTATTTGTCTTTTTTGATTCATTAATAATAGCCTTACAATATTTATTAGAAGAATCTATTAATTTAAATATTGTGTCTATATCTCCAGAAGATAAACTAAGTCTTTTATAAATTATTTCTTCACTACTACCACAACTCTGTGACCGTAACAATTTAATATTATCTTTTTCTGATGTCTTTAAAGTTTCAATTTTTAAATGAATGTCTTTATCATCAAAAACAATAGTTACTTCTGAATCTATGGGATTACAAATTCTAACTAATTCTGATAATTTATTACATCTACGTCCATATTCATAATTTTTAACAAATGTTTCGGATACATATTCAAATGAATTAAAACTATCAGTATATTTTTCATATAGGTAATGCATTATCTTATCATATGTATTCGTGTTACTATACAATACAATTTCTTTCATTATAGTATATTTTATATTTATCTCTTTAACATATTTAAGGTTGTAATATAATATATATATGTTAATATGGATATCAATTCTACCGATACTAAACATATTGAATATGGAAAAATAAGATATGAAAACAATGAATTAAATGCAAAATGGATTAATGATCAAATCAAATCATATCATTTATTCTGTCATTTTAATAAACCAAATGAAAAGTTTAATAATGGTATTGAGGTTAAAAAAGAAAAGAGCCTCGATCCTTTAAACCAAGAATTATTAAACATACTTTTTAGAACACAAATACAAAAAAATAATGAGATAATGGATGAAGAAACCGGGGATTATGTAATAGCACCTGAATATATAAATTTAATGATGGAATATTGTGATTCTTGTAATAAAGAATGTTTAGATTCAATCAATATATTATTAAATCATCCCGTATTTAAAGGAAGTAGTAATATTAAACATATAAATAAGTGTGTAAAACAAATTAAAACATTTTAAATTTGACTTAGTATTTAATTTGATTATACAAGAGTAATACTGACTATGGAGGTATTTGACATCATTCATGGATATATTAACATCGATCCTTTAGCCAAACGTATCATAGAAACTGAAGAATTCCAAAGGTTGCGAGAAATAAAACAGTTGGGTTGTTGTAATCAAGTGTTCCCTAGTGCTATACATACCCGATTTGAACATTCATTGGGTGTTTACCACCTAGCTAAAAAGTATATTCAAATACTAAATAAAGATGGACAATTCACTGATGAAGATATTAAATGTATAACAGTTGGGGCTTTAATACACGATATAGGTCATGGACCATATAGCCACTTATTTGATGAAATAGTTAGTAATGATCATGAATATAGATCTATAGAATTACTGAAACATATGAATCAAAAATATGGTTTAGATTTTAATAGTGGGGAATTAAAAAAGATTGAGGATATTATTAATCCACCACAATCTCTATCTGAAAAGAATGATAAGAAATATATTTATCAAATTGTATCAAATAAAACTGGAATAGATATTGATCGTTTTGATTATATAATGCGCGATATTAAGATGACTGGATTAAATTATGGTATTGAATATGAAAGGATTATGAATAATACTTTTATCAAAGATGGGAAATTAATCTATTCCGAAAAAGTTAAAACAAGTATTGAAGAGTTTTTCAGAATTAGATTTATTATGCACAAAGAAGTTTATAACCATAGAACAGTTCGTTCTATTGAATATATGATGAAAGAATTTATCACCCAAATAGGGGATGCAATAGACTTATCTCAAATTATAGATGAAGATCAATGGGATAAGTTTATTCAATTAACAGATAGTATTATCAATATATTTCCACACCGCTGGCTACTAAGGCCGGACCACGAGGTCATGTGTCCTCAGCCAGGTACAGAGGAGGCAACGACGTGGGGTGGTGGTGGAAGGTGGGCCAACATACAAATGATTATTAAGAATATTAAGATTAGAAATATATATAAATGTATTGGTGAATTAATTACGAACTATGAACCAGAAATAAAGGAACAATCAAATGATAATGTTATTATTGATATTGTAAAATTATCATATTATGGAAAAGAAGAGTGTTCCTATATCAAGGAAAGAAATGCGATTGATACCACACCAAAAAAAATTATTGATGATGAATATGTAACTAGTATTTACTATAAGGAAGATAAGTATAAGTCTGAAGCAAGTACATTATTTACTAATATTCAAGAAAAATTAATCTAATGACATTACATTCTCTTCGCCTTCATCATCTAGATCATCAACTAATATGTCTTTACTACCTTCTATATTAGATTTAAGATAATTAAATACATTTTTATTATCTATATTTTTATCTGTTATTAATCTTGGAGCGATACCCATTGATTCAAGTTCTTGTAATAATAATTTCATAGCATATGGTATTTGGATATTTGCTTTTGTTTCTTTAGAGTCATCATATGAAATTAGACCCGTATTTGTATCTATTTGTACATTAAACTTATCAGATCTCTCCATAACAGATTCATTCAAGAATTGAGATATACCGTGGGATAAGATTGAATCACGTTCCATCTCTCCTATACGCAGACCACCATTATTAGCACGACCCGCGGCAGGTTGTCTTACAAGGTAATTATCTTTTCCAGTAGCTCTGCTGTGCATTTTATCAGCAACCATAATTTTTAATCTTTGATAGTATGTTGGACCAATAAATATAGATGTGTTGATTTGTTCTCCTGTCTTTCCTGAATACATGACTTCTTCTCCATTTTTTTCATAATTAAAACCCTCTAAGACTTTAGAGAATTCTGTTATATCATTATTTTGGAAAGGAGTGGCATCCCCCAAATGACCGGATAAACAAGAACTCTTACCAAGAATAACTTCTAATAATTGATTGACTGTCATTCTACTTGGTATAGCATGTGGATTAACAAGAATATCTGGTACGATTCCATCTTTAGTAAATGGCATTTCACATGCTGGAATAACCATACCACACATACCTTTTTGTCCACATCTTGAGGCAAACTTATCTCCTATACCGGCTACTTTTTCTTTTCTAACCCTTACTTTAGATGTCCTCAAACCTTCTTTATTTTTAGTTACAACAACTTTATCAACAATACCAGAGCTACCAAAATTTGGTTTTTTACCAATCACTCTGGTAACTTCTTGACCATTTCTCATTTCCTTCTTACATTTAGACATAATTATATCATTATCAGTGATATATACACCTTCTTTAATAAAACCATTGTCATCTAACTTTTCATATTTACCTAGTTCTAATTTTTGAATATTTTTTTCTAATGAAGGATTACCAAAATAAACCTTCTTTCCTTTTACAATTTCTTCGCTATCTTCATAACTTCTAAAATACAATGATTTAAACATTCCACGTTCAACAGAAGAAGAGTTTAATATAACAGCATCTTCTTGATTATACCCTCCATATGATGCTATCGCTACAATAGCATTTATACCATATGGTAATTTATCTACATCAGTATATTTTTTATATCTAGTAGTAACTATTGGTCTCTGAGGATAATAAAGAATATGAGAAAATGTTTCAAATCTAGTATTATATGCTGAAGAATATACACCTACAGCCTGTTTAGTTTGTTGACATGAAAAAGCATTACGTGGATATTGGCTATGTTCAGGGAATGGAATATTCAATGAGACAGCACTTAATATGAGTGAAGAATGTATTTCACAATGTGTATGTCTATTTTCAAAAGAGTTCATATCTTTGGCTATTAATGAATTTTCAGATTCAATTGAATCAATATATTCAATTACAGCTGATGTTCCTTCTAAGAATTCAATATAATCTTTCTCAGTACTTTTTAATTTATTTAATTCTTCTCTATAATAATTTGAATCTGAAAAGTTTAGATCTTTATTAGAATCATATAAATAACCATGGATTGATTTTTTCCATGTTTCAAGGTAACTAATATCACCAGAAATTAATTCATTGTATTTGTTTCCACGTTTATCAGATTTAAGGTTAAATATAGGTCTTATTATTCTTCCAGAGTCAGTAAATACATGGAATTCATTCATTTGTATATTCCATGATATAGATGTCGTTATATTTATAAAGCTATTTAATTTTAGCAATTTCATATATTTAAGAAGCCATGGAGGCTTTGAATGAAGTCCTATAAACTTTCCATTAAGAAAGACCTTTGTTAATTTATGAATGTCTTCGGATACAATTGAATCTAGTTCAATTAAATCTCCATCTTGAAGGGCATTATAAACACCTTCTTCATATATATTATTTGTTACCCTTGCAATTATGGAAAGATGATTAATAATACCAACATTACCACCATCAGGTGATTCGGTTGGACATACAAATCCCCATTGTGAATTATGAAGCTTACGGGGTCCTATTGTTTTTGATCCAGATGGTAAAGGTGTTGATAATCGTCTAATATGAGATAAAGTACCTAACATAACATTTCTATTTAAATCTTGAACTATACCTTGTCTTGATGAAACACCAGTTCCAAATCTAGCCCCAAATGATTTAGTGATCGTTTCCATTACTTTATTATCAAAGACTTTATTGATATTAAACTCATTTATGATATCTGAAATATCCATGTTTGGTAGAGATTCAAAATTTAGCTTATACTCAGAATCAACTTTAAGTGAAGTATTTCTTTTGAATTTACCCCAAAGCTCTCTGTACAGTTCTAATAATAAAGAACCAGGTAAATCTACTCTCTTATTAATATATGAATCTCTATCTGTTTCCGGGTAAACACCAATATGTGTTAATAATAGTTTCCTTATAATATATCCAAGATAGATACATTTAGCTTCATTATCACTTCCATAATTAGGGAATAAATTATTATTTAATATATCATAAACATTAAAATTTTCTTTACCTTTTGTATTTAGAGATAAAAATTTATAGGCTGATTTCTGAGTATAGATTGGTTCAGAAGCTTTCACAGATGGAATAATTAATTCTAATATTTTTGATTTAAGCTCTTTATTATCTGTATCATGAATAATGAGTGATAATATTTGTTTATCGGTTATATACCCGAGGGCTCTAAATAGAATAAAAAGAGGAACTTGAACATCAAAACCTAAAATTCTAACATTAAATGAGTTTTCTACCCTTGTGATTATTTCAGAACCAACCTTTTTCTTTATTTTATTTTCTATAAAAGATACTAAATTAGTCCTTGAAGATTGAAATCCTTCATTAGAAATAGATTTGATATTACCTTGTATAATAATATTGTCTTCATTTGATTTATTAATATAAAGGATGTTATTTACTTTCTTTTCCTGAGATAAAACAACCTTTTCTTTCCCATTAATAATAAAATATCCACCATGGTCATAAGGACATTCTCCAAGTTCACTCAGTTTAATTGAGTCTAAGTCACGTAATATACATGATTTAGAATGTACCATAATAGGTATTGCTCCTATATTAACATTTTCAAAGTTTTTAACTTTATTCGGTATCGGTTTCCCATCTTCGCCAACATCATGGAATATAAAATGAATACCTATATTACAGAATATAGTACTCTTATATGTTAAATTCTTAAGTCTTGCATCATTGGGTAACATTTCAGATAATGTATCGTCATTATAGATTGCTGGGGGAGAGATAAATATATTTTCACGCCCTTCTATTATATCACCTGATTCATCTAATGTTTCACCATAGTATATTCTTATTTCATATGAGAAATTACCAGAAGAAGGGTTTTCACCTTTATATAAAATAAAAGGATTTTCACGCCTGATAATATTATCAATACCATTTTGTTTTGAAAAAAGAAATTCATCATAAGAATCTATCTGGTGTTGCGATTTATAATAACTAGTATCTCTGAAGAATGTATCTATCACATTCCATGGATTAATAAGTTTTTTATCTTCTACTGACATTATATTATACTATGGATTTTTTTTATTTTTGAATCGTAACCTTGAATAAATTTGAAAAATTCTTTTATTTCTTAAAAGATAAAAGATGGACTATAAAGACTTTAAAACCTGTTTCTCAGGTAATTGTGGTTTTTGTAAAGATTGCTATCATACCATTGACTTTAAAGGTTTAAATGAAAATAGTAAGAGTCAAATAAATTATAAACATGTCCTGAATGTACTCAATATGTCTACTGGAGAAAAACATACTCCTCCCCCAGTACCAGAGAATCCATGGGAAATGTATCAGAGAATGAATCGAGTTTCTGAAGCATCCTTTAGAACTAAAGAATTAAAGCTTGCTTATTTCCTTAAAAATAATGTTGAAAAAAATGTACTAAGGAATATTTTTAGGGAATGGAATAATTCCAAAAATATTGAAAGAAATTAATTTAAAAATGAATAATAAAATAAAGTATAAAATATGAAGAATCAATTATTTCGAGTTTCGCCGGATGTAAAAATTATTACCATGATATTAAATATTTTTGGTATCGTTGATATCAATGATAATCATTCATTTACAAGGAAAAATTTAATTGATTTAAAAACCGTGGAGAAGATGAATGGTATTAAAGAAGAACTTAATAAATATTACATACCATGTAAATCTAGAAAGTATTTAAATGATCTAAATGAAAAAAAATGTATTACTGTTCTCAGACAATTCCTGAAAAGTTATAACCATACATTAATTTCAAAGGAAAAATATATTAAATCAGAAAAGATGTTATTTTATCAAGTTATTCCACAGCAAATAGAAATGTTAACAAAAGAAAGAGGAAATGAAAAAGTAGTTATTTCTTTTGAATAATCTCTTTACATGGTGAAAATGTTTTTCTATGCCATTCTGTTACACCATACTCATTTAAAGCTTCTAAATGTTTTTTTGTTCCATAGCCCTTATTTTTTTGAAGTTCATATTTTTCAAGTTCAGGGTTATTTTTAACTAATTCTTTTATATAATTATCACGATATGTTTTAGCAAGAATACTTGCTGCAGCAATACTTTTATATTTATCATCCCCTTTAACTATACACTTATGATATATATAGTCATCCTTTTTACTACAGTAATATTGTTTAAAATGATTACCATCAACTAAGATTGTATCTATTTCTACATCTTCCTTAGATACATTATCTAAACAAAGATGCATTCCATCTAAAGTAGATTTTAATATATTATGCTTGTCAATATAATTATGATCCATTAATTGAATACTATAAGCAACAGCATTATTAATAATATATTCATAACATTTTTCTCTGTATTTCTCTGTACATTTTTTGGAGTCTTTTATTACCATAGCATTTTCAGGGTCTTTTTTAGGCCATATGACAGAGGCAATACATACTGGACCAAATAAACATCCTCTCCCAGCTTCATCTAAACCAACTTCTATTTTGTGTTCATCATCATATTGTTCCAATAGTGTATTCCCTTTTTTACTCATTATAAATATATTACTATATATTAATATGCTTCTAAATAGTTACTTATGGAAGAAGGGGATAAAAAAGAATAGATTTTCAAATGATTTAGATGATATGAAATCAATTATTCCAAGGACATCGTTAAACGAGATAAGTTTTATGCAGAATATTCTACTAGAAGAAACAAAGGTAGAGATTAAAAATATTAACCTTAGTAGAGGAGGTACTGTGGTACTTATGCCAGATTCAAATGTTGAGGGGGGTGAGGAAGAACCTGTTGTTGAAGAAAAAGAAGAAGAAGAAGAAGAACCTGTTGTTGAAGAAAAAGAAGAAGAAGAACCGGTTGTTGAAGAAAAAGAAGAAGAACCGGTTGTTGAAGAAAAAGAAGAAGAACCGGTTGTTGAAGAAGAAGAAGAACCGGTTGTTGAAGAAGAAGAAGAACCGGTTGTTGAAGAAGAAGAAGAACCGGTTGTTGAAGAAGAAGAACCTGTTGTTGAAGAAAAAGAAGAAGAAGAAGAAGAACATGTTATTGAAGGGGGTAATGAATCAGAAGGTGGTTTTATGGAACTTGAAGAAGGTCCACCGGAAGATATTGGTATAGATGAACCCATATTACCCCCGAGTAATGAAGGTGGGGATAGTGATATAAAACATGTTGTAGTTACAAAATTTTTTTAATATTTAAAATTATTTTCTTTTATCATATATAAATGACTTTAAATCTCATATACATGGCTAAACCAATTTATGGAGGATGGGTAACATTCACGGCACATTTATGTCTTAAATATAATTGTGAACTATTTAAGATAGGTAAAAAAACTGAAAAAAATAAGAGAAACTATGGATACGGAGTAGAATATAAAAATACTAAATCAGATGAATTAATTAATAGAGAAAACATACTTATAACAGCTGTTGATAAGCATTATTGGGAATATCTAAAATTATTCCCTAAAGGTACTAGGATTGTTATACATGATCCAACAGAAGTGAAAGGAAAGAATAATGAACTAGTTAAATTCATTAAACATTTTAAAATTATAACCATACGTAAGACGGTTCAAGATTTCCTTAAAAAAGAATATGGTGTTGATTCTGATTTCTTACCACACCCCTTTTATGAGTATCCAAAAAATGATCAGTTATCTAAATATTATTCATTGTCTATATCACGGATAGACTTTGATAAACATACTGATTTAATATTAAAAGCGAATCAGGAAATAGAGGAAGAAGATAAAAAAATTATTATTTTTGGAGCTGAGAATAGATTATTTGTCCATCATAAATTAAAAGATTTAGATTTTGAAAAATATTGGAGAGGTAAGTTTCCAAAAACATTACCACTTAGTCATGAAGGAAATGACTTATTAAATAATTGTAGGTATATTGTTGATATGTCTATTATTAAAGGAGATGGAGGGGGTACACAATACACGTTTTTAGAAGCTATTTATCATGATTGTGCATTAATATTACACAAGGAATGGGTTGATAGTGGTGATTTATTCGTAAAAGATCATAATTGTTATGTTGTTGGATATAGCGAAGATATAGGCCAAGAAATAGCCGATATAATCAATTCTCCATTGGATGATAAATATAATATGATTTTGAAAAATTCTAAGGAAATACTTACTGACCATATTAAAGTAGACTGGTTATAATTGAAATTTAAATATAATATATAATATTAATTATGTCACCAAATAAAAAAACTTGTTTAACATGTGTTGAGGATAATGATGAAAATGAAAATAAAATACCTGATTGGTATAAGAAAGAAGGTAATTATTCATTACTACCTAAAATATTAAATTGTAGTGATGAATACAATGCAAATAAAATAGACTTAGTAGAAGACATACCTGATATTACTGATACTGAAATAAGGGCAACTGTTAAAACAGGGAAACCAGATACATGGGTTTTTTATTGGGCCGCAGATACACATGGAAAATCAATTGTATCTGATAGTCCCGCGAAAGCTTATAAAGATCATAATAATAAAGGTTTAAAAAAGACTGATGGTAGTGGTAAAATTGAAATGGTTTTAAGTTGTCCACAACCATATAAAGTGAATAATGTGGTTTATCCAAGGCATATACATTATGTATTATTGAAGGAAGATAAAACATGGGAGCTACAGGTTAGAACTAAAGATGTAACATGTAAAGTTACAAAAGAGGTGATTGATAAAACGATTGAATCAAGGGATCATATTATTGTTAATTCTTCATTAACAAAAGGGGTATCAATTGAAGGATCTATTACTATAAAACATGATGAACTTAAAGAAGATACAATGAAAAAAAAATTAATATTATTATTAAAACCTGAAAAAGAATTACGTTCTCAATTGAATGATATAGATATACTTGACGTACCAATCATTGTTTATAGTAGTTCTAAAAATATTGAAGATTCTAAATTATTAATTCAAAAATTATCTGATTCAGGATTTACCAATTTTAGTTTATTTGATGATTCGGAATCTAAAGGTGAGGAAACTAATTCCTATATTAAAGATGAGGATAATAAATCAACTATTAAAGAAGATACATTTAACCTTGATTTAAGTGAAGAAACATTATTATTAGTAAATGGTGATATAAAATTAAAACTTATACACAACATAAAAACTGACAAATTATATAGCAAGGTTAATGGAGAAAATGTTGAAATTGGAGAATGGGATGGAAAAAAAATAGAAAAATGGACTAATAATGAAGAATCAAAATCAATAAAAGAAAAATATGAAAACCTGGTAAATAATATAGTTAAGGTAGAAACCGAATCTGATGATGAAACCGAATCTGATGATGAAACCGAATCTGATGATGAAACCGAATCTGATGATGAAACTGAGTCTGATGATGAAACCGAATCTGATGAAGAAAAAGAGAAAGAAGCTGATAAAGATGAAAAAATTAAGGTGGGAGGTAAGACGAATTCAATACAACTACAAAAATTACGTATGTTACTTACTGGAGAAGATAAAAATATTATGAATGGTGGATATAAGATTGATTCTATTCAAGTAAAAGAAAGTAAAAATAATCTTAATAACATGATTAAGAAGAATTATAGAGGATGGGGGTATACCATATTTTAAATTTGATTTAATATTTCGGATTCTTTCAATAAATATGGAATCCATTACTAATATGAAGGAAGAGGTTGGTGTAAAAACACAAAAAAAAGAGTTAGTAGATGGTCCTTGTAAGGTTATAGATGAGACTAAAGGAAGTGGTGAAACCGGACCACAAAATAAATGTTCAAAAAAGAAAACTAAGAAAGTAAGGTGTCATCAATGCAATGTGAAATGTGGTATGATGAGTTTTAATTGTGAATGTGGGCATACATTTTGTTCAAAACATGTAACTCGTGTATCCCATAATTGTATTAAAATCGAAGAAAATAATGAAAAGAAAAAAAAAGAAATTGAAAATAATCTACCGTTAACAGAATTTTCTAAGTTTGAAAAGATATAGATTTAACATTTATAATTATTATGGAATTTCTTAATCGCATTTACCACCTTTTTTTCATTCATTTCTATGTCCTCTATTAGATATTTTCTAAGCCCATCAATATCTCTAGTACTTGATACTAATGGGATTTCTTCTTTTTTAAGTTTATCTCTAAAAAGTTTAAAATTATCCTTTGAATCATTAAATAGTTGTAAATAGTTATCAGGGAAATTAAATGGAGTATTTGAGATAATATCTTCAATTGAATCATATTTTTTAATTAGTTTATATGCTGTAACATTACCAATTCTTGGGACAGTAGCACAGTAATCGCATCCACATAATATACAGAAATCAATAAATTTTTCTGGAGTGAGATCTAATCCTAATATAACCTTATCATAATCAAATACAGAAATAATATCTTTTCTCTTTAAAGTTTTATCCTTACAGTTTGTAATTAATCTAGGGCATCCATATACAAGGGTATCCATATCCTCTGTGAGTACATAATCAACATACCCCATCCTACATAATTCACTAGCATATGCTTCTCCTTCACCTTCCATTGGGTGAACATAACTTATTCCCATAAACTTCAATAGAGTTTTAATATCATTAATCATTTCCCTTGTTAAACGTATTGACATTTTTTCAACTCTGTTTTTATCTTCTACAGATGAATTTTCATCTATAGATTCTGCTACCTTTTTAGTTTTTTCTTTCCTCTTATCAATACATTCTTTCTTATTTTCTGGGGGCTTACCATCAAATACAAAGATTAGTTCAATATTGAGAGATATATAATTCATGATTTTATAAAATACACCAATGATATGGTCTGTTATTTGTCCCTTTGAGTTTTTAAATAGTGCCCCCTTTGGAGATTTAAGAAGTTGTTGATAAATAATTAGGCTTGCATCTACAGCCACTCTTTTTCCTGATAATTTATATAGATTTTCATGTGTGATTGAATCTGGAGAAAATTTTTGAATTGATTTCGTTAGAGATTTAATACCCATGGTATTTGATATATATTATATTATTTAATTATATATTTCAAATTTACTTTAAATAATATAATGAGTTATATAAACTCGTTTATTTTATAAGAATTGTATAAATGAAATTAAGGAATATAATAAAGGATTTCATTGAAGAAATTGTTGAAGAAATAAATGAAAAAGACAATATGGATATTTTAAAACGGGATATAATTAAACCTATCATTAAGGAAATAATGGATGGGCTTTACCCATACATCATCAAAATAGTTATATCATTTGTAGTTATATTTATTACAATGATTATTATGATATTCCTGAATATACGTATACTATTCTCATAATATTATAATGTATAATGTATATGAAAACATTTTCAGATTATCCAAATTTTAAACCCAATTTAACGCCCAAACAAGTATTAAAAGCTGGGGCATTTGGGGGGACGTATTTTAGACCAATAAAATCTTCAGTAACAGGGAAATCGTATACTTCTAAATCAGTTATTAGTGAATACCCTAAATCTTGGTTTTCTGGTTTAGATATTAATAAACAGGTAACTTCCTCAAAATATGATAAACATGTTAACAAATACAAGGTAAAATGTGGTTCTTCTTTACAAGATTGGGAAAAAAGTAATTGGATTGATAAACAAGATCCTTATGGATGGTTTCAATGGTATTGCAGATTTTATCAAGGAAGACGTTCAAAGGATGATGAAAGGCAAATAAAAAGATGGTTAAACCTTGCTGGACCTAATGGTAGGTTCAGAAAAAGATTAATGAATATGATTATTAAAAAAAAAACAAATTATAATGATGAAACAGTAAGCCCCGTTATAAGACAAACACTATTACATTGGGGATATGAATTAACCAGCAGTGACTTATCTAAACATAAAAGGTCTTAATATGTTTCTTATTTATAGTATATGAATAATATTTTATAAACTTCTCTATAAACTTTATAGGGAGTGAGTAGTGGTTTATAATATCATTAATTATACCCAATGTTTCTTTATTATTCTTTTTATTATTATTCATATATTCTTCTATTAAATAATATAAATAAGCTAGTTTCCTATGATCAAAATTATATTCATATAACAAATTATTATTATATGTGTATATAATACATCTACTAATGTATTTATTATATTCTATTTTATGAATATTTATATCTTTTGACTTAGTAATATAATATGGATAAACGATACTATTCGTTATAATATGGTTAATAAGATTCCAATCATTTGTAATATACATCTTATTTAATATATAATCACTATAACATGTATGTTCATAAACTTGCTGTGTTAAGATTATTTTATCTTTATAAGATATATTTTTATTTAATTTTATCCAATTATAAAAATTTTCAAGGATATTTAGTCCTATAATATTATAATCAGAATAAGATTTAAGGTATATGTCATCTATACATTCTGATTTTAATATATCTTTTATAAACAATGAGAGTTCTGATTCTTTTTTATCATATATATTAATATTTCCATAGTCTTTCTTATGAAACTTTATATTAGTAATTATACTATGGAGGTTATTATTAGAATTCATTATTAATTTATCTATCTCCTTCATACCTTGATCTTTATCTAAAAATTTCTTAGTTATATTTTTTAAATGATCATGGGTAAATTTCATATGTATTAAACAGCATTTATTTATTAATAATTGAATTGTTTTATGATTAATATTATTAAAAATATAAATAACAGGGTGTAAACTATTCTTATTATTTTTTGAAAAATCAATAATTGATTTATATATTTTTTTATCATTTGTTTGGATATATGATATATCATCTATGATCAAAGATTTATATTTGTTATTTGAAAACATCATAGTAATGCTTTTCTTATAAAGCGAAGATTTAATATATTCATTAAAGTTAATGCCTGCTTTACACATTTCTATATTTACTACAATCCTTACCCAATCCCTTAAGATATAATTTGCGAGCTGTGTTTTCCCAGTACCATTATCCCCATAAATTACTAACGGGGTATTTTTATATCCGGATAACAACCATTCATTTATTTTATTCTCTATCTCAAGTATATTTATTATATATTTTGACATAGATTCATTGATTGAATCATCCATTGCGAATGATAATTATAATATATTAATTTATTTATTCATAAGTATTAATTAGAAACTCCAAATTCCATTCATACCATTAATACAATCTTGTTTTTCACGGTATGTATAACTCCTAGTACCATTTTCAGTATCAATTAAATATTCTTGTCTAGTAGAAGTATCATCACTCCAACATTTTTTCTCAATCCATGTGCCACCTTGGCCTTCGCATTCTTGTTGTGTATTTGGGTCTTGTAATTCAGTACCATTAGAAGGATCTTCACATTTTGCGATTTGTTCATAACCACAACCATAATCATAAATCCCATTACTATAAGTGTCAATAGCTTCACACGAATTTTTAACACACCCATTAAATTTTAAGTTAATATATCCTTTATCTTCTAGATCATCGTTGGTGTGTTTAGGATAACCAAGTCCCCATTCATTTTTTGCACATGTAGATGTAAACATATCAACCACAAATTCATTTGTTTTCCAATTCTCATCATAATTACATAATGTATCGGTTAGATCTATACCATCACATAAATGGCAATTAACATTGTGTTCAGTTAATGTATCTCCTTCGCATTTTTGTATAAGTTCATCTCTTAGATCTGTATTATGGTCAACACCTTCATCAAGGGGCCATAAAATATTTGAATGCTGAGTAATTAATTCCGGTGTATTAAGGTTAACTGAATTACAGATAGATTGATCATAGTAATTACCTACTTCATCAGCGACACATTTAAATCCAGTATTCTTTCTAATACAGGTTCTATTTGTATGTTGACCTTCATTTGAGAATGGGTTCTGTAAAACTGAATTCCGTGTTATATCTACGAATAAACTATCATTGGGGACATGTATATAATTACCACTGATACCACCTAAACATTCCTCAATTGGATAGCCTGATATTGTTTCAAGTTCATTTAATTCTGAACTATTACATTTTTCAAATGAATTAAGGTTTCCACCTTTTGTAAAAGTCTTTAATTCAGAATTATCAATAAATGATGTATTTATTGGTACCTCTCCCATTTCTTGATTCAACATAGCCTCATGACCTCCTTTACTAATAAAGTAGGCGAAAAAGTCATTTCTATTTCTAACTTCTCCTATACCCACTTCAACTCCACTACCACTATATTGATTATAAGTATTTTCGCCGACTCGTTCATATAAATTATTTTCAGTTAAATTTATAGTTGGATCTAAATTATTTATACATTTTGGTTGTCTTCGTGTATCATCACAACTAACAGAATATTTTGGTATAAATTCTGGCCGAGTCCCAGGCATATTACTACAACAAGGTGCTGAAATAATTATACCATCATCAATATCTTCTCTCCCGTTATATTTTAATTTCCTCCAATTCCCTCCCTGTGTACTACATTGATCCTCATTTAAAATTAAATCTTCAGCAGATGTTGGTTGTAAAATTAAATTTTCATCTGTAGGGTTAACACATACCCCTCCATTTCTAATCTGTTTTGCATTAACAACACATTTTTGATCTACATCTTGATTTGTTCCAAGTACATCACTATAATCTAATGTAAAGTTTACTCCATTATCCCACACACAGACTGTACCACCATCTTCATTAAATATACCATTATCTATCATAAACTCTGCTGTCGCAGATCCTCCCATGTTGTCTATAATCCTCAACGTACAACTATCTAAATCTTCTCTTTGGTTACAACTCTTTGGTTTTAGAATACCTGTAAATGTACCAGTATCAATATCAATATCATTTTCAATTAAATCGTTTTCAAACATTTGAGATAATTTGGAAGAATCAGCCACTGTAATAGTTTTATCAACACACACATTTTTAGGGTCATCTCTATTAGTCAAAGATAAAGCAACCCTACTTTCTGTTGTATTGTCCCTATTAGGGTTATACATATAATCTCCAGTGTTTGGTGGATATAAACAAGATTTAATATTAAAACATAGATTATCCTGTATACAGTCATATCTAAATAGTATATCCGGTTCATCCTTAACTTTCCAATGTTCAATTGTTTCTGGATCTGATCCGGGTATTATCCTTTGAATTGTTTTATTTATATCACTACTTGTATTCTCCGATGTGGTTGTCTCCATAAAGCTACCTCTACAATCATCTTGGTGTACACACCTATCCAACGCCGTGGAGAGACATGTATCTATGTTATGTGGGCACCCTATATTATCACCAGATACTGTATCATCCCCTGGTCCACAAGATAATTCGGATATATTATTTATAGAAATTATAGAAACATCACCAGCAAAATAATGTCCCACAAGAGTGCCATCGGTTGGAACCTGTGTAAGGTCAGTACAATCAACAGCATTTCTCTCATTATTTTTTGGGACCACACTATTTACATTATAACTACATTCTGAGCCATCCGCCCCATCAAATAGAGTACATGTATTATCATGTATTGTTTGACAATCTCTTGTGGTACAATTACCATTTCCATCAATACATTCTTTTTGATATCCTTCTTGTAATAGAATCATTTTATCGTATTCTCCACCTGTCTGAAACGTTTGTTCTTCCATTGATCCGTTATATATTTTATTTGAAGAACCATCTGGATCTTCGAAACATTCACTCCCTCCGTGTGTCGCTGGTCTAACTATGGTATATATTAAATTTTCGCATTCTGCATTACATACACCTGGTGTACTTGTGTCCGTCGGGTTTATCCACATTCCTTCACAGTCTTGAATTAATTCACATGTTGGATTTGTTGTCGTTATTTGTCCTGTTCCAGTTGAACCATCGCATGTCAGGGAACCTTGTTCAGAAACTACACTTACATATGTGTTTTCATCACATAAAAGTCCACAAGTACTACCATGTGTTAATGTATCTCCACACGCAGGATCTAATACAAACATACCATTATTAAGGTTAACATTACTAAGGTTACAGTCAACTGGACATGGGTCAGTATTACAATCCCGTGTTTCAGGAGAAGGACACGCGTCGCCTCCATTAGATGCGGGCGTACTAATTAAATAATTCCTGGTCTTTGTTCCTCCACCACACACTGCGTCACAGTCCTCCCAGGCCCCCCATGTCCCAACACAGTCAACTGCTGGACATGGGTCAGTATTACAACTTTCCTCTTGACTCTCTTCATCACTGTATTCGCACTCAGTACCCCCATTATCAGCCGGCGTACTAATTGAATAAACCCTAGTCCGTGTTCCTCCACCACAATCTTCTGAGCAGGGACCCCATCCCGAACCCCACCCCCCAACACAGTCAACTGCTGCTGGTGGTGGGGGTGTATCTTCTGTCGGTGGTGGGGGTGTATCTTCTGTCGGTGGCGGTGGTGTATCTTCTGTCGGTGGTGGGGGTGTATCTTCTGTCGGTGGCGGTGGTGGCGTACTTGAGGGAGATGGTGGCGTACCCGAAGGAGATGGCGGTGGTGGCGTACCCGAAGGCGGTGGTGGCGTACCTGAAGGCGGTGTACCACTCGATGCATTAATAATAGATACATTTTCAATTGAATATCCCCCGATTTGGACTCCAGCCTCACTAAATATAGTTTGAATTAAATTGCTATTTATTTGATTACCTTCACTATCTGGATTGATTGTAAAAGTAATAATAACAGACCCTTCTTTTATTTCTTCAATTGTAATTCTATCAACAGTTATATTTAATTTATCAGCAACACCCTGTTTAAATGTAGTTATAAATTCGGTTCTCTCAGGGCCAACTGGTATAGTGTTGATAAGCATATCTAATTTGATTGATGCTTTTATAGTATCATCATTGTTTATTATTACAACTATCAAAATAACAACCATAATAATCAAAGAAAACCCTATTATAATCGCCGATTGATTTGGCATTATATATATATATATTATATTTATATAATATTATTTTTTGTTTAAAATACTTAAATATATATGTTGTATATAAAATATATTAATGTTGGTTGAAAAAAGAAATGGAACATTTGAAGATGTTTCTTTTGATAAAATATTAAAGAGACTACAATTTATGTGTACTGGACCAGAATTCAGTGAAAAATTAAATATAGACCCAACAATAATCGCTCAAAAAGTTTGTTCTGAAATTTATGATAAAGTTAAGACAAGTGAATTAGATGAGTTATCTTCTCAGGGGTCTATTTCTATGTATTCAACTGATCCAGATTATGCTAAATTGGCGAGTAGAATCGTTATTTCAAACCATCAAAAAAGTACTCCTGACGTTTTTTCAAATGTTATAAGGAAATTACATGTTAATGGTGTTATTAAAGATTATCTTTATAACCTTGTTATCAATAATGAAGAATTAATTAACAATCAGATATCCGATATTAAAGATTATGAAATGGATTATTTTGGATTTAAGACATTACAAAAAAGTTATTTATTAAAAGTTAATGGAGTTATTATTGAGAGACCTCAACATTTATTTATGAGAGTTGCTTTATGTATCCATAGAACAGATCTAGAAAAAGCATTTGAAACATATAAACATATTTCAAATAAAGACTTCATACATGCAACGCCAACATTATTTAATGCTGGTACGACTAGAGAACAGTTAGCTTCTTGCTTTCTCCTTTCAATGAAAGAAGATTCCGTCCATGGTATATATGATACTTTGAAAGATTGTGCTTTAATTTCTAAATATTCTGGTGGAATTGGCCTTCATATCCATAATATCCGAGGGAATAATTCATTTATCCGCGGAACAAATGGATATTCTAATGGAATTGTCCCTATGTTACGTGTATATAATGATACGGCGCGGTATATAGATCAAGGTGGTGGAAAGAGAAATGGTTCATTTGCTATATATTTGGAGCCGTGGCATGTTGATATTATGGAATTCCTCGAACTTAAGAAGAACCATGGTAATGAATTAGAAAGGGCTCGGGATTTATTTTATGGTATGTGGATTCCTGATCTTTTTATGAAGAGAGTTCAAAAGAATGAAAAATGGTCTTTAATGTGTCCGGACCAATGTCCTGGATTAAGTGATTGTTATGGTGAAGAATTTGAAAAATTATACACTGAATATGAGAGTCAAGGAAAATATACATGTCAGAAAGATGCTCAAGAAGTATGGTTCTCTATTTTAACCTCACAGATTGAGACTGGTACACCATATCTATTATATAAAGATGCATGTAATGCTAAATCTAATCAGAATAATCTGGGGACAATTAAATCTTCAAACTTATGTACAGAAATTATTGAATATTCAAACCATGAAGAGACAGCTGTTTGTAATTTAGCGTCTATTTCATTACCGAGTTGTTTGAAATCTAAAAATCTAGATGATTTAGATTTAACAATATATACTAAGGAAGATTGTATTTATTGTAAATACGCCAAACTATTATGTGATTCAAAGAGTATTAAATATGTAACTAAAGATAAAGAAGAACTGAAAGATATTTTAGAAAATGGTTCAACCACTGGTATTACATTTCCAAGAATATATAATAATGCTGAACTTATTGGAGGCTATACTGAATTAGTTGAGGCCATTAAACCGACATTTGATTATTATAAATTAAAAGATCTTTCTAAGGTCTTGACTTATAATCTGAATAATATAATAGATTATAACTTTTATCCTATTCCAGAAACAGAAAGGTCTAATATGAGACATAGACCCATTGGATTGGGTGTACAGGGTTTAGCAAATGTGTTTTATGAAATGAAGACATCATTTGGTTCAGATTTATCAAAGGAAATAAATTCAAAGATATTTGAAAGTATTTATTATGGAGCACTCGAAGCATCTATGGAAATAGCTAAAGAAAGAGAAGTTAAAATGAAGGTTATCAAGGAGGGTATTTATAATGATCACTTTGTTCCAGAACATGAATTAAATAAATTGAAAAAAGAATTGAACGTAAGAGAAGAAGAGTTAAATAGAGATGAATATCTTGGGACTTATTCTTCATATATTGGCTCAGAGATGTACCATGGTAAGTTTCAATTTGATTTATGGGATGATAGTACTATTAATGATAGACTATTCAATTGGGATGAACTACGCACTAACATTAAGAAATATGGAATTAGAAATAGTCTACTTGTAGCTCCAATGCCAACAGCATCTACTTCTCAAATCCTGGGTAATTATGAGTGTATTGAACCTGTTATGTCAAATATATATTCAAGAAGAGTATTGGCTGGAGAATTTATGGTTATTAATGAATATTTGGTAAGGGATTTAATTGACCTTGGTATATGGAACAACACAATTAAGGATAAGATTGTATTAAATGATGGTTCTGTTCAAAATATCGCTGAAATACCTAATTTCATAAAGGAAAGATATATAACTGCATGGGAAATTAAGCAAAAGGCTATATTAGATATGGCGGCTGAAAGAGGAAGATTTATTTGTCAATCACAGAGTTTAAATCTATTTGTTGAAGCTCCTAATTTCAAGATATTGTCTTCTATGCACTTTTATGGTTGGAGTAAAGGTTTGAAGACAGGTATGTATTATCTAAGGACACGACCATCGAGCAAAGCTTTACAATTTACTTTAGAACCAGAAAAGCCATGCGAGTCATGTTCTGGATAAAGTATTATTTATTCATAAATATATTATCAAGTTCATTAAACATACCAATCTTGTCTTTCACTATTTCAATTTTTGGTTCTTCTTTTTTTTTTAATTTTTGAGGGATTGGTTTAGTTTCAAGTTTCTCATTTTTCTTTATTTCTGAAAACATTTTGTTAACATTACATTGTGTTTGTATGAATACATTATAATTTGACCGTATTGGTATATTGAAATTAACATCATTTGTTAATAAACCAACCGCATTAAATATCACTGGTAATCGAGATGTTCTTTTTCCAATCGCATAATTCCTTGTATATATATCAAATAGGGATTCTATTTGTTTCAATATATTATCATTTTTAATAAGTTTAACTTCTTCAAATATAATTTCCCAAAGAACCCATACAATATTCCCTCTTAATTTTTTAGGTACCTGTTTAATATCTCTTTCAATTATAATCCATTCTTCTTTCTTTTTCTTGTGGATACTTTCCCATTTCATTAACCACATGATCCAGAAACATGATCTTTCATAACCAAATTGTTTATTTTTTAGTAAAGTATATATTTCATTAATAATAATTTTTAACTCATTTGGATCATTAAATTTTATGATATGTTCGGGTAATATATTCATTTCAGCACATAACCTTTTCTTAATATTATCAAAATTAAAATCCTCTTTTTCATTGATTTTAAGATATTTATCATACCTCTTAGTTTTTAAAGAAGAACATAAAGTAGTTACTACATCAAAGAATAAATTCCTTATCATTTGACTATTCCTTAGTACGAGCATGTTATCTTTTTTATTAAGCCTATTAATTTGATTATATAATATCTTATTTTTCTTCATCAAGAAAAATGGTAGGTTAGGATTATTAATATTAATTACTTTACATGCATAATTGATTAACTTTTCCCATAATATAAGTGAATATCCAGATACAATTGATTCCGTTGTCCAAAAACATGCTTGTTCAATCTTTTTTGCTTCAATAGATTTAATAACAGCATTTATTACATCTGTTTTTTTAAACCCAGAGAAAGTTTCTGTTTTAAAAGAAGATAAATCCCGTGTATCATTTATTCTATATTTATCATTCATTATATCATAAAATTTATAAAAAAAATATTAATTTAACTATTAGTTTAATAATTATTTATTTTTTAGTTCATATAAATAAAATGGACGAAAAAGAACAGGCCGCCGAAGATATCAAAAAAATAGTTACAAACCAAGCCAAAAAGAAAAAACAAAGTAAGGCTTCATCAAAAACACCAACGAATCAAAATAAAGTAAGTAAACAGCAGCAGCAACAGCAGCAACAGCAGCAACCGCAGCAACAGCAGCAACAGCAGCAGCAGCAGCAACCACAAGAACCTAGTCAGATGACAGTTGCCCTCCCATTAAATTTTATAGAATATATCTATAATGTGCTACTAATAGCTAATAGACGTTCACAGTGGGAACCTCAAGAATTAGTACCAGTTGGGAGATCAATTGAACAATTAAGAGGAGTACTTATAAAATATGGTATCATTCAACCACCACAGCAGCAACAGCAGCAGCAACAGCAGCAACATCAGCAATAAATTAAATGGTAATTTAAGAACCTGTACTTCCGATACCACCTTCACCTCGTGTTGATTCTGTTAAATTGTTAATAAGTTTGATATTAATAGGATTATTTAATGTTGGAGGACAAATCTGAAATAAACGTGTATTCGCTTCAACGATATAATCTTCATCTGAAAGATTGTCAACTTGACCAATAACAGTACCTCTATAACCAGCATCCATAATACCAACAGAATTAGACATTCTCAGTGGTGTTTTACCAATAGATGAACGAGGGTATAAGTAATAAGATACATTCCTTTTAACACCTGGACCAACCGTCGCTTCACAACATATCTGGTGATCAATTTTAAATCCCAATGCACGGGCAGGGATAACTGTCCTTTCAATTACAAAAAGGTCAATACCAGAATCACCTTCGTGATATGTGGTATGGTTTTCATAAAGACTATTAATAACTGGATTTGCTGCTTTAATAGATAGAGTCATAGGAGTAAACATACTAATAGGATCGCTCATTTTTTTTATATTTTATTGCATAAATCTTTATATATTTTCAAATTTAATATATATATATTATCCGTTTCAAAATAAAATCATTATTTAGATTATATTTGTCATATGATAATTATGATTTAGCAAAATTATAATTGTTGTTTGGATTGACCTCATGATCCACCACCACTCTGAGGTTTAGATGTACCTCATCCACCACCTCCTCCTAATTTTGAAATATTGATTTGTTTAACTTCTTTAGTAACAGTACCTTCATTTGTAATTTCAATGAAATTAACATTTGATTCTATTTTATTTTCACTTAGGAATTTATTAATTTTATCAGTTACATCATTTACCTTAAATTTTTTAAGTTCCTTATTATCTAACTGTTTCCAATGTTCAAGGACATCTTCATCGGTTAGATAGTATTTATTCTTTTTAGAATCAAAAACTAAAAATCTATTATTTAATCGTATATTGGTTTTTTCCATTATATATTAATAGATATTTTATAAATATAATATTTATTAATAATATAAATGTCCTCTTCTACTGGTGAAACAGATACAATGACTCAAATTAAACAATCCGGATTCTTTGTCCAATGGCTTATCGTAGCATGTGTTATGGTTGCTATTAATATAATCCTTACAATTACATTCGGAAAAATATCACCAAGTTTCTTTTGCTCTAACCTTGAAAATAATAGTATTTTATCATCTAATATGGTACTTGCTATATTTACAATATTATCATTTGTTATTATCTTTACAGTAAGGCAAACATACAAAGATAAAGAAATACCTGGAGCAACAACAGAAGAACAAACAGAAACAACACAAGATGTAATACCATACTTAATATTAACCGTCGCGGCATACACATATGCGTCTTCTTTTATACGTAGAAAATATCAAATGCCATCGAGCTCTGCTCCTATGGGAGGAGGGGCCTTTAGTGCTACCGTTCAAAAAATAGAAAGTATTGATTATGGGACATTGACATTATTTATTGGTATCATTGTATTTATTGTTAATATTATGAGTTACATATTCATTTATTTAAGAAACAAGTCTGAGAATAGAAAGAATAAATATGCGAGATCTATTTATTTTGCACAGATTGCGACACTTATTATAGGTATATTAACATCCTTCTTTGTAGCTGGATTTGGTTGTCAAACCCTTAAAGATGGAAGTGGTTTTGATATATTAAAAGCGGTTATTAAATGGGCTATGTTAATTACATTATCTATACTTGGTGTAAATATGATTAATAAAGCAACTGATGGAGAGGATTGGTTTGGTGGAACAAAAGAAGAAAATGAAAAGGATGATTAATTACATTTAAAAATTTGAATATTTATATATTTATATTATAAGAAATGAAAATAGCCATCTATGGACCGATGTGTTCGGGAAAATCAACCGTTGCCAATATTATTAAAAATGAAAATAGCCATTATGAAATCTATTCATTTGGGGGTAGAATAAAAGAATTAGCCGCAGAATTATTTAATATGGAAAAAAAAGATAGAAGTCTCTTAATTAATATTGCTGATAAAATGAGAGAAATAGATGAAGATGTTTGGGCAAAATATATTATGAATCAAACAAAAGAAAAAGAGTTCTGTCTTATTGATGACTTGCGTTTTCAAAATGAACTTAATTATTTAGAAGGTTGGAAAATTATAGCTTTAACAACTCCACTTGAAGTGCGTATGGAGAGGATTAGAAACGAATATAAAGAAGATTGTGAAGACCATATTAAAAATATGACACATAAATCTGAAACAGATAAACTTAAATTACCAGAAGATACAATTTATTTAGATACAAATATACCATTTGATGAATTAAAGTCATTGATTATAAAGATTATAGAATAAATGTGTTTAATTATTTATTTATATATCTTTTGAATAATAATGAACAACAATTTTTTTTTACAGTGGTTGTTTTTAAAATCAAATAAAAACATCCCTTTTAATAACATTGAAATTTGTAATCTTCTATTTAATGACATCAATAGATGGATTAATAATGTCAATGATATTTCATATATAATTCCAGAAAATGATGTTTTAATACACTTTTATCGTTTTATATATTGCCTTGATAATAATATTCAACCTAATTATGGTGCTAACTATGATGAATTATTTAGTTATAAGTATCATGGTGAGGTAGTTGACCTTTTTTTACAATTAAAAGATAAATGTAATAGTTACACAGTTGATATTTTTAATAAACACCATATTACAGCTGATAATTTAATGGATTTTATAAATTACCACATAGATATATATGAAGAAATAAACTTTGAAGATAATGATATGGTTTCTATTGATGATGAAATATATGGTGAATATGAATAAAAATATTTATTATAATATATGACATCAATTAGAAAAGCATTTTTACAAATTGCGGGAGCAATACCTTTTTCATCATTTTTAAAGGAAGGGGGTGGAAAGAAAACAAAAAGTAAAAAACGTTCAAATAGAAGAACTACACGTAGATCTACAAGAAGGACTACACGTAGATCTACAAGAAAACCCACTATTAGAATTGATAGATTTATAGGAACTAATAAGAGTATCAAAATAGTTGGAAGATCACCTCGTAGATCTCAGCGTAGGTCTCAGAGAAGGTCTCAGCGTAGAACAGCGCGTAGATCTCAGAGAAGGTCTCAGCGTAGAACAGCACGTAGATCTCAGAGAAGGTCTCAGCGTAGATCTCAGAGAAGGTCTCAGCGTAGAACGGCGCGTAGAACAGCGCGTAGAACAGCGCGTAGAACGGCCCGTAGAAAGCCACGTAGAACCTCGCGTAAAACAGTAAAAAAGAGTAAAAAGTCCATTTTTACCCCTCGGAAAATATGTAAGAAAGGGTGTGGGAAAAAGGTTATAAAACCCTCATATAAAGGAGATGAACCAAGCCCCCAGGGGTTGGGGTATTGTGCCCCATGCACTCCATCTAACATTGTCATGAAAGGGAAAGATGGAAAATTATGGAAAATTGTAGATTTAAGAAGTGGAAAGAAATGGGTACGTATATAAATTATATCTTTCTGTAGAATAAACAATATGGATTTTCTTTTTTCACAGACTCTATATTGGTTGGTGTAACACTTGTATCATTATGCGTATTCCAAGACCCAGTTACTACATTTTTACAAGCCGCATAATAATGACCACCATTAAGTCCACCACTGTGTATACATATACCAATCAATTCATAATTAATATCATTATTTTTTGAATTTAAACAATATTCTTTCATATTTAATACTTCTGGAAAGTTAATGTATTTATCTACTTTCATATTCTTTCTATATCTTTTAATAGATATAATTAGAACTGGTGATAGTTCCCAAAAGATTAATTGCTTATTGGGTTGAACTTTATTTTTACATTTTTCACAAATCCATGTATTATTTTTATCTAATTTTTCTTCACGTGTATATTCATTTAAACAATCATATAATGTATTATATTCTTCTTTTAATGTAAGTGTAAGTGTCATAACTGGTTCGTGTGAAGATGTTATATAATTACATTCTGGACAGGATAATAGTGATATTAATTTGGAATTAAGGTCGGTAATAATACAAGAATAATCATTTTCAAAGAACCTTTTCCAAGATTGGAGGCTTTCAAGTTTAAATTTATCATATTGATTTTTTGGTTCACCTGATATTTGGAAGTTAACTTTACGTTTAATTGATCCATGAAGAAAATCTATAAATGTATTTAGAAAGTCATTTGTATCATTTTGTTCAAAAGAATTAAAAAGGATTTCTTCTGAACTACACCGTTTAATAAATTCTCTAAGTAATGGTTGTGTATTGGCAATTGAATTTTGATTATCTTCCCATAAATCTTTTTGAAGTTTGATCCATTCAAACATAATTTTATCATCATTATTTTTACTCCTCTTATTAATATCTATTTTAAGATTTTTACTATCATGTTTAAGTTCTGGAATATGCGATAAACACTTTAGAGAAGCATTCATATAACATGTGTTACCTAGATTAGGAAAACCTTTACTCATTTTATTAAATTATTAATAATAGCTTTAAATCAATATTTGAGATTCCTTTTATTCTTATTTTTAATATATGGAATGACTAACATTTTCCAAAACGGATGTATATAAACTAATGTACATACACCTATCAACTTTAGAAGATTATGCATATAATATATATAATCTATATTGGTGATTTATTCATAAGTATGTTTAAGATTAAACTTTCAAAAAAAAATATTAAGTATAATTATAAAATGGCTGAGGAAAACACTACACTTGATTTAACTGGTAACGAAGAAAATGATGCTGAAGAAGAAGCAGCCCGTGTTGCCGCCGAAGAAGAAGCTGCCCGCGTTGCCGCCGAAGAAGAAGCTGCCCGTGTTGCCGCCGAGGAAGAAGCCGCGAAGAAAGCCGCTGAAGAAGAAGCTGCCCGTGTTGCCGCTGAAGAAGAAGCTGCGAAGAAAGCCGCTGAAGAAGAAGCTGCCCGCGTTGCTGCTGAAGAAGAAGCTGCGAAGAAAGCGGCTGAAGAAGAAGCTGCGAAGAAAGCTGCTGAAGAAGAAGCTGCGAAGAAAGCTGCTGAAGAAGAAGCTGCCCGTGTTGCTGCTGAAGAAGAAGCTAAGAAAGCGGCTGAAGAAGACGCTGCTCGTGTTGCCGCTGAAGAAGAAGCTGCTAAGAAAGCTGACGAGGAAGAAGTAGGTGAAGATGAAGAGGATGTTGTAGAAGAAGATAAAGTTGAAGAAGTTGATATATTTGCCGGTTTATCTTCAAAAAATGTAAGAAGATTAATGGCGAAAATACAAAGAGAAAAAATGAATAATTAACTTACTTTATTTTTATAATTTTATTTTCATAATTTTATTTATCCTTTCTAATTATAGAAATTAGTTAGAGTAGGCGAGGCCTCCCATACCCGACATGATCCTTAGGACATTGTAGTTAACAGCATATACGTTTGTTCCATTTGCGCTGGCGACAGCACCAAGGACTAATTGAGCATTATCAATTCTGGAGAAGTTACATGTTCCAGATGGTTGATGTTCTTCGGGTTTAAGGGCAAACGAGTAAACACCGACTGAATCTTTATTACCTACTGAACCATATCCTGTGTGGTGTTGCCATACCTGTGTGCGAGTGAAATAAGTACGGTCTCTTGCTGAAAAGCGGTCATGACCATTAAGTTTGAGTTGAATTGTACCGTCGCCTAAAGCTTCTGGTGTAGACATTCCACTGGAAGCACCAGCAGCCTTGACAGCTACAGGGGCACCAGTGAATACTAATTCTTTAACCGGGTGGTTAAAGTTAAGTGCTAAAGTCGTATCGGTAGAAGCGAATGATTCAAATTGAACTTGTTCAATAAGGTATTCGTGCGAAACCTGGGCAAATCTACGTCTTTCATCAGTATCAAGGTAAATGTAATCGGCATATAATATAGCATCAGTTAAAGCACTTGTAACTGTCCCCTGCGATGCCTCGTAAAGGTCAGCCTTCGCGGGGAAAGTAATGTACGTCTTTACTTCATGGTACTGGAGAGCAATTAGTGGTAGAGCAAGTCCAGGATTTCTGCAAAACCAGAATTGTAGAGGGACAAATGCTTTCGTTGGTGCTCCGGTGAGGTCCGCCGAGTTGGCGTTTTGATCTCTCCCCGCGTGATTGTAAGATAACTTCTGAAGAAGTGTAGAGCCAGTCGCTGGTTCTGTTCCGCCAGTAGCGCCCGCGGTGTCTACCGGGGCGGCTTGAGCACCCGTTGGATTTAGATCAGTTAGTCCACTCCAGCATGTCATCCAGTGACCATAATGTTTATCAATTTTCTGTCCACCAATTTCAAGTTCTGCTTCTTTAACAAGCAAATTACCTATATTGGCAGCAATGCTAGTCTGCGTGGTAACAACTTTTGAGACTAGTTCACTTGGATTGTATTCCAAGTACATTCTTCCGACTAAGTCACCGTTTCTTGAAATAGTGGCAGAAACTCTATTGCCGAAGCCTACAGCTCCATTGAAGGTCTGCTGGATGGCTTCCATCGAGAAGTTGGTGTGTCTGCGGTAGACAACTTTAAAGAAAGTGATCTGTGGGTTACCCGTAAGGTAAATATCCTGAGCTCCGTAAGCGACAAGTTGCATTAATCCTCCTCCCATTGTTTATACATTATACTTAGAAAAAAAAAATAAAATTAATAATTAATTGTAAAATTATTATTCTTTAATAAAACTTTGATTATAGTAGAAAAAATAAAAGATATTTAGTGATTAGAATAAATCATTTAATTAGAGTAGGCGAGGCCTCCCATACCCGACATGATTCTTAAGACATTGTAGTTAACCGCTACAACCGTGTCTACTGAAGTCCCCATTCCAGTTAGTTGAGCATTGTCAATTCTAGAGAAGTTACAGGTTCCCGATGGCTGATGCTCTTCAGGTTTGAGGGCAAATGAATAAACTCCAATTGAGTCTCCCATCGCCTTGGAGGCGGTTATTGAGTTGAGACCACCCGGTCCACTGTGGTGTTGCCATACTTGAGTACGGGTGAAATATTTCGCATCTCTTTCGGAGAAGCGGTCGTGTCCATTAAGTTTAAGTTGAATAGGACCCGTCATAGGTACGTGCGCCGAGGTGCCTACCACCCCCTTTACCAAATTAAGTTGCAGGTAGAAGACTAGTTCCTTAACAGGGTGATTGAAGTTCAATTCTGTCTGTGCCGAAGCCCATGAATCTTCTTGAACCTGTTCAATAAGGTATTCATGCGATACCTGGGCAAATCTACGTCTTTCATCTGTGTCAAGGTAAATGTAGTCGGCGTAGAGTTTGTTAGTTGCGGAGTTGCCGAAGTACGTATCCAGTTCATGGTCAAGGATAACTTTAACCTCGTGGTATTGAAGGGCGATTAGTGGTAAAGCTAGACCAGGGTTACGGCAGAACCAGAACTGAAGAGGAATGTAATAGTTTGAAGTCGGGCCGGACCCCGAATCGGCGTGCCAACCACCCATACCAGTCATCATTTGAAAGAGAGTTCCGTCGTTGCCTAGTTTTGTGCAGCAGTCCCCGAGTGGGTTAACTTCAGTTAATTCAGCCCATGCTTCCATCCAATGACCGGACTGCTTATCAATTTTTTGACCACCGATTTCAAGCTCTACGCTTTTGATCCAAGAAGAACCTGGATTGGCCTTGGTGCTGACCGGTGTGCCATTTACCTCCAAGTACATTCTTCCGACTAAGTCACCATTTCTTGAAATGGTAGCAGTGCATCTTCCAGTACCCGTTTCGGTGCCGTTCCAGGTCTGCTGGATGGCTTCCATCGAGAAGTTGGTGTGTCTGCGGTAGACAACCTTAAAGAAAGTGATCTGTGGATTACCCGTAAGGTAAATATCCTGAGCTCCGTAAGCGACAAGTTGCATTAATCCTCCTCCCATTGTTTATACATTATACTTAGAAAAAAAATATAAAATTAATAATTTTACAATTAATTATTAATTTCTTTAATAAAATAAAAAGGATTAGTCATTTAGAATAAATCATTTAGAATAAATCATTTAGTTAGAGTAGGCGAGGCCTCCCATACCCGACATGATTCTTAAGACATTGTAGTTAACCGCTACGACCGTGTCTACGTTGGTTAATCCGGTAAGTTGAGCATTGTCAATTCTAGAGAAGTTGCAGGTTCCCGATGGCTGGTGTTCTTCAGGTTTGAGGGCAAACGAATAAACACCGATGAGGTCCTTCATCGAGTTGGCACCACCCATCACATCTAGTCCACCTGGTCCACTGTGGTGCTGCCATACCTGAGCACGAGTGAAATAAGTAGCGTCTCTAGCTGAGAAACGGTCGTGACCATTAAGTTTAAGTAGAACGCCAGTGCCAGCTATTGCGGTGGCACTAGCTTCGGTTCCAACTAAGTGGGCCTTTTCATAGAAAACAAGTTCCTTAACAGGGTGATTGAAGTTCAAATCTGTCTGTGTAGTACTCCATGATTCCTCTTGTACCTGCTCAATAAGGTATTCATGAGATACTTGAGCAAATCTACGTCTTTCATCGGTGTCAAGGTAAATGTAATCAGCGTAGAGTTTGTTAGATACGCCAGAAGTCCCAAATGAAGTTTCAAATTTGTGTTCAAGGAGAACTTTAACCTCGTGGTATTGAAGGGCGATTAAAGGAAGAGCGAGACCAGGGTTACGGCAGAACCAGAACTGAAGTGGGATGTAAAGGGTCTGAGCCGAGCCGGCGGCGTCGGCGTGCCAGCCTCCCATACCAGACATCATTTGAAAGAGAGTTCCGTTCTGACCATTTCCGCCGCTGCTGTCCCCGGTGCAGGTGTCTCCGGTTGGGTTAACTTCAGTTAATTCAGCCCAGGCTTCCATCCAAGTCCCGGTCTGCTTATCAATCTTTTGACCACCGATTTCAAGCTCTACACTATCAATCCAGTGAGCGCCTGGATTATTGATTGTGTTTTGCGGCGTACCAGTTACCTCCAAGTACATTCTTCCGACTAAGTCTCCATTTCTTGAAATAGTGGCAGTGCATCTTCCAGTACCCGTTTCGGTGCCGTTCCAGGTCTGCTGGATGGCTTCCATCGAGAAGTTGGTGTGTCTGCGGTAGACAACCTTAAAGAAAGTGATCTGTGGGTTACCCGTAAGGTAAATATCCTGAGCTCCATAAGCGACAAGTTGCATTAATCCTCCTCCCATTGTTTATACATTATACTTAGAAAAAAAATTAAGAAATACTTAAAATAATAAATTGATAATTATTATAATGGATATTGAACCACTAAAAACTTTATTAGATTATTCCAATGATAAAAAATCAACAATTATGTATTTTATTCCTTTAGAAGATCAAATAAAACTAAAAGAATATATTTTTGAAAGTGAAAATTTTTATATTAACGAAAGAATCATTGCTATTAAAAGAAATACACTTGAATTAGAAATAAATGGTAGGATAGTATCTATTGATAATAGTATACTAACTGTTAAATTAGACCATGTGCGTAATGTAAATATTAATACCGATAGGTATTATATATTTATTAAACCTAAAAAAAGAGATTTGGAAAAGAGAGAATTTATGAAACAATTATTAGAAAGATTATAAGATATATAATTTTCTAGCCTCATTTATTATTTTTCTACATACAGGGCAGTTTGTGGGGTTATTCCTTAATGAATCTATATTTATTGGTTGATTAATATGATTATTTCTATTATTCATTTGCATATTTTTCTCAATACATGTTCTACACATTGTATGGCCACATGGATCTAAATAATGATCAATTGTAGAGTCTAAACATATCGGACATCTATTTGATATATTTAATTTATTAAGATTTGTTAATAAATAAATATATTTATTTAGTTCTTTCCTTTTTGCGACATAATTTTTCTTTATCTCATTGAATTTTTCGGTTTTAGATATTCTTTTAGATACTTTTTTAACACTTTCAACCATTACTTTCATATCTTCATCCCCATCTTCTTCTTCTCCACTTTTAATATCTAATTTCAATAGGAATTCAATAACACCGTCGAGTTTATTTATATTTTTATTAATAGATTCTATTTCTTTTTTCAATTCTTTATCTAGATCATAAATTTCTTCTTGAAGTTTATCAAAATTTTTAACATATTTATTTATATCTGTAATTAGTTCATCCATCTTTTCATCCTTAAATTCTAAATCATCATATTCTTCATCTGAAAAAGATGATTTTTTATTTAGTATATCATATGTACTTTCTCTTAGACTCTTTATTTCAATAACTGATTTAACATTATTATTGTTAAATAAATCTTCTGGATTAACTGTAATGTTATCCAGTGGAAAATAAGAAGCACCCGGGGGGTTACAATAAGAGATATTCATAGGATTGATCCAATTGGGTTGACCAGTAAGATTATCTCCTGGATTTGGGGCACCGACGATAGTATCTGGTATGGGGTTATTTATCATGTCTGGATTCGGGCTTTGATTTTCAGCGACATATTCAAAATTACTCATGATCCTTTAATGGCTTTATATACTAATTATTTAAATATTATTATTCTCTTAATATATCCATTATCTTAAACTTAATTTTAGAGACAGGAGTTTTATCTTTTAACTCCCCTAAAACCCGTACATATTCTTGAGGGATACCATTTTCATAATATAATTCTGAAATATTATAGAAAGAAGTTAACATATTAAATACTTCAATATCATTCTCATTATTACTTATACTTTCCATAAATGGTCCAAGGACTTTATCAATGTATCCATTAATAATCTTTTCCTTTTCTAAATGTGCGATTAATAATGAATATCCTATGATATTATCTGTATTCTTATTTTTTGCACATAATTTAAGATATGTTGTATCATTGTTATTCTGGAGCTTAAAGTCAAAAAATTGTTCATAATATTTATTACATAGTTTTAAGACAAGGCTATATTTATTGTCAAATGGTATATCATTAAGTACACCAACATACAATGGAATATATTTAGTATGTAAGATTGATTTTTCAATTAAATTTTCTATTAAATATGGAATCATATATTCTTTATTAATCCTACTAATGATTAATGGTTTTAGCTTATCATAGTTCATTTCAGATAATTTATTAATATCACTATTGATATTCTTAATTGTATCTGTATCTTCTGTATTTTCTTTTTTATATCTTCTATTTTTATTAATATTCATTCTATAATATTTTTTATTAGTCTCTATATTATCAAGAAATGACTTAAGTTGTTGTATTCCTTTTTTATTTCTCTTTATATACGAATTATACTCAGTTTTGAATACTTCAGAATTAAGTACTTCGTTGACACTTTCTATAGACATACTTTAATTAATATTTCTATTAATTCTTTATATATTATTTATTCTTTTTTATCGGGAATATTTTCAGTAACTTCAGCTTTAACTTCTGAAGCCCCTTGTTCAATATCCTTCTTAACTTCATCTATTTTCTCAGTGACATTTTCTTGAACCTCTTCTACTTTATTCTGTATTGCTGATTGTATATTGCTTGTAATCGCCGATTGAATATTTTCAGTAAGTTGTGGTGTTTCATTTGGGATAACAGATTGAACGAGTTTTATTTTTGCGTCTTGTTCATTTGAGAATTTTTGCATTTCCCCTTTAAAATCAAACTTTTTCTTTTTATTTTCACCCTTCCCATTAGAAAATTCTTGTTCAACTTGTTTCCTTTTAATAGATTCAACTGATTTAGAAAATGATTTATATGCATGTTGATGGTTTTCAAAATCATCATATTTACCAGATAGACCGAAAAACTGCCATCCCTCTGTTTTTAATTGCTCTACAACCATAGAATAACTAAAATAGTTTTTATCAAGTGAGAATAATTGTAGGAAGCCATTACTAGCTGTAACCATTAATGATATTGTCCATGAACACCAATAAGTTATCATATCAAAATGTTTGGGTAGTTTTGCTGGATCCATCTGTCCCATTGAAAGTATTGCTGGTAATAAAATACTACCACTTGTTACTATAAATCTAAAAACATTGTAATATTTCTTTGTATCATCTCTTTTTTTTTCATAATACGAAATCTCTTCTAAGAATCTATGTTTGATAATAGCTTTATCATATTTTTTTTCGAGCTCAAGATCATCTACTATTTCAGAAACATTATTTGAAAAACTATTCATGAACCTTTATACAATTATAATATTTTATTATAATATATTTAAAGATTATAACAAGATACATATTCAAATGTTAATTGAAGAAAATAATGATAATTATTCACTTAATATCAAAACTGAACAAGCGGGGGCATTTCGGATACTGGTGGAAGCCTTAAAAGAAATATTAACTGAAGCGAACTTCATTTTTGATGAAACTGGAATTAAATTAATGGCTATGGATTCAACAAGGACTATTCTAATACATATGAAATTAGATAGTCCTAGTTTTGAATATTTCTATTGTCCAGAAAAGATAGTCGTGGGTGTTAATATGTCAAACTTATTTAAATTAATAAAGACAATGGGTAATTCTGAATCATTAACTTTATTTATTGAAAAAGATAATGAAAATAAACTAGGGATATTAATAAATAATCAAGAAAAGAATTCTCAAACAGTCTATAAATTGAATATGATGGATATTCCTGACGATCAAATATCTATACCACCTGCTTCATTTGAAACAGAATTATCGTTACCATCTGGAGATTTTCAGAAGATTATAAGAGATATGATAAATATAGGAGAGAATATTGAAATTAAAAGTATTGGATCTCAATTACTTTTAAATTGTGAAGGTGACTTTGCATCTCAAGAAACAATCTTAGGGGAAACGACAAATGGACTTAACTATAAACAGTCTGCTCCAGAATCACTACCAATTCAAGGAATATTTTCTTTGAAATATTTAATACTATTTACTAAATGTACTAATTTATGTAATCAGATTAACCTATATATAAAGAATGATTACCCATTAATTATAAAATATACAGTAGCTTCATTAGGAACTATTAAACTATGTTTAGCCCCAAATACTAATTAATTATATGTTTCTTATAAATTGAATTATCAATATTTAAATGATCTCCGACAGATTTTAATTTATCCTTTAATTCTCCTGGATTTTCTCTAAACCATACTTTTATAATATTAAATTCTTTCTTAGGTGATATAGATATTCCATTTATATTATCATTTTCATTTATATTACCATTTTCATTATCCATAATTGTTTCATTTATACAATTAATTAATAACATATTCCATTCTTCTATAATCTTATTGGATGGTACTTTAAAAGATAAACATCCCCCTAACCTATTATTTGGATCTTCCCAATTCGGAAATACATTATCTTTCATTAGAAAAAACATTCCATTTTGATAGTGGTTTTGTTTAAATGTATCCTTAATTAATTTCACATCATATAAGCTCTTAATACTGTAAAGCTTACTATAACTTTTCTTATCCCATTTAGAATCAGAAATGGAATGATACCATAATTCCCATCCTGATTTTATAGATGTGTTTTCCATTTATATTAATATTAATATTATGTTTTAAATAATTATATTTATTATATTAATAATGATCAGTGATTTGATTAAAAATAATATAAATATATTAATTGTTTTCACTTATGCATATATACTCTATGCTTTTGATATTAAGGATAATTATATATTATTATTAGCATTAACCATGATAACTATTATAGGTGTAAATAGATATTATGTAAGGACTGTTGAGACAATGGATAATCAAAAAACCCAGGGCTTACCAGCTTTCCCAGGTAATGGGAAAAGAAGAAAGGAAATAGATGGATATGATAAATCATCTTTACCTCAAACACCGTTTGAAGACCCCGATGATTCCCTTCCACCACGCTCCGTGACAGATGATGGCTCTCTATTCAAATATGAAAAAAAGAAAACATATACATTTAAATCTACCTTAACACCAGAAGAACAAGAATTATTAAAACAAGAACCAGATAGGAAAATGGAGGGGCTAGTAAGAGAGATCGGTGGCCGTGGACCAGAAGCAAGGTCAAGGGCTTTAGCTAAAGAAAAAGAATTAATGGATGGAGAGGAAGACCGTTGGAGCCTAGAAATTCAGGGGGGTGATAATATAGAACCATTTGATAATGCTGGTTCAAGTGATAATGCTGGTTCAAGTGATAATGCTGGTTCAAGTGATAATGCTGGATCAAGTGATAATGCTGGATCAAGTGATAATGCTGGATCAAGTGATAATGCTGGTTCAAGTGGTTCAAGTGGTTCAAGTGATAATGCTGGTTCAAGTGGTTCAAGTGGTTCAAGTGGTTCAAGTGGTTCAAGTGGTTCAAGTGGTTCAAGTGATAATGATAGTCCGAGTGATACTGGAGCAACTAATGGATCTGGTAATGCTAATGCCGGAAACAATAGTAATCAAAAGATTAAGGAATTAGAAGAAAAAATTAGATATTTAGAAGAATCAATTGTTCCAAGAGGATGGGTTGGTATGAAGAATATTGGAGATAACCAGTTAAATGATATTAGACATGGATTAGCTCCATTAAGTACATTTGAAACTTTAATATTAAATGAGGGGGGGTCAGATGATGATTCAGAAGGAGAGGAAGAAGAATCACATCCTTCAATGGATAAATTACTAGATATTGATGAACCTGTTAATAATATTGATGAATATGAACCAATGGGGGTATATGATAATATATGTATGAAAGATGCTCTAGAAGATAAAGAAGGACACCAATATTATACTGATAATATAATTAATATGTATACTGGTGCTGATGTGAGAAAAGATGAAGATTTAGAAAAATTTCCAACTATTGATGGAGATGAAAAATCACCTAGAAAAATGTCAATATTCTTAAATAATAAAGTAGATCCTGAGTGTTGTACCGATTCTATGTATACTACATCATCGGGTTGTGTTTGTTTAACAAATGATCAGAAAAAGAATCTATATAATAGAGCTGGTAATAAATAATTACCTTCCTAACATACGGGTATGTATTCTTTCATATGATTCCGAAGCTTGTTCATCAAGCATTCTTAATCTTTCTAATCTTCTTTTTTCGGCTATTTCTTCATCCGAAGTACGTTTTGCTTCTTTCATTTGACCTTCTTCATCTAATTCATATGATATATTTTTTCTTTCTGATGTTTGGTCATTTATATTATATGATCTCGAAGAAATGTCAACAGATTCAGCATCTATTAATAAAGTATTTGTATATGCATCTTTAAGATCTCTATATGCTAATCCACCAGGACTCTCTCCACTAAAATCTGAGATTTTATCTTGACCAAGGACTACAAGGGAATCTTTCCCTTTATATGATATATCTACTTGAGGTTGATCATATTTTATAATTGAATTCTGGTTTTGACTGTTTAATTTCTTTTTATGTTTACTAAATTCAGAATGAAATAGATCTTCATTAAAGTTACCTTTTTTTAAGGATGAAGATATTTCAGGTTCTACATTTGTATCTTCTTTTTTTATCCAATCACTATACCCTTTATCAAAAATATTTCCTTCTCTGTTTTCTTCATATGCTTGATTAAATAGATCTCTATTAAAACTATGTTCTGAATTAATATTCATAACTGGTTCACTTGGCCGTGTTTCTTGGAAGTCTTTATAATTATTCCTTAGTTGATTATGGTCATGATTATGTTTTGAACTATTTAGTTGATCTAGTAATATTTTATATGCTTTCTGAATTCTTAAAAATGTTTCTGGATCCCCTCCTTTATCTGGATGATTACTATATGCTAGTTTTATATATTTCTTTTTCAGTGTGGTTACATCATACGATCGAGGGATTTCAAATATTTTAAGGGCTTTATCAAAGTCATCACTTTTATCTGGTAGGACATTGTTAGTTTGATCATCCATAAACATGTTGGGATGATGGTTATGCTGAGGTTGTTGCTGAGGTTGCTGAGGTTGTTGCTGAGGTTGTTGAGGTTGTTGCTGATATTGTTGTTGTAACATATTGATTTGTTGTTGTTGAGCCATTATTATCCGTTTCTGTTCTTCTATAAATTTACTATTTTCACTACTTGCATCAGTAAATCCACTTTCTGTGTTTCCCATAATATAAAGTATAATATAATTTATTTATTTATCTAACTTATTTATATAAATGGTAGTGTGTTTACCGTGTGGTCTCCCGGCGCTTATATCCACAGGTACCGCTGGGTTAGCAACGATGGGTGTAATAAAAACATCAAAGAAGAAAAAAAGAAGAGTCAAGAAAAGAACTAATAGAAAATTTAAGAAGGGGTCTAAGAAGAGGTCTAAGAAAAGAACTAATAGAAAATTTAAGAAGAGGTCTAAGAAGAGGTCTAAGAAGAGGTAATTTTACTTTCTATCTTCGGGTTTAACATACTCCATACCTATAAACTTAAAGATATCTTTTTCTGTTTTAAATTCATGATCAATTACAGTTTTCTTTTTTGTAGAGGGGTCTACTTCTTTAATACTATACTCATTGATGGTTTTTCCATTCTCTTCGAGACCTTTCCTTACCATTTTATTAAAGTTATCAGAGCCAGTGAAGTAGAATATCGCGAACGGATATTCCGAAGGTGTTGTATACATGATATCTATCCTACGAGGGACTCCTTTTACTCCAATCTTGCTAACACCATTATATTTCTTGTTTCCATGTGCGAGGGTGTCTATTAGGTATGTCCTTTTGTTAAGTTCTTTAATAAAGTCATTGTATGTCGCCTTTTTTGAAGAAGTGATTAGAACATCAATATCTCCACTTTCTGATTTACCTCTCCTGTATGACCCTGCAATTGTTAGTTGGGCTGTATCATCTACCTCTTTAAGGATTTTAATTAAGACCTTTTCGTGCTTCTTAATTTCTTCACGTGGGATCGGTTGAAGAAATGATTCATAATATTTAAGACCAAGTTTCTGAACATCATTCAGATTATCATCCATAACTTGCCGAAGTTGTTCAATCGTTGTAATTCCATCATCTACGAGGAGTTTTGCTTTCTTAGGGCCAACACCATGGATATTCATGAATGTGGCCCTGGGGTCATCCACGCCTTTTAGCTTCTCAAATTGAGGACAAGTTCCTGTTTTTATGATAGCATCAATCTTTTCGCAGATACTGTCCCCTATTCCTCGAACACCCTTCATTTTAGCCTTTGTGATTTCTGAGTCATCGTTTACACTCTTTAGATAGTTGATCGCCTTGATGTAAGAGGCTGATTTGAAACCATTACCATTCACCTTTTCATTGTTTGCTATCACTTTGAAGATTGAAATAATTAGATCGCGTTTATCTGTACTTGATTCTACTGAATCTTTTATGACAACATCGTCCCTTTTCCTGAGGTATCTCGCGAAGCGTGGTTTTCCATTCTTTTCTGTTTTCCCCGAGTGTTCATATGTGATAACCGTTCCTGGGGGATGTGTTTCCAAATAGTCATTCCTGATTTCATCATCCATACCCGAAAGATAGAATTCATGTGATTCTTCTGTATCAATCACTTGATATTTTCCCATATTTATAAGAGGCCTACATAGGAATCCTCCAAGGAGACCTTCATATTTCCCCTTACCCTCTTTATAGTCAAGAATAATACACTCTTCATCAAATGCTGGTTTAACCTTTAACATGGCATCGGCCCTCTTGTCTACATAGAGGGAATCTGGTCTCTTTATCATGATCCCCTCCCCACCCTTCTGAAGGACGGATTGATATACTTTTTCAAGGTGATCCTCTGATTCTACTACGGTTTGTTCTGCGAAGATAAGAGGGCATTCCACTGTGTTGAATGGTTCTGGCAAGGTTTCCATTTTCTTTAGCCATTGTTGTTTCTTTGAGTTAACAATTCTTTTTAGTTGCTTCAGTCTCTCCGAGAATGGTTTATCGCTATCTGGTATATCGTACACTACAAACTTAACATCTTTCCATTCATTTGGATCGGTTACTTTTTTCCTCACAACACCCATCCCTTGAAAGTTTTCTCTCCCGATCCACAATTCACCATCGAGATTTTTCTCAGGCATACATAATTTAAACCAATCGGGTGGATCAGAAAACTTCTTACCATTTCTTGAAATGAACACCCATTCACCGTCTAATTGAACCCATTGAGCTCTGTATCCGTCAAACTTCTCGGACATAATCCACCCTACAGGAGGTGGCATTGATTTGTTCACTTTTGAAGGGGGATCCCCTTTAATGAAGAGTTTCGCTAACATGAAGGGAAATAATGACATCTTTTATTCTTTATCTGTTGTATTCTCTATTTGTTGTATCTTTATCTGCTGTATTCTTTACGGGTCAATTCTTTAGATTATTTCAAATTTGAATTTATTTAAAAGATAAGCTTAAAAAACTAGTAAAGATACAAAGAACTAAAATGGTTTGTTCACATTGCGGCGTGCACGGACATAACTATGTGAAGTGTCCACAACTCACACAAGAACAGATAAAGGGGATTAAAGAAGAAAAAAAGAAAAAAAAAGAGGAGGTCGCGGCGAGGAGGAGGCAAAGGGAAGAACGGGCCCGAGTCGTGGCCGAGCAGAAGGCAGAGAAAGAGAAAAATAAATTGAGAGAATATAGCATCTTCAATAATAATGATTATGAAATTGTCCTTTATTGGGGTCATTCAAATTGCGAAACCGGTAATCTGAAACAGTTTCTTTATGTCCCCCCCCATTCAAATTCCCCATTCAATGCATCCAGGTTCCATCGTATTGTAGCGTTCCCCCTATTGGAAGTTATTGGGGAAGATAACTTTACAGCAAAAAAAGAGGTCATCCTTAAACAGGGTGATACTGAGGATGATACAGTGAGAGTGTTGGATGTTAATCTTAAAGATTATCCAGAACTAGCTTTCCAAGTTCAAGTTAAATATGAAAAGAAGAAGACAGAGGTTGAACAGTGGAAGGAATTTGGATTGAAATCACATTTCCTTCTGAAACAAATTGAGAATCTATCATCTTCTGGTAAAAAAGATGAAGAAGGATACACGGTATTCCATGAAAAATATGAGAATATCATTCCATTCCTTGAGATGATAGAAGGTATTAAGGTACCAACCACATGTTCAGATGTAGATAAAGAAAGGGCTGGAATCCCATCTAAATTAACGAATGTAACATAGTATTTAGGGATAATAAATATATATATTAATAATAATAATAATAATGAAAAAGATAATTCTGTATTCTTTAATTTTTTATGGACTTGGACATTACTTATGTATGAGTAGACATATTACAGATATATATAATAGATTATACAATATATCTCCAGATGATATAATTAAAGAAGTAGTAGAAGAAGAAGAAGAAGAAGAAGAAGAAGAAGAAGTAGAAGAAGAAGAAGATATTCCATCAAACAAAACTAGTACTATTAACGTATTACATGATTTAATAGATGAGATTAAAGGAAATAATCACAGCGAACTCTATATTGAAACAAACTATGATGTATTGAGTGAAATGTTACGAGATATGAAAGATATATCACTGAATGATATAGAAATAAAACTTAAAAAACAAAAAGAAATGAAAAGATTATTCCTTTCTTGGAAAAAATTAAAAAACATAAGAGATAATTCACCATATAATAAATATGGTTCCTATGAAAATCTTAAATTAGAATTAGAACTTGAAGACTCTAATAATGATTCAGACGATAGTATATCTAATTAATGATTAAAACATTTTTTCTGCCATTAAATCTACATTTGTACCCATTCCTTCAGATGGATGTCTATCTGAATTAAACGGCTTCTTCCTTACTTCAAACTTATTATTATCATGTATAATAAGTATTTGAACTTGTCTATACTTATCTTCACCGCAGTCTTGGTGTTCCCCAAATGCCCGCGACATACCTACATCTATTCTCCATAAACGATTATTATAAATGGAGTTAAGATATTTATTATCCATAAATTGTGGTGTATGTGCAATAACCATACCTTTTATAGGATTTAATAATCTATTCTTTTTATTAATCGTCTCCATGAGTTCATTAAATGATTTTTCTGTATTTTCTTCTTCTTCATCATCTCCATATATTCTACACCAGAATGGAGACATTTCATCATCATCTCTAAATATTTCATCAAAGATCATATCTTCGGTATCATTGCTATTTTTACACATCCATTTACTAACGACACTATTTATTTCATTAATCGTATATTTATTAGCAAGATCAATACTAACACCTCCGTGGACAAACAAGAAGCCTCCGATGGTTATTATTGATTTTTTTTTATTTGAATATAATTTAGCTATATTACCTCCTCTTTCAAATGCTTTTGTCCTATGATAATATCCCAATGGATAACCATCTTTTGTAAATTTTTGTGTCCGTTGATTTGCAGGAACAAATTCCATAAATTCTTTTGGCGATACATATCTAAAATCTTTATCAATATTCATTATTTCGTGGTTTCCTAATAATCCAAGGAATCTTCCTCCATATTTTTTTGCTTCATCATCAAGTCGTAATAGTAATTTAATAATAACCATATTATTACCTTCATCTTCATATACTTCATCATAATCTTTAATACAATTCTTATCCCAATCAGATGGCCTACATCTATCAATTTGATCACCTAATTGAATAACCCATGAATTCCCCCCAGACCAATGTATGTCATTAATATTATTAATATTTGATGTTTGGGGTATAACTTCAGCTAATTTAAGGGCTATTAATGTTACACGGAGGTCTCCATGAAGGTCTCCAATAGCGACTAATCTTTTAACGGGTGGATACATACCAATTAAATCATATTTTGGATTATGGGATTTAATCTCTTCTTTGACTTGATTTGTAGACTGTTGTTTAACAACTTGTTTATTATGGTCGTCAACTGATTCTTTTTTCTCAATTGTTGTAGTTGGAGCGGATAGTCTTCTTTGTCGTGTTGGTTTCGGTGGATTCCTTGTTTGCCCTGATGTACCATAGCTCATTTGATTTTTTTGAAGGTTTCCTGAAACGGACATCCTTCTATTAACAGATACTGATTTAAGATTTTTATTTTGACCGTAAACTTGTAGTTTTTTGTGAACCCATTGTTTTATTATCTTGAGTATATCTTTTCTTGTTAATTTTTTAATTTCTTCTATTTGAATTAATTCATATTTAATACAAACCTGAATTAACTCTTTATCTGAAAGTAGATTAAAATCAATTTCATTTAATTTCATATATTTAAATAAGGATAATTAAAAAACATGATTTAAACATAATAGTAGTTTATTTTTTTTTACTATGTGTTTTCTTTTTACTGCGTGTTTTCTTTTTACTGTGTGTTTTCTTTTTACTATGTAGATTATTGATTAATAGTTTATATTTATCATATGCTTCTTGACCATTTATTCTATCAGAACATAATGGTTCACACATTTCTTGAAATAAATTAAAAAACTTTGTAGCTGTTTTACTTTTATGAATTATATTTATATCAATAGAAGATCTATTTAATAATAATGGTATTAATGAACCTAAACTATATACATCAATTTTCCTTATCATTTCTTCTTCATTAATTCCTTTTCTAAGTAAAGCTTTCATAACCTTATGGACTGTTAGGATAGGTACTTTATTAAAGAATCTCATTAAATCATGGTAATGGTTATAATTTCCTCTTTTTTTAATATTACCAAGGATAAACCTTAATTTAAAAATATTTGAATCAAAAAAGATATATTCTATAGGGTAAAAAATGTATATTCTTCCTGTGGAGCTTTCCTGAGATGATCTATTTCTAAATGCTTTTTTATTATCTTTATGATTTGCTAGACCAAAGTCTATATATTTAAATTTTCCATTATGGAGTACAATATTATTATATTTTATATCATTGTGTACAATATTATGGAGATACATTTCTTTTAAACCTAAAAAGAGTGGTTCCATCATTTTCATTAATTCTATAAATTCAGTTTCAAAAGCAGTAGATGTATTAATAGTATTCATTTTTATAGAGAAGTATTCATTTAATGTTTTTCCACCAGATATTCCTGTTAACATTTTGCTGTTGAAACTATTGAATATTTTTCCAATATGGTTAAAATTCTTATTCCTTGTATTATCTTGAATGCATTCATCAATTCCTTTTTTATCATACTTTTCTAACGTGGAATATTCTGGAGCTTCACAGAAGGTATCAAATACAATTGCCCATTTTTGATAATCATGAATATTTATAATAAGATCTGTTTGTTTTTTTTCATCTTCTAACATTTTTTTAGAATCTTCATCATAGACTATTTTAGATACTCTTTTATTTGATGGTTTTTTATTTATATCACACGGAATACTTGGTTTAATAACGCAAGAATTGGAACCCCTTGCTATTAATTTACCTCCATCTATCATTATTAATATATAGTAATATATTAATATAATGGTTGATGAAATAATAACATTATCCCAAAAATCTAAGTACTATGAAGATTTATACGATATATTTTGGAAAATATCTGAGAGAAATAAGATAAGTGATAAACATTATAAAAATATATCTATTGGATTATTTAATACACCGTGTGGTGGCTTTGGTGACATTATTGTATGTAAAACATTCTATGATTATTTAAAAGAATGGTATCCTACAGCTAAAATATCTATATGTACTACAGCCCCTCAGAAATACAAAGATTTAGGTATAGATGGTAATATTTATAAATTAACTGGTAAAGATGGTAGTGACCATGAAGAATGTGTTGAATATGATAAACTTGTATTAAAAAAGAAGGTTAAGTTTGATATAATGGTGGCGATACCTATTATTAATAAGACATTTGATATAAAGAAGTTTAAGAAACTAATTAGTTATGCAAATGTGTTCAATACATTTTCTGTAAGTGAATACAACGGGGAATATCCACCATATACCTTTCCAATCGGTGTTGGAGAAGATAACTTAGGTATATTATTTAATAATTTTAAATGGAAGCAACAGAATATAATAAAGAAACCATATGCTCTAGTTTATATACAACCTTCACCACAGTGGGGAATACATTCTAAATATTGTTTCCTTTCATATTTAGAAATGATATGTAGAAAGTATAGATCTAAACATTCATTTTTTCAGGTAATTATACCAGATTGGATTGAAGAAGAAATATATACAAACCCTAATTTTAAGAGTCAGACTCTTAAAATATGTAAAGAGAAATATGATAATATTTCTATTATTGGGAAAGAACATAAAACTATATTAAAAGGAGATGATAAAAAAAGATCTTCTATTGTTTTTAGAGCTGATATACTCCCTCAAAAAAGGGAATTATTTATTTCATTAATGAAAGATAGTGTGAATGATATATTAGTTACAGGAGATCAAAGTTTATCTGATATAATATCATGTTGTAATTATAAGAATGTATGGTATCAGATAGCCCCATGGAAAGAAGGACTAGCTTATAATTTAAGTAAGTATCTTCCAAATAAGAACTACTCTACATTTAAGACTTCTTGTGGAACTATCAAATCAATAAATACTAAAATAGAATGGAAGAATTTTATGAAGGATTATGATTTTAGAATAAATGGAAAAAAGAGGTTTGATTCTATTCTTATTTCACATCACAAAATGAAAGAGGATAAGACATTGAAAAATTTATTATATATAATTGAACATTCCCGTTATTTAGAAACGGCACAAAAGAAAATAAATAAATTATAATATATAGTATATAATGGCTAATTTAAACTCTGTTTTTAGAACAAATATGACAGTATTTGATAGGACTACAACTGATTTCCAAACATGTATTTTTGATAAGCTAACTTTACTTGATAATTCTACACCCGAAGAATTAATTGAACACGAGAGACTAATTACTACTATAGGTGAAATGGAAAATATTTATGAATTAGGTAAAAGTAATCGGTCTCAAGAGTTAATTTATATTGAGAAATTAATTCTTAAATTTATAGTTACAAGTGTATCTGAATATACAACATGTATTGATTCCCTTGATTTTGATGATATTATAGATAATTTGTGTGCCCAAGGAATTTCAAATAACCCTATTGATTTATTGAGAGAACTATTAAGGTTAAATTCATCTGAACCTAATAATTATACTAAGCAAGAGATTAATACTGTATCAAATAAGCTTCTAAAATATGTTCCAGATGTTATTAATAAGATTATTGAAATATCTGAAACATATGAAAAAGATAAATGTTCAAATAATATATCTAATCAAACAATAATATTAAAAAAGATGTATGGGAGTCTAATTAATTCTCAAAAAGAAACTAATTTTGATTTAACTGGGTTTGGTATTGAGGAATTTTTCAATAGTTTTAATGATAGTATAATTACTAAAAGTATTATGTTACTATTCTTAGCATATATACTTGGTAAAATAATAGGATTATTTAATGTCCACTATAATGTTAAACAATAGTTATATCCTTTCTTTTTAAAATATTCAATATTAATCTTGTTTATATCTTTAATTTTCAAGTAATTATTTATAACAAAATAATTATATTGAGTTGCATTTTCAGAGTTTATCATAATGAGGCCATTTTTTCTAAACATTTTTTTTAGATTCATATATAGTATACTATATAATTATGATTTTAAATATTTAAACATATACCATAATAATATAGTATACTATATTTCATACACTTCAGTAAATGGCTGAACAAAAATATGTTACACAGCAAACTATTGATAAGCAAAAGTATTCTGTATTTTTGAGAGATTTATCAAAAGATCTCAATTTGAACCTTAAACATATGGTTGAAGATATTATTATTGATAAAGAAATACAAAAAAAGAAGGAAAAGAAGAATCACCATAAAGGGAAAAAGGTTATTAAGAAAAAAGATCTAATTATTCAAGAACAAAATGAAAAAAAGAGGAAAAATAATATTCAGGAGGATTATAAGAGGGCTGAATATTTAATTGATAACCTTGATTATAATGATCCTTTTAAACTTTTACATTCAATTAAGACAAACGAGGGAATCATAAACTATAAATTCTTGCTATTGAATAAATATTGGAAAAAGAAGAAGAAGAATATGAAATATATTATCCTTCTATATAATGATTTAAAAGATGAAGAAACAAAGGATAATAAAAAATTAATAGATGAAATCAAGAGTGTATTAGATGAAACCGAGTATAAATTATTTATGATGAAAAAAATGGGAGATATGCTTCCTCCTTTGAATAATTGGAATAAGGAAATTAAAGATTTTGATAAATGGCAAAAAGATACGATTAACTTTATTAATAAGAAAGAAAGTGTAATAGTTAAAGCCCCGACATCTTCTGGAAAATCATTTATAGCGATGGTTGCTGGAATTTTGCATAAAAAGATTTTATATGTTTGTCCCGCAAAGCCTGTAGCTTATCAGGTTGGTTCACATTTTATTCATATGGGTTACAAAGTCCATTTTCTATTGGATAATATTTCAAACTTTTCATATAGTTCAGATACAAATATATTTATTGGAACTCCCCGTGAAATAGAAAATAATTTTAATAAAATCGGATTTGAGTTTGACTATACTGTATTTGATGAAATCCATAATTTAAACCGTAAAGAAGATGGAGATATTTATGAAAATATTATTAAGTCAATGAAATGTAATTTTTTAGCACTATCTGCGACTATCAAGAACATTGATTTCTTAAAAGATGTATTCTCGAAGATATATCCTAATCATAAAATAAACTATATTGAATACAATAAAAGGTTTATAAATCACCAGAGATGGTTGTGGAAGAATAATAAATTGATAAAGCTTCATCCTCTAGCATTATATAATGATATTAACGATGATTATAGAGATAGTATTTTATCTTATACTCCAAATGATTGTGCGGTTATTTGGGATAAGGTTTATGATACATTTGAAGAAATTGATGAAGAGAATGATATGTTAGATGGGTGTTCTCCAGATGAATATTTTGAAGATAATTGTATTTTGACACTAGATAATTGTAAAGAGTATGAATTATTTATAAAATCTAAGATGATAGAATGGTCAAAGAATTATCCAGAAAAAATACAATCTATCTTTGATAGTTTTACGGTTAGTAAGTCAAATGATAGATCCATTAGTAATGATAATGATATAATTAAATTCATTCAAAATGTTAAGAAAAACGATATGTTTCCAATGATAATGTTCCATAAAGATGAAAATGTATGTAGATGTTTATTTAATGATATTTTTGAGTATTTAAATAAAAAAGAATTAGAAGAATATCCATATCATTATGATATTCTTGAAAAGAAGAATGAATTATATGAGAAATATTTAGATAGCCGAGAGAAGTATCAATCTAATATTAAGGTAGGGTCAAAGACAAATGATGCTCAATACGAAATACGGGAAAAAATGCATTTATTTGAAAAGAAAGAAAAAAATACATATATTACTTCAATTATTAATTATTATGAGTCAAAATTAAATGATATCTCTAAACTAGATAATGAAAGCCTTAAAAAGATTCAGACATCAAATATTAAGAAAGAAATGAATGAATTTATAGAATATCCTGATTTTTGTACTCAAGATATATTTAAGAAACATCCCGATTTCATTTTTACTAATTCTAATGAACCTATGTCTGCTGATACTATAAGGGAAGTACGGCGCGAGATAAAGAAGACACTTGGTATAAAGATTCCATATGAAAGTCCATTATTTCAGATGTTAAAGAGAGGTATTGGTCTATATATTGAGAATGCTCCAGATGAATATAATTGGATACTACAGAAGCTATTGTCTAAAAAAGAAATTGGAATAGTTATTTCTGGTGAGATTTTGTGTTTGGGGATTGATCTACCCGTTAGGACATCCTGTTTCTTAGGTATAGATAATAATACATTTACTAATGAAGACTACCTTCAAATGTCTGGGAGGGCTGGTAGAAGAGGGAAAGATACACGTGGTAATATCATCTTTTATGGTGATATAGATTATGTAAATCTAATAAGGAGTCAGCAACCCGAAGTGATAGGAAATACAAATCCTATATATAATTATTACAATGTATTATCAAAATACCGTGGAGACAATAGAATATTTAATAATATGGTTAATAAAGATAGATACCATATTCAATTTGATATAATCGAGGGTACAAAAGAAAATGAAAAGGTTATATGGTATCTTAGAGAATTCTGTAATACAAATAAGTTTGTAAGTGGATTATATGATATGGAAGTGTCATTATATAATCTACCTGATAATGATAAATCAATTTATTTGATTCATAAGATTAAAGAATTCCTTAATGATAGAGAAGATACTATTTTAGAGTGTTATAAATTTAAAAAACTGGAAGACTATAATAAAATCAAGTTAATCAAAAAATATCTATATATTTTGATGGGTTTATGTAATACCCTAAGAAAGGATAAGTATATGTTTTTAATAAAAACAAGTAATACAGTATTTGATGAATTAAATAGAATCATCTTTAATTTGATCATCTAGGAGTATCACAATCATTACATAAGCAATTTCCATTATCGTATGTCTTCTTTACACAATTATAACAGTAACTCGCAGTATGTCCGTTATAAGTACAGTCTTCTCCTACACATTTCCCGGCTATTTTGCAATGGAAGAATTGATTACATCCATTACAATGTGTTTTTAACTCATTTGAGCCAAGGTTAAAGGGTGTCTTACATCCTCCACAGTACATAACTTCTCTATTAAATTTATTTAGTTCTTCTACAGTCATATCCATTCTTCTTTCTTTTGCTTTGGGGATTTCAATACATGTTTCTGTATCTTTCTCTGGAACTACTGTATTCTTTCTATACCTTGTTGCGCGTCTCGCTCTTTTCTTTCCACGATTCATACAGCACATCATTGTGGTGTTTAATCTTATATCATTTTTAATATTTGAGGATTAAACTAATCAAATTTAAAAAAAATATTATTTATATATATAAATGAATACAGGATCAAGAAGACAAGTTTGGAATGGAACAGCCAATAAAACGACGGGGGGATTAACTAAACAGGATCTTGTTTGGATTGATGGAAGAATTAAATCAAAACGTGCCCGTCGTTCTGCTAAGAGGAATCAAAATCTTAGAAAAGCTGGATGGGTCGCGAAGAAGGGTGAATTCGGAGCTGTAAGAATAGAAGACTTAAATGTTAAGAAGAAGGGTAAGGCTAAGACTCCAAAGAAAACTCCTTCAAAGAAGAAAAATAAACGTTAATTAATATTTAAAATCATATCAATACAATTTATATAGATAGATTAACAATGACAACTACATTTAATATAACAAAAGATGATAAATGTATGGAGTATGTTCTTGAACAAGACAAAACAATTATGGATTTAAAAGAATTAATTATTAAAAATTTTTCATTGAGTACAGAATATATTGATATTAATTTTATACTCGAGAGACCTATTCGATCTCTAGGGAAGTTTAATTTAGAGGCGGGTAATCTTCCAAGGACATTAGATATGTATCCATTAAATAGATTTGACTTAGAAGGCCGTACAATTAATGCAACATATA